ATAATAATAATAAATTATTAGAAGAATTAATTTGGTCAAATTACATCGGATATGTCATTATCATTATTTTCTTTCGACTCCAAATCTTCTTGTAGACCTAAATATTTGTTTAAATATCGGTATATTCGCGATACATCCAATTTTCCAACGTCATAGCTGTTTAATAGTTCATAAATTTGGTCTTCGCTATAATTATATTTATCTCTGAGTTGTAAAAAATATGAAAACATATCTTTTTGATCCATTGCGAGGTGCTGGCACAAACTTTGTATAAACAGCGAATTATTATATTCCGTGCTGTACTTTGTTAGTACTTTTGTAAAACGAATGTCGGCTAAATTGCACTTGTATTTTTTTTTGAATGGCTCGTATTCGTGGTATATTTTATTATTGTAAAAGGTTTTAATGAGAGAACTCATTTCATTAAACTGCCAAATCTGTTTTTGAAACGTGATGCGGTCAACATAGTCGGCAAAACACATGTTATTTAAAACCATTTTATAAAAATGAATAGAATCCATTTTTTTATATTTGGAGATTACATCGATGATATTTTCATGCCATAACAATCCAACCGTTGTCCTATCCGTTTCATTTAATAATGTATTGTGCTGGTAAAATGAATAATGCGAATCAAATAATTTTTTAGTAAGTTGTTTATTATCTTCATTGTATGTTTTCGGTTCAAATATCATCTTGATTACACTGGTATTTAAAATATTGTTGGGTTTACTACTTTCGTTTTCGCAAATTTGGGCTGACTTCTGCTGCTGCTGCTGCTGTTGCACATCTTGTTTGTAAATATTATAAATGGTTGTTAATTTTCTTAAATCGCCCTGTATAAAATCAATTATATTTTGAACCAACTGTTCGTCGAGCGTTGGCATTAGTTTTGTAATAATTTCCAACATTTGAGGTTTTGTCGGCGTTTTCAGTTCAAAAGTATGACAAACCTTGACCAATTCTTTTATTTTTTTATCCGTGTGATAATTCCCAATGCATATGATCGGGTTTATAGATGATTCTTCCGTTTTTTGTTTTTTTGTTTTTTTCGGTCGAATGAGTCGTATCAAATATGTGATGCCGCCCTTGTCGCCATTATTCATTCCATCAATTTCGTCCATAACAACTACGATTTTTTTAATTTTTTTTTCAAACATGGACACGATATTTCGATTTGACATGTTGTGTTTTGCAATGGTTTCAATAATTGATTTGTTTCGAATGTCGCCGGCATCATATGTAATTACATCGTAATTCAATTCTTTCAACATTGAAATTGCAAATTCAGTTTTTCCGGAACCCGGATTCCCGTAAATATAAAACCCCTTTTTTGTTTGTTCTTGTGAGTTTGTATTTTCGATCCCGTGAAGTATATTTTTTATTTTTTCAAATATATGTTCTCTATCCAATATTTTATTTAAATTTAATTCGTCCATAATAAATGATTTATATATATAATATTATTTATTATTATTATTGTGATATACTTGTGATATATTGTTATTCATTATATATTTATATAATTATTTCACATTTAATATTTATTTTTTTACTTTTTTTAATTATAATTCACACCATTTATATTTTATTTAAAAACTTTTTTTTAAAAATTGATTTTAAAAGTGGTATAAAGTTAAATGATAAATATCAAGTAACTATACTATACCTATACTGTGAAATCGTTGTGTGAAGTAAGTTACTTGAAATCAGAATTTGAATGTTAACAGGATCAACTGCCGCGATAGTAACCAGAAGAAAAATTATAATAAAGAAAAAAGATTCGACGATAAAAGGAGAAGCGCCATCATTATCGTTTCGCCTTCTTGATTTCAATATTTATGATGTGAAGGATGAAGTCACGACGACAGCTACAGCAAGTGACCAACAACAAGGGCAACAGCAGCAATCATATGAAACTGGGACTGGATCATCGTATTATAATAAAAAAATGGTCATTCAAATCTTTGGAATTAATGAAACGGGTCAAACGTGCGCTCTTTTCGTAGAAGACATGCAGCCGTTCTTTTATGTTTTGGTTCCTGATAATTGGAATGAGTATACCAAAAAAAATTTTGTGAATCATGTGGTGAAACAGCTTCGTTTTTCAGATGGAATGGTGATTAAAGAAAAATGTGCGCTCATAAAAAGGAAGAAATTGTACGGTTTTGATGGCGGAAAGCAGCACAATTTTGTAGTATTATATTTCAAAAATCTAGCAGTGATGAACAAGGTGAAAAATCTCTGGTATATTTCATCTGAAAACACGTTTGATTTGAATCCGGATGGCTACAATTATAATGGAACGCCATTAAAGATTTACGAATCCAACATTCCCCCGCTGTTGCGATTCTTTCACATGAATGAAATTAGCCCATCGGGATGGATCGAGTTTACAAAAAGCAGCGCCATAGAGGTTGAGATTTCTAAAAAAACAACCACGTGCATGTTTGAATATGTAATTAGCATGCAAGACATTCGATCCCAGCCCGCGAAAGAAACTCCAGTTCCGTATAAGATTTGCAGTTTTGATATTGAAGCAAGCAGCAGTCACGGCGATTTTCCGCTTGCCATTAAAACATATAAGAAACTCGCAGCAAATATGGTTGATGTTTGCACTTGCATTCAAAACGACGACGGCGTAGTTACACACGACACTGTGGAAAAAATAATGTATGCCGCATTTTTGAGTAAAATGTGCGATAATGAGTATATTGACGGAAATGTACAAAAAATATACACAAAACAACAAGTTTCAGAAAAACGACTAAAGGCGCTATTTTCAAAATTCATTTCAGAAAAAATAAAAAATCTGAGTGACGAAGCCGGTGGCGATAATAAAAGTCGTGTAAATTATGCGAATACAATTGAAGCCATGTTTGAAACCATTGGAAGAAAAAATGCAGCAGAATTTACAAATGCAAATGCAAAGAATGGCAACGATGGTAATGACGATGACAATGATGACAATGACGATGGTAATGATGACGATGATAATGATGATGGAGAAAATGAAGACAATGAAGACAATGGAATTTCAATGAATATTGTCGAAGAAGTTTCAACTACCAAAAGTTATGTGAATAAAACGGGTATACAACAAGCCGTTGATAAAGAGATTACAGTATTACATTTGCTACAGTCATCAGCAATGAGTCGAGAAATGAAAATCACACATTTGAATACCGCGCTTTCGAGCGTGTTTCCAGAAGTGGAAGGAGATAAAGTCACATTTATCGGGTCCACATTTTTAAAAATGGGTGAAGAGCGTCCGTATTTAAATCACTGCTTGACTGTTGACACGTGTGATGACGTTTCTAATTCTGAAATCCAAGTGTGTGATTCTGAGCGCGACATGTTACTAGAATGGACGCAGCTTATACAGCGCGAAGACCCCGATATTATTATTGGGTACAACATTTTTGGGTTTGATTATAATTTCATGTTTCATCGCGCGCTAGAAAATGACTGCGCCGAAGAGTTCTTAAAGCTGTCGAGAAACAAGAATCATGTTTGCGGACAAGTGGATCCGGCCACACATAAACTCGAGATTGAAGAAAGCAGCATTGTGATTGCAAGCGGACAACACAATTTGCAGTATATTAAAATGATTGGACGGGTGCAAATTGACATGTACAATTATCTGCGCCGAGATTACAATATGACGTCTTATAAACTTGACTACGTTTCCGGATATTTTATAGGCGACGGCGTAAAGAACATTCAGCACGGTAAAAATGAGTCGGGCGACGAAATAACAATTGTTCAAACGGGAAATGTCATGGGGCTGGATGTTGGAAGCTATATTAATTTTGAGGAAACGAGCAATTCGACGGAATTGTACAAGGGCGGCGAAAAATTCAAGATTATTCGACTTGATCTTGAAAATAAAACATTTGAAATCGCAGGAACGGAGATGCCCAATATGGAAAAAAAAGTGCGCTGGGGACTTTCAAAGGACGATGTGACGCCGCAAGACATTTTCAGAATGACGAATGAAGGTCCGTCGCAGCGCGCAATCATCGCGAAATACTGTATTCAAGATTGCAACCTGGTTCATCATTTGATGCGCAAAATCGACGTGCTAACCGGATTTGTTGAAATGGCAAACATTTGCAGCGTACCCATCAGCTTTCTCGTGTTTCGGGGACAGGGCATTAAACTCACAAGCTTTATTGCCAAAAAGTGTAGCGAAAAGAATACACTTATTCCGGTACTGGATCGAAGATTTGGCAATGAGAGTTATGATGGTGCGATAGTTCTGCCTCCGAAATGCAACTTGTATTTGGATAATCCGGTGGCATGCGTTGACTATTCGTCGCTGTATCCTTCATCGATGATTAGCGAGAATTTGTCACACGACAGCAAAGTATGGACGAAAGAGTATGATTTGAATGGGGTCATGGTGAGATCGACGGGCGAAATGAATAAGGTGGGCGAATTTGTGTACGATAATTTGCCGGGATATGAATACGTGGATGTGGAATATGACACGTATGTCTGGAAAAAGAATGCGAGGGGCAAGGCGATCAAAACGGTGGATGGGAAAAAGGTGTGTCGATTTGCGCAACCGCTAATGAGCGAAGACGGCAGCGCCTGCGAAAAAGCAATCATGCCTTCCATTTTAGAGGAACTGCTGGCTGCTAGGAGTGCCACGCGCAAACTGATTCCCAAGCAGACGGATGATTTTATGAAGAATGTATTGGATAAGCGACAGCTGGGTTACAAGGTGACGGCAAATTCGCTGTACGGTCAATGCGGAGCTAAAACGAGTTCATTTTATGAGATTGATGTTGCCGCATCGACGACTGCTACTGGACGGAAATTGTTGCTCTATGCCAAGCGTGTAGTGGAGGAAACGTACGGAAATGCCGAATGCCAAACCAGCAATTATGGTGTCGTAAATACGCGGGCGGAGCATGTATATGGGGACAGTGTGGCAGCATATACTCCAGTATACGTTCGGTTTTGTGGCGCTATCGATGTTTGTACGATAGAAGCGCTTGCAGAAAAATACGGAGTAAACGTAAACTCTAATAAATGGACATATTGCAAAGAAGACGGAAAACAAACCAAGCAGGTTTGCGAAATGATGTGTGGCGTGGAAACGTGGTCGGAAAAAGGGTGGACTCGTCTTCATCGCGTAATTCGACATGTTCTTGCCCCCCATAAAAAAATGATGCGGATTGTTACTCATACGGGAATTGTTGATGTTACCGATGATCATTCTTTGATTCTGGAAAATGGCGAAGAGATTTCGCCAAAAAATGTGGAAATTGGAACAAAATTATTACATCATGCGTTGCCGCAACCGACGTATACAAATACGATATCATCTATAACATCTGTAAGTGTTGAACAAGCTAGAATAATGGGATCATTGTTTGCTGCAGATCATGATGAAGAAAAAACTATACCATCGATTATTATTAATAATACGCAAGAAGTTAGAGAAAGTTTTTGGAATGGAATGTATGATGATGATGCCGACTTAAAAAATGGATATACTCGTGTTGACCAAAAAAATCAAATCAGTGCTGCATGTATATGTTTGTTGGCTCAAAGTATTGGATGGAAAACATCCTTGAACACGTACATACATTCAGACAAAATTGAGTTGACAATGACAACGCGCACTCACCACCACACAAATTCTATTAAGAAAATAATGACATTACCTCTTGAAGATAATCAATATGTTTACGATTTAACCACCGAGAATCATCATTTTGCAGCTGGAATTGGAAACATGATTGTTCATAACACGGACTCTGTATTCTTCACATTCAACTTGTCAAATAAAGACGGAACGCCAATTCGCGGCAAACAGGCGCTTGAAATCACGATTGAGCTTGCGCAACAGGTTGGCGAACTGGCATCGTCGTTTCTAAAAGCGCCGCACTCGCTGGTGTATGAAAAATCGATCATGCCGTTTTGTTTGCTACGGAAAAAAGGGTACGTGGGAATCTATTATGAGACCAATGCAAACAAGGGATCGAGGAAAAGCATGGGAATCGTCTTGAAACGCCGCGACAATGCGCCAATTGTAAAAGACGTCTATGGCGGAATTATAGATATTTTAATGAAAGAGCAAGACACAGGACGCGCCATTTCATTCTTGAAAAATTATCTGCAGGATTTGATTGATGAGAAAATCCCTTTGGAAAAATTGGTAATTACAAAATCGCTTAACTCAAATTATAAAAACCCGCAGCAAATTGCGCACAAGGTGCTAGCGGACCGAATGGGACAGCGCGATTCCGGAAATAAACCGAGCGTTGGAGACCGCGTTCCATTTGTGTATATAAATAATCCGGATAAAAAGGCGCTACAAGGCGATCGCATTGAACATCCAACGTATATGAAACAGAATGGAATACGGCCAAATTACGCATTTTATATAACGAATCAAATTATGAAACCGGTTCAACAGTTGTTTGCACTAGTGTTGGAAAGCATACCCGGTTTTAAACGCCGACAAGAAGCATTAAATGATAGAATTGAGCTTGAAACCAGTCGAATCGGCAGTGACAATCAAGAAGCGCTACAAAAAAAAATAACAGAGTTGCGTCAAAAAGAAGTAAAAGCGCTACTTTTCGACGAGTTTCTAATTCAGGCGAACAATGCGACAAATAAAAATAAAAGCATCAAGGACTTTTTCAAAAAAGCGTAGTGGCATAAGACAGTAGTTTCGAAATACAATATAGGGAAATTGAGACAACTGATATTCTTGCAATATATAAATTTTTTTTATTTATGGGACGTTTATTATTATCGTGAACGACAATACTTGGGTCAATTTTTCCGAATGCATTTTCTATTTTATGTTCGGTTGTATAAATCATATTAAAAAAAGTTTTCCATTCCGAGTTAATGTATTGGTACCACGCTTCCATTGATTCGTACTTTTCATAATCTTGATCATAAACTTTACTATAATAAACAAACGCATTCAGATTTTTTACGGCTATCATTTTTTTCTCGTTGAATATATCATCTTTACCATGTGTAATAACAAACTGAATCGGCGAATTTGTTTTATAAGAATAATAAATGCTGCCTTTTTTTAAATCGCAAGCATAATCGTATCCGTGACGACGCGTTCCTTCCGGGTAAATGATAATATTGCGATTGCTGTCTTGAATGCGTTTCAACATTTTTTCAAATGCGGTTATATCAGTTTTCCCTTGCCGTCTGACAAAATATTCAACATATCTTGACATTAATTTTAAAATAATACTGCCTGGAAGAGCAATAGCAATCATATAGCGACCAATGAAAGATGCAGTATTATACACAACTATTGAGTCAATAGTAAAATCGCTAAAAGTCCTATGGTTTGCTAAATAAATAATTTTTTTTTTATTAGAAACTACATTAGGTGTCATTCTATACAGTGACGTCGTTCCAAATAATTTATAGATGTTATAATTCCATTTTTGTAAAAATTCAATTTCGCTCTTTATTGAGAAATCAAATAGCAATTTTAATGGTGTAAAATTTGCAATAAAGTATATTTTTATAAAATTAAATTTCAATCTAAAAAAGTTTACTAATCGTTGCATTTTATTTTAATATATATTATATCATTATCACATTTATTTATATCATTATTACGTTTTTATTTAAATATTATTATTTAAAATGGTTTACAGTGATAAAACGAGCATAATAAACATCCAAACAATCCGCATAAATATGTTTTCACACAACCCGATGTTTCAAAAGTCGGCTTTACTTGATTATTTGCAGTTCCGTCATTGATTTCATGGCTGTCAAAATTAACATAATAATTGTTTGCATTTGCACACGAACTCATTGTGTGGTACGTAAATGGTCTTGTAACATCTTTTACAAATGTTGGAAACGATGTTGGGTTTGGCGCGGATTGCATATGTTGATCATATATTTGATTACTCATCATTGGAGTTTCCGATAATTTGTGATGATAAATCATACTGGTATCCGTATATAATGTTTTAAGATGGTAACAGTTTTCATTATGGTTATCATAATTGTCTTCATTCATGAATAAATAATTAGAATTAGTAAATTCCTTGAATTGCTTTAAGTGTATATAAATACACTATATTATTTAAATTTTAAATTTTTTTATTAATCATTCAATAAATTGAAAAAAACGAAAATTAACAAATTTTATAATAAAATCAGTCAACCTACTGAACTATAATCAGAATCATCATAATTATTTTCATTGTTTGGTTGTGCGCGATAGGGTTCTTCTTCATTATTATAAATCATATTTTCATCGCCATTCGTGTCGTCACCATCAACCTCGATGTCGATGTTTTGTCTACACATTGGACAAGTTGAATTGGCATCCAACCATCGAATCAAGCTGTATGGATTAAAATTGTGTTTGCAAATATTAATTTGCATGACACAGTCAATAAGATCAAATTGAAGTTGAGATATTGGACAGGCATCATTTAATGGATTTGTTATTGTGCAGTATGGAACAATTTTAGTTTGCTGCTGTATAATGTCATAATTTAAACCGCGTTGTTGCTGTTGTTGCTGTTGTTGCTGTTGTTGCTGTTGTTGCTGTTGTCGCGTATTTAATTCTCTATCAATAACTTGGGTGTAATAAACAATTGAATCATTTAATGATGACGTGTTCATAAAATTCAATAGATTTAAATTGTTTGTCCTTGAAGACAAGGAAGGTGGAGGTGGAGGCATGATTGGTGATAGCGACCGCGTCAAAGGTGGTGGAGTTTCTGGACGCGCGTATCCACGTGTTTGTCTGTGCGTATGCGTGGCTGGTTGTACTATAGTAGAAGAGATAGGAGGTGGTGAAGGTGGTGGTGATGATTCTGGTGATGGTAATATATTAGGCACTCTTCTTGGACCGAGTGCTATAGGCAAACGATATCTTACAAAGGTTGAAGAAAAAGGGGGTTCTGGTGCGACTCTTGAAGCCGGTATCTCAGCTTGTTGTCGCTCCTCTTGTTGTCGCTCCTCTTGTTGTCGCTCCTCTTGTTGTCGCTGCCGTTGAAATAAAGAAACGTGTCTTTGAATTGGTTGAGGTTGAGTTGAAGGTGTTGGCGGAGAATATAACCGTGTTGTTAAACGCACGGGAGTGGGTATTTGAAACGAAGTCGAATTTGCCGGTCTTGCGGGAGTTGCTGGAACTCGCGTTGTTCCCATTTGTGGTAGTTGATTTGGTGTTTCAAATGTCGATTCCAATCTTGTTCCCATTGTCGCTGTTGTCGCCGTTGTTCCCGTTGTCGCCGCCGTTCCCGTTGTTCCCGTTGTCGCCGCCGTTCCCGTTGTTCCCGTTGTCGCCGTTGTTCCCGATTCCGTTGTTGTAAAACTAAAATTTCTAAAATAACGATTATTCATATTTCTAACCAATCCATTTTCAAATGTAATATAACCGTTTAATATTTCTCTCGAAGTTGTGATGTAAGAGTTTACTAAATTTAGATAAACTGCATCTGATGCATCCAACGAGTTTTGATTACTCATTTTATTCAAATGTTATATACTTATTATATATATATTTATTATATTATTATTATTAATAATAAATTATATTCATTATCTTGTTAATTCAAACGTATTAATATTATGAATCATATTAAAGAATCGACGCAATTATTATATATTAGTAAAAATATTAGTAAAAAATAAAAAAACATGAGCACTCAATTAAAATCATCATCATCAAATGCAGCAACATTCGGCGCATATGAAAAATATAGAGACAAGGGGCTGACCGGTCTTGCAAATCTAGGAAATACCTGTTTTATTAATGCATTATTGCAAATAATTTCCCACACGTATGAGTTGGGTGACATATTGGATGGTGGCGAATACAAATTAAAATTGAACAAATGCATCGATTCTGAACTTTTGCTTTCATGGGATGAACTGCGGCTACTAATGTGGAGTGAAAATTGCACAATTTCTCCAGGAGGGTTTGTGCATGCAATTCGAAATATATCAAAACTGAAAAATAATAGCATGTTTGCCACAATGTCTCAGAATGATGTGCCGGAGTTTTTGACATTTCTTTTTGACGTTTTTCACAATGCTCTTAAAAGAAAGGTTTCTATGACGATTGATGGGCGTCCGAAAAATAAACGAGATAAGATGGCAAAAATGTGTTATGAAATGATAAAAAAAATGTATACTTCAAATTATTCCGAAATTTTTAAATTATTTTATGGCATTCAAGTTTCGACGCTTTCAACTTTATCTACAAGTCAAAAAGAAAAAGAAAAAGAAGAATATTTAAGCATTCGACCAGAACCGTTTATGATTATTAGCTTGCCCATTCCGAAAGAGAATTCGAACTCGAACTCAAATACTGTTACATTAATGGACTGTTTCGATTTAAATTGCGAGAGCGAATATTTAGAGGGGGAAAATGCGTGGTTCAACGAATCTTTAGGAAAAAAGCAAAATGTTCATAAACGCCTGGTTTATTGGAGCTTGCCGGAGGTTATGATTTTGGATATAAAACGATTCGAGTACAGTCCAGAATCTGATTCATATGTGAAAAATCAAACAGCAATAAGAATTCCGGTTGAAAATGTAGATTTTTCAAAATATGTGGAAGGATACAATAAAGAAAGTTACGTGTACGATCTTTACGGCATTTGCAATCATCACGGCGATGAAACGTTTGGACATTACACTTCAACAGTTAGAACTGCAAATTCAAAATGGTACAATTTCAATGACGCAAATCTTAAGGAAGTGGTATCTATTGGCAATGATGAAATTGTTGGAAATACGCCATACTGTTTATTTTATAGAAAAAGATCTTATTCTAAAAAATGAATAAAGAGTAAAAAATAAATAAATAGTAATAAAATAAATATCTAGGATGGATATTAATTATATATAATATTATATATAATTAAGATTAATATTGTATAAATATAATATAAATAAAAATGGATTTATCTTATAATTCTATTAGCGGAATCAATACTGATCCTACCGTATATTTAAAAGAAATAATAACCAAAAATGGAAAGCAAGATAGTCAATTCAATGCTGATACAAAGATATATTTGCTGGTTGCCCTCGTTGCCATTATTATTATATACGGAATACTTTTTGCAATTTTAGGAAGTGGTACAAGAAGTGATTCGAGTACGGGGGCTACCACCGGGTCATCGAGTGCCGGACTTAAATTTTTTGAGGTGTTGTTATGGTCCATTTTTATAGTTTTAATTTTATTAAACGGATTTCAATACTTTTTCAACGTGAATTTAACGACGCGATTTATAAATTTTTTTACAGAAAAACCGAAACTGGAGGTGACGATGGAAGTACCAGAAGACGAACCGGTGCAAGAATTGAAAATAAAGAAGGAAGTATTCAACATTCCTGACAATACATACACGTACGACGACGCGAAATCGGTTTGTGCGGCCTACGGCGCAACACTTGCGAGTTATGACGAAATTGAGTCGGCGTATCAGAACGGAGGCGAGTGGTGCAACTATGGATGGTCTGACAAACAAATGGCTCTTTTCCCAACGCAAAAAGAAACATGGGATAAATTGCAAAAAATCAAAGGACACGAGCACGATTGCGGGCGTCCGGGTATAAATGGGGGATTCATCGATAACAAGAATGTTAAATTCGGCGTGAATTGTTACGGATACAAGCCGCTGATTACAGCTGCAGAAACGGACAAAATGCAAAATGCGCCAATATATCCTCAGAACATGGAAGATATTGAACAACAAAAGCGCGTTGATTATTGGAAAAAGCGAATTCCGGAAATCATGCTTTCGCCGTTTAGCCACTCAAATTGGTCCATTATTTAGAATTATTTTTTTTAGAATTATTTTTTTTAGAATTATTTTTTTTAGAATTATTTATATCTTTTAGTAATATATAAATATATAAATAGAATAAAATATTTAAAACAAATGGTAAACGGAAACGAACAAATGGTAAACGGAAACGAACAAATGGTAAACGGAAACGAACAAATGATAAACACGCCTGGTAATCTTATTAATAAAACTTATAGAGTAACAAGCAACTACGCAACTCAATTATATAATTATGTGATGGAATGTATTCGAAATGCAACTGATTTAAATGAACCGATTGATATTAATACATTTTTAAACAGAATTAATAAACATAATGGTATGACGAAACTTAATTGGGCTATGGAATCACAAATTGCAAAGAATATTTTTGAACTTTATATGATTTCCACTAAACATGCAAAGGCCGGTAGATGGGAAAAAATTAAACCATTACATAATAATCATTTAAAATATGGTTTTCGTACTCTAATGGCAACCGGTATAATAACATTAGAAGAAATAAGTAAACAATCACCAGATGAACGATATCTAGGTTCAAAATATGGTATTAAAAGATACGCGTATGCGAGTGACATTATGAAATCTTTAGACAATATTTCCAAAGAGCATTTTCCAAAAAAAATAAATCATACAAAACATGCAACCATTCAATTTGAAAGAATGGCGCGATTGAGTGAAAAAGAAATAGAGAAACATAAAGTATGGTGTGACATATCAATCTCTAAAACAAAGATAACGGGCCAAAGTGAATCACATTTTATTATAGCGTTAAATTTTGATGACATGAGTGGTCGTTGTTATCCTGTTCATGTTGATGGTAAACATAATATATTTGTTTGTTAGAAATTTTATAGAAAAATGGTTAGTATAATTTATTTTTTTAGAATTATAAATTATATTTTAGTATATATATAATATAATTTATTATTAAAATATAAATAACAATGGTCATTGATAGATCTTCAATAAGAGTGTATTATGATATTATTTCTAAATATATAGAAAAGCAAAATGAGAAGAAAGAACCTATAAATATGAATATGCTACGAAGTTTATTAAAGAAATTATTAGATGAAAATGAGGAAAAGAAGGTTGTGGATTTTATTAGACCCGAATTCGAAATAATTATTGTTTCTAAAAGACAAGTCAGACCGATGGATGTTTTTTATTTGCATAGTAGATTATTGGAAACTGATGATATAATAAAAATAAAACCAGAAGTTTTTGATCCAACATTAGTAAAATTGAATAGCATATATCTGAAAAATATGAAGAATATAAAGGATAATTTTCTTAAAAGTGAACAGCGTTTGCCGGATAAATTGTACAATAGTACACATTTTACAGAGATTGAAAAACGCTTCTTCTATAAAAATTTAACACAAACAGACGCAGTTGTAAGTAAAATGGCATCCCGTGTGAAAATCGCGATGATGGGGAAAAACGGCAAAGAAAGTAATTATGTCGTAATGATGTCGATGATTGATCCATATATTAATACAGATATTCAAAACTGATCATGAAAGTGATCGAACGAACCATCACGTAATTTCCGGATTCGAATTTAATTTGTATATTTTTTATACATATTTTATAAATTAAAATATATAAACTAAAATTGATTTTAAGACATAATACCAATGAATGCAATACACCATCATACATACAAGTATTAAACAATGATTATAAAGGATCCAGAATCATTCCGACAAAATGTACGTAAAAAGTTGTCGGAAAAGGTAACCAATGACGAAGCAGGAAAAATTGGACTTAATCTGGAAAAGGGAATTTATAATCGAACGCTTGGGAAAGCGGATGAAATGAATATTGTAAAAAAATGGGACAATGCGTACTTTGTTCAGCTGTATGTTGACTGGTTAAAGTGCATCTTTATAAATCTTGAAAATGCCGATGTTTTGAGTATGATTGCATCTAAAAAAATAAAACCTCACGAACTGGCATTTATGACGCACCAAGATATGAATCCAAACATGTGGGCAAAAATCATTGAAGACAAGAAGAATCGTGACAAGAATAAATATGAATTGAAGATCGAGGCATCAACTGATTTGTTTACATGTCGCGCTTGCAAGTCAAACAAGTGCACATACACTCAATTACAAACGCGCTCGGCAGACGAGCCAATGACGACATTTGTCACGTGCCTTGAATGTGGAAAGAGGTGGAAGTGTTAATAAAAAAATGAATTTATTAAATAATTATGGTTTATACTGGTTTATACCATAATTATTTTTAGTATAACCGTAGTATAATTTTTAGTATAACCGTAGTATAATATAATAAGTATAAACTTGGATAAGTATAACCTGGATTGTAAAAATGATAAATACGAAAACGTTTTTTTATTCAACTTTACTCGTATCGGTTGCGGTTCAAATTATAACAGGTGTAATTGAAATCATAACGGGTTTGGTTATAAATGTAAGCCCTGAATATAAACTAATAAAACAATTGTTATATTTAGAAATAATAGTGCAATTTATAGAAGGTTTGTTTTATTTTTGGTTATTGTATAATATTAACACAGTTTTAAATGTAACCCCCAAACGATATATCGACTGGTCTATTACAACGCCAACCATGCTTATAACGCTAATATTTTATTTAACGTATTTGAAGTTCAGAGAGAACAACATGGACACAACAAAAATGAATTTTTACAATTTAGCAATTGAAAATAAAAAAACGATTTTAACGGTATTGGCTTTGAACTGGGCCATGTTATTTTTTGGATACTTGGGAGAAATGAAAATAATCCCAACGTTGGCTGGAGTCATTCTCGGATTTGTGCCATTTTTAATGTATTACTATATTATTTACGAAAAATACGCGGTTCATAGTAAAACAGGACTAAATATTTTTTGGTATTTTTTTATTTTTTGGTCACTATACGGCATTGTTGCAATATTACCGTATTATTTAAAAAATGCATTATATAATATATTGGATTTATTCGCAAAAAATTTCTTTGGAATATTTTTAAGTTATATTTTAGTATTTAAAAAATTTTAACAAAGTTTGTTTAATGCAAGTAAACAGCTATTATACATATTTTTTATCGGTTTTTTCTGGTAAAATAATAACGGTTCTTTTATAATATGTAAAAATTATAAAATGGCTAAAATCTAAATCAACAAATAATTTCAAGATCTTGTAATTTCCACAATTCTGAACCGCCATTCGGAATCGGTCTTCTAATGATAAATGGCAACTTCTTGTGTTCCAGTTCTAGCTGAGCAATAATATACCCATCAATAATGGTTGGATTGACATCAAGATAAGGTTTTGCTCCTTCATTTATTTGTTTTGTTCGTATTCCTATAATCCGCGTCTTCTCATACTTTGTCAAAAATGGCAATGTTTTGTGTAAAGGATCAACAATTCTTCCGCTTTCATCTCGAACAACTCGCGACAAAGTTTCGGTTTCTTCGTGATTGAATGATAAACATTCCGGATGAAAAGTTGCAATGTAATCTTGTTTGGTTTCGTCATCAAATTTATGAAGATCTTTATCGCCATCGTCATCGTCATCGTCATCGTCATCGTCGCCATCAGTGTCATCATTAGAATCATCATTGCCTTTTTCTTCTTTTTCTTTTTCTCCTTCTTCTTCCTCTTCTTTTTCTCCTTGTTGATAAAAGTCGTCATCGTCGCTAAAATCTAAACCTTCACTATCGCCACTCTCATTTAGTCCCGCTTTCTTTGAAATTCCTACTGAACCGGTGTCATCAGATCCCACATCATTTGTCGATGCCACAGATTCCGTTTCATCGTCACTGTCATTCACTGATGCAATATCACTTTTATCCATCGAACCGCGTTTATATGTATATATATGAAATATGGATTATATTTAATATATATATATATATATATTTCAATTTTATTTTTAATTTTATTTCTATTTTAATTTCATTTTATAAAAAAAATGTAATATAAATTATTTGATTATTGGATTTTTCGATTTTGTTGAAGTTGTTCAAGAGAAACCTGCCCAACCTTATCAGGAGTATAGTTATCTGGCGGAGTTTCTATTCTTCCGGCATTTGAATAATCTATCGTAGAATAATTATACATTTGTCGCATTCCACCATTCCCTTTTGCCAGCAGTTCGTCGCTGGTTTGATCCCAAAAACTGTACGTGTCTGATGCAACGCCGTGTCCCATAAAATCGCTCGTCAGTGAAAATGGCGCCGGCTCTCCATTGTTATTCGTTGCAACCTGTTTCATTTCATTTTCCACTGGAGTCAAATACTGCAAAATTTGGTCACCGTACAAGATTTGATTTCCTCGATTGAGTAGCAATAATGCGGGAACGCGATTTACTTGAGGGGGGAGTAATATTTTATCTCCATTTTCTAATATTAAATGCGTGACTCCATCTGGCGACTTCTCTCGTTTATCAATGCACAAAAAATGAATTTCCTTACTGCACGCACTTTTTGCAAGAACTTGCAGTAATTTTTTTGATTTTTCGCAAAAATTGCTGTAATAAATTATGCTACTCATTGTATATATTTAAAATAATTGCATTGATTTTAAGTTATTTTTATTCATAATTTTATTTATATTTTTTACATGAATTGCATTTTTATTATTAAATTATTAATTATTTTAATAATTTAATAATAAAAAAATTGATTTAATAATAGTAAGTATATAAAATTATTATAAAGCAAATTAATAGAAGTTTGTTTACTGACTAAGAAAAATATGAAGCCAATCATTGCAAATTACAATAATAACAAGGAAGAGCAATTTACATTTACATTGGAGAGCTGCGACGTGTCTATTGCGAATGCAATACGACGAATCATATTGTCTGATATTAACCAGTACGTGTTTAAAACATTTCCGCATGCAGAAAATAGGGCGAATTTTACCGTAAATACCACGCGACTTCACAATGAACTGTTGAAACAGCGACTTGGTTGCATTCCAATTCATCACCTGCACACGATCGACGGATTTCAGAATGAATATAAGAATTATGTCGTTGAAGTGGATATAAAAAATGACACGGACACGATACGCTATGTCACGACGGAAGATTTCAAGGTCAAAAAAGCAAAAAATATTGAAAAATCGGGTGGATATAATGACGATGATGACGTCGTATATGAATATTTGTCGGAATCTACCGTTCGGAAAATATTTCCTCCGGACGCCGTTTCAGGTCAATACATTGAATTTGCACGCTTGCTACCGAAACTGTCTTCGAATGCAACCGGCGGCGAGGCGCTCGCATTTACGTGCACGCTTGAAATTTCAAATGCTAAATTTGATGGCATGTATAATGTGGCGCACACGTGTGCGTATAATTGCACACCCGATGAAAAAGAGATTGAAAAGCAGTGGAAAGTGAAAGAAAAAGCGCTCCGCGAAGGTTTTGAATCGTCGTCGTCGTCATCCATTTCAGAACAGCTTGCACATGCAAAAAAAAATTGGGAGCTGCTTGATGCTCAGCGTATATTTATTCCTGATAGTTTTGATTTCGTAATTGAAACGGTTGGAGTTTATACAAATGTTCAGCTTGTCACAAAGGCGTGCGACATTATGATAAAAAAATGCGAAAAACTGCTTGCAGATATGGAACACTCGTCATCGACGTCGTCTTCAAGCATTGGAGTTAAAAATATAATTGAATTTGCGCATGAGTTGACAACGATGAAACACGCGTTTTGCATAAATTTGATTGGAGAAGATTACACGCTTGGAAAAGTGGTTGAATATTTAATATTTTCAAATTATTATAATAAGGCGGACGGGATTGTATCTTTTTGCGGATTTAAAAAACCGCATCCACATTCGCTGGATAGTTTTATCATTGTTGCATTTAAAGAGGCAACTGAACTTTCAAAAGTGCAAGAGCACGTATCAAAAGTTGTAACAGAATGCATTTCAATTTTCAAGTCGCTATTTGAGTCGTTTAATGATCTGAACTCTAAAAAGAAATAATAAAAAATAATAAAAAGAAATAATAAAATATTAATTAATTATTAAATATTCGGTGTTGTCTGTAATATTTTTTTCATAATATAATATTATTCATAATAAAAACATAAATTGAATTTTTATTTTTTATTATGAATATTGTACATTCGAATCGCAAAGAGCATCATGAAGAATTACAATACCAAGAACAGTGGAGATAACCACAGTCAGTCATCCTATGAAAAGAAGAAGTTTCGTGGACCCTTTTCATCCAACGTGATGGGTACGGCAATTGTCAATGCAATCACTGGAGTCAAGTACCCTTGGACTGTTGGCTCGTATGGTGAAAACTACTTGTGGAAGGTCATGCGTTGCACCGACGAAGAGCCCAAATTGTACTTTTACGACTCGCCAGAGCAGTACGAGGAATTCAGAAGGGTAAGAGTTGACACTGAGTCAAAGATTTTGTGGCATCGCCAGCAGCAACAAATCGGACATGCATCTCACTGAAATATATATGTCTGTAAATTGTGTGTTATTGTGTTATTGTGTTTTAAATAATAAAAAATGAATAAAAAGTAAAATAAAAAAAAACCATATTTTTTTATTTTTTTACATCTTGTTATAATTCATCAAATCAACTAATCAACGAATACTATTTATTCTATTCTTCAACCAATTCATCAAATTCGGCATCTTCTTCGTCATTTGGATAAATGATTTTACACCCGCTCCATCCACCTTTTGCGACCTTTTTAAACTTCTTGTCCATATATTCGTGCAACTCTTGAAATCGAGGAATATTTTTGTCATAATTGCTCGTGTACCATTCTTTAAATTCTAGATTCAATTCATCGCGTTTCACATTGTACGCTTTGCCGGTACTGTCATTGATTCCAGGAAGAACCTTGATCTTATCGCGAATAAATTCAGACAAGTAATCTTGGCTGTTCCTGTACTTGTTGCTGCTCAATCGGACCTTTTCGCAAATATTCACAGTTCCTCCCGTTCTATACGCTTTTTGCACAAGCATTGCCATAAATATGGGCGCCCATCCTTCCAACTTTTCATCCAGGTGTTTGTCGATTTTGAATTGATGCGGCATATCGGGATCATCGGTTTTAGGATTCTCACAGAATTTCGACTCAAAATCCACCTTGCAAATGCGCCTCCACGTGCCATCGTCGTTGCTCTTTACATCAAACATGACATTCGTGCAAACAACCAGTTTGAATTGCGGGACAAACGTCATCATCTCTTGGTACAGCGCGCGAGCTTGCACCGGATCACCGCCCGTAAGTTCCTTCAAAGGACCCTCGTTAATCCGATCTCCTTTTGACGGCTCATTCATCACCGCATATCTAACTCCCACAAGTTGCGCGATTTCAGAAGCCGTTCCTCCAATTTTATTCCGTTTTTCAGTGATTAGCGTGATTGGAACGGTCCCCTTGTATTTGCCAAAGCAGTGTGACATGAGTTCAACCAGTTTCGATTTTCCATTGCTTCCGCAACCATTGTAAATATTGAACGTTTGGTCGCGATTCACACCAATGAGACAGGATGCAAGATGCTCCCACATGTATTCGCGCAGCTCTTGAGACGGAAACAGCTGGGACATGAAGCTTAGAATTTCTCGTTCAGTGTGCGCATACTCTGAGCATCCGGTAGTGTACGATTCCAAAAAGTCGATTTCTGTGCATTTTGAAATGTAGTCGAATGGCTGTCCCGGTCGAAACACCTTTTCATTAAAATCGACGACGCCATTATTAAAACCCATAAGGTGTGTCTTTGAATCCAGGTTTTCAATAAAATCCTTATCGTAAAACATTTCACGAACTTCGCGCAATACATTATTCTTCACACTCGTGGTCTTCAGCTGGTTGCAAATTTCAGTCATGCGCTTGGAACGGTCTTGAATGCTTTTAAATTGCTCTGACGTGCTGTCGTGCTCGTTCAAGCTGTCCAACAGTTTCATGCTGCGCTCGGAATAAATACTGAGCATCTCGGTTGAAATGAGCCAACGAAGTGATGTTCCAGAATCGCACTCGGTCCATCGATGATCCTTGAATTCAAACCACGCATTGTGTTTAATGCTGACACACACGAAACGCCCCTTGAACAAGTGATATAAAACATTCGCCAAGTCGACATCTGACGCTTCATTGATTTTCGTTTTTCCAACATGCGTTACAAGCGTTTGGTCAATATAATAATCCACCGTTTCCTCGCGGATCCGCTTGTACTCAACCGGATTGTCTTGCTTCGACCAAAACATGATGGAGCGCCTTGAAAGTTCGCTCTTTCCAACTCTGAATTTCTGCCACTGTTTGAGTAACTCGGGAATCTTATAGTAATCAAACTTTTCGCTCTGCGCGCTAAACATAACCCATGTCAAAAACAGCTTCTCGCTCGTATTTTTCAAAGCCCAACCCACCTGAATCCATTTTTCATATGGTTCATAATGCTTTCTGGATAGTGACATTGTGAATTTGTGCGTTTCAACAACTTCATAGTCGCGCGGCTCCATTGAACCCAAAAGCGAACTTATGGCATATTCGAGCTGTTCCTTGTTTAAAATTGAGCTGTAATCAATCATGGGATTCGATGACGACACCATCACAATATTGACGCGTGTTGCCAATGCATTGGTGCTATTACTACTATTGTGTTGCGCAGCAGATCCCCTTTTTGTTTTAAACATTTCTTCAATTTGCGCTTTGCACGATTCAATCAATGGAAATGACGCGTGTCCGCGATACCGCGCCGTAAGCAATTTGAAATCCTTGTCGAATTTAAAATCGGTCACTTTTCTTTCAGTAAACCCCCATTCTGTCGACGAACTGTCTTGTTTCAACAGGAAATGATACTTTAACAGGTAAGCTTTGCATCCGGGTTTTCTTGAGTTGTAGAGCTGCCAGCCCGTTTTCCCGCTTGTTATCGAGTTGTCAACGACATCATCCCACGAATTCGTAATCGGTAGTTCAGCCCAAATGGTCGGCAATTCCAGCAAAATCTTACTTCGAAGAAACATTTGTTGCTTTCGCTCCATGTTAATTCCGATAATCATGTGAATGCCGTCCTTTGTCATTTCGCTCTTGCAATTCACGGTCTGTTTTTCGAAAATAAATACGGGTAGTTCTACATTTGCGCCAATTTCGAGCACCTTTTTTAAAGTATTCATGTAGAGCAGCACCATGTCAACCACGTGATCCTTTGTGTGTTTGCGCTCATCCACGCTGACATCATATTTAAAATCGAAATCAACAAGAAGCGGGCCAGCATCTTCATATTGAATTTCCGTCAAATACTCCTGTTTCCCGTCTACAAAAACATGATTATAATATTTCTTATAAAAATCCTCCAAATCCGAATCCGGAATCAAATATGCGCCCCCCTTGATTCCCAGTTCCACATCTTTCAATCGCGTGTGAGTGCATTTTTCACCCTGTTTTATATAAAGTGACGACAAATATGATGCGAAATTATATGTTCCAGTTCCATTCGCCTTCGCCATACTCATGGTTGGTTGTTAATACTATATAGTGAGATAAGTTTAATTCAATTTTTATTTAATAATTAATAAAATATAAAATTATTCATTTATCCCTAAAAATCCGACTTTCTGTTTTTAAAAAAATGAATATGCGATTTTTTGACAACATATAATATTATAAGAGAGATTTCAAGCGGATAATAATTAGAAATAGAAAATACGAATTATGAAAGACAGTGACTACAGTGATTTAATTGATTATTTACAAATACAATATAAATATTATACGTATATTATTATATTTATACGTATAATATATTTATTTAAATGTCGACTACATTACCAGTGCTGCCAGTGCTGCCATTACCAACGCTGAATGCAAAAATAAATATTAATAATAATAATAATAATAATGAAAATATTGTAGAAACTCCTCCGATTATAACTATTTCAAAAGATGCTATAAAGCGGCTATTAAAAGATATACAGCAAATTATAAAAACTCCCCTAGAAGAGCAGGGAATATATTATAAACATAGTGAAACAAATATATTAGAAGGATGGGCATTAATCATTGGTCCTCCCGATTCTCTCTATTGCAATGGTTATTATTTTTTTAAATTTGTGTTTCCTCCCGATTATCCGCATTCGCCGCCGGTTTTGCATTATTGCACGAATGATGGAAATACGCGGTTTCATCCGAATTTTTATAAGACGGGTAAAGTGTGCATTGATATTTTAAATACATGGCGCGGAGAGAAATGGAGCGGATGCCAAACCATTTCATCTGTTTTATTGACGCTAATTTCGATCATGGATAATGAACCCATACTGAATGAACCGGGTGTTACAAAGAGCAGTAAAGATTTTACGAATTATCACGCGTTGATAGAGTATCGAAATCTGTCATTTTCGATTTATGAGTTGATATCAAGCATGGAAAAATTGCAACAGATTGTTCCCATGAACAAAGAGTTTTGCGAGCATTTTTTTAAGATTATGCGAATGCATTATATTAAAAATAAAGATGCAATTTTGCAACGGTTGCAAACTAATCTTGAAAAAACATTACATGTGTGTTATGCGTATTCATCTCTCTATTTATTCGGATTTAAAATCGATTACAGACAATTGATTACACTTTTTAAGAATTTAACTATCGAATAGAATATTTTTATTAAAATAAATAAATTTTTATTTTATAAAAATTGAATTTAAACGTATTTTATTTATAATATATATTCAAGTCGCATTCGAATAAATTGCTGAAAGATGAAATTTTGCAGCGTGTGTAAAAATATGTATTATATCACAATGACGGACGCTCCTAGTGAAGGTGCTACCACTACTAAAATGCTTAGTCATAAATGCAGGAATTGTGGCAATGAAGAGAAAAATACAGATTCGACAATATGCGTATCCAAAACGTATTTTAAACAGACCGATGTCCGTGTCACGAATGTTGTGAATGAGTACACGCATTTGGACCCCACACTTCCGCGCATCAAATCGATGAAGTGTCCAAATGTAGAATGTGAAACAAATACGGCGCTTGATGCGCCATGCACCGTTTTATATATTAGATATGACGATACGAATTTGAAATTTGTATACATGTGTAGCACGTGCAAGCACACTTGGAATACGGAACAGTATAGTGGTGCATAATTAATAGCGGTGCGTCATCATCTTGATAATTTGTGTAATCTTTATTTTATATTTTATAATTATAATTTTATAATTTCGAAGTAGAAAAACGATAAAATCCATATTTTTTATATATTTCTTCGAACAATCCATTTAAAAAAATTTCATATTCTTCTTCTTTTTTTGCTTCTGCGTTTGCCTCTTCTATTTTTTTTAATTTTTCATTACTACTACTACTAAACATGATGTTATCTTTGTTTTATAATGTAAGTATATTATTTTTAATATACTTATTAATATACTATTAAATAATATTAAATATATTTTATTATTTATCAATAGATATAAATAATAAAGATAATATAAATATAAGATACATATAATAATAAATATAATAAAATGAATTCACAAGAAGGAAGCGGAAGCGAAAGTTATTCTAATTTTGATATTAACAAATCGGTAATTGTAAAGGGGTTTAACAATCATTTTGAGGAATTTATAGAGGATATTCAAAGTATTTTTCCAGAAGATGATGAAGTAAGAACTATGAAGAATCTATTATTTATGCTAAAAAAAACAAATCCAAAATTAGTTTTAGAATATTGGAATGCGTATATTAGCGTGCCGTATAAAACGCCTGTTGAAAATGGCGATATATCTTTTTTTATAAATAAAGATTATTCGGATTTGGACATTGTTATGACAGACAGCGTTTCAAGTTTTATAGAACGTTTGCGAGGTTATGTAAAAAATATGACGGAAGAAAATCAAAGCAAATCAATGAAATACATTCAAAATTTATGCAATTTGACGAAATTGTATTATTAATTATGTTTAAATTCAACTTTTAAGCCGTCTATAAGTTTTATATAAGTTTTTATAAAAAAACCCTGCTGTACATTTACTTGATCTGTATCAAATCCTTTTGTAAAACATATATAGTTTTTTACGGGCAAATGAGGATGGCCGTTTGGCAATATGGGATGACCTATTGTTGGCATCAAACCATATAATTTACTGTAAAGATTTGTTTCAGTTGAATGAATCCATCCATATTTAGTATGGCGCTTAATTGCCCTTTTTATTGATTTTATATTTTGAAATACTTGTGCTGAAACAGGTCTCTCGAAATTAATTACAATAGTGGGTTTACTTTGTTTTAGTATCACGCCCGCATTTCTTAATTTTGCAATCATTACATCTGCATCACCAAATTCAGAATGACAACTGCTGCAAGATGTTTCGGCATGCTCTTCTACATCATCAACCATAACACTTCCATTCTGAGAAAGTACCATCGTACGCGAGTCAATACTTACATCTACCTTTGATATTAACATCGATTTTAAGTTTTTAAAAGCTTGATCTCTATCAGCTGATAAATAATGTGTGTCATTAAAATATTTGCATGCATCCGCAAATTGTTGATCGCGCGACAATTGATGAACACTATCTAAGTGGCGTTTAAATTTAGAAAGATAATCTTCTAAATCAAAATCATCCATAATTCGAAATATTATAATATTAAATAATATAAAAAATAATTATAATAAACGAATAAATAAATTATTTATTTATTTAAAAAAACACCATTTAAATACTTACTTACAAGTAATTTATAAATAATCAAAAGAGTAATTATTTATAAAATATAAAATAGAATCATGTCATCAGCAAAAAAACAGATTCCAGAAGAATTTAAAAAAGTAATTTTTGAGTTTCTTTCCGATATTTCAAATACTTTTCCAGAGTACAAGAGCACGTTGAGTTTATTTTTGGATTCTAATGGGGTAAAACTTACGACTTCTGAATCGGAAACGGCAGAAATACAAAAGCAAAAGGTTGTCACTATTTTATACGAATATTGTTCGAAAGTGTATCCCGAGAGATTTTTTGATATTTTATACAAGAATGAAAAATTGTTTAATAAACAAGAATATAATGTAAATACGCATTTTTTGCCGAATATTGATTTTAGTGTCCTGTGGAATACGGAAGGCATTAGCGATGCAACGCGCGAAACCATTTGGAAATATTTGCAATTGATTCTAATGACAATTATAACAAATATTGATGACCGAAAATCGTTTGGAGATGCTGCAAACTTGTTCGAGGCGATTAATGAAGACGAGCTGCGCAGTAAATTGGAAGAGACCATTCAGCAAATGTACAATATGTTTGAACACAACACGAATGCTACACCACCTACCCCTAATACTACTCCTAATGCCGATCCCGCGTCTGATAATCCTGATACCAATGCAGATCCCGCATTTGATTTTTTTGATTGGGCAAAAAATATGGGTGCTAATAATGCTAATAATGCTAATGGGGAATCAAATGCAAACGCGGAATCGATTCACGACCACATCTCTCAAATTTTGAATGGTAAAATCGGAAAACTTGCAAAAGAGATTGCGGAAGAGACGGCAAAAGATGTAGATTTTGATATGAATGATTTTACTGGCGAAACCGCGAATGGAGAGAATGTAGATTTTAAAAACGTGTTTCAGAAAATGTTTAAAAATCCTGGAAAATTAATGTCGCTTGTAAAAAATGTGGGTTCAAAGCTGGATCAAAAATTCAAGTCAGGAGAAATAAAGGAAAGCGAATTAATGCAGGAAGCAAGCGACTTGTTGAGCAAAATGAAAAATATGCCGGGAATGGGTAATTTGACAGACATGTTGAATAAAATGGGCATGGGAGGCATGATGGGTGGAATGGGTGGTGGCAACAGTAAAGTGAATGTTGGAGCCATGCAAAGTAACTTGCAACGAAATATGAAAATGTCTAAAATGAAAGAGAGAATGCAACAAAAATTGCAAGAACAGCGGGCTGCTGCACAAGCTGCTGTTGCTGCTGCTGCCTCTGCCCAATCACAAGCTGCTCAAGTACCAGTTAAAAAACAATCTCAGGTTTTTAGTACGGGTGAAGTTGTAGAGAGAACGCCTGTAACTACTGGAACTGCTATTGCTACTGCTACTGCTGCTATTAGTGCAGTTCCAAATAAGAAAAAGAATAAAAATAAGTAAGAAATTAATAATAAAATAATGCAGATTAAGAAATATTAAGTATAAGTATTAATTTATATTAATAATTATATAATTATAATAATATTATATACAAGTATTATAATTATAAATATATTATAAATATTATAAATACAAAATATAAACAATAAAAACAATTAAATGACATCGTCTGCATCAAACACGAGCACAACATTGAAGACGGCATCGGATGTTTCATCTGTGAAAAACACAATGATGGATAATATAAATAATAATAATACTAATAATACTAATAATTTAGATGTGAGTAAATCAGATAAAAATGACTCTAGCAGAGGAACACCGGCACCCGATTTTTCAAACATCAATGCTCAAGCAGATCCAACGCCAATGCCATCAATAGAAAAACGTCTATCATCGACTCCATTTTGGATAAACGATCCGTACATACTTTTGAATAAAGATGAAATGACGGACATTTGGCCGATGCCATTGATGTCGATTGAACAAAAGCTGAATGCGATATCGAGAATTGTTATATTACTAAGTATTTTAGGATTTTTAATTACAAAAAATATAAATATAGTTTTTACGGGGCTCATTACTTTAGCTATATTTGTAATGATATATAAGTTGCAATATCAAAACAAACCAGATGACAATGTTAATAACGATACTTCAGATCAAAAAAAGAAAGAAGGATTTGTAAATTCCAAATTGTATAATGTTTTAAAGCCAAATTTAACGACGCCCACAATTAACAATCCCATGATGAATGTTTTGCTTCCGGAGATTTCATACAATCCAATGCGCGAACAAGCTGCGCCGGCATACAATCCTGCTGTTGAAAAAGAGATCAATCACTCTACCGAAGCAGCCGCTGTTATAGATTTTGAACCGAAAACTATATCAGAAGCCGAAAAAATACGAAAAAAATTATTTGCAGATTTAGGAGATAAATACGAATTTGACGATTCCATGAGAAGTTTTTATACAAATCCAAATACAACAATTCCAAATGACCAAGCCGGGTTTGCAGAATTTTGTTACGGTACCATGATTTCGTGTAAAGAGGGCAATGAATTTGCTTGCCAAAGATTTAATCCAGTTTTAGGCAGCGTTTTAAATTAACTATTTTTATTCATTTCATTACTATTTAAAATGAATGAAATTTTTTTATTCATTTTATTTAGGTTTAGAAATGTTTTTTTATATTATTATGTATATATACTATAAAAAGTTTTTATTATGGCAACTGTGAAAGATTATGTTTTTGATAAAATGGCGCGTATCGGAAACGATACATGCGGTCTGAGTCAGCGAAATGTTCAAAATCTCAATTCGGGTAACTACATGTTGGAGAATTTTTTTGCATCGGATTGCACAATGTCTAGACCCATTGAATTTGCAACCAGTCAGCCGGGCATTTTTTATGAAGGCGGACACCAGGTGGGCGCAGGCGGATGCAACATTGACGTGAATTCCCAACTGCTGAATGGAAGTGAAATGACGCATCCAAGGTGTAAGATTACCCTGAATGAAAGGCCGTTTATTACTGTGCCGTATCTCGGACGCGGCGAATGCAACCCGCTTCTGGAATCGAAGCTGATTCAGGGCGACGTCACAATTAATAAGCGGAGCGTGAACCTGCTTTCTGAACAGTGCTATTCCAACTATTTGAACTATCCGCTCATTCCGTCCATTGCATCTACTGTATCTAATCCGTCGAATTTGATTGAAGGTGTGGCGGCAGATGGCTGGGTTCGTGGAGGAATTCCGTCCCGTGAAATGTCGCGTGAAAAAGCATACGCAGCGTGCAATTATGGAAACAGTGGCCAATAAATACGATTCATTAATTAAACGTAAATTAGTAAATTAATGAATTAAAAAATAAAAATTGAAAATAAAAATATTATTTTTTAATATTATATTACATTATAAAATAAATAATATTAAAATTATAAAAATGAATCCAGAAGTTTTTCTGAGTTTGTCTCTCTATGCGCATCTTGCAAACATAATGTTTGTTGTTTTAGCATTATTTTTTCTTATTTCCAATTATTCCTATCTTGAAAAAATGACCCCTGAAAAAAAGATTTATGTCGTGCTTTTATTTTCAATCGCGGCGGGTGTTCACGGCTTGTCTCACATTGGTCTCGAGAGCGTTTACAATTATAATCCTATGGGATACGTTTTAAGAAGTTTGCACAGGTTGATGTAAAATGATATAAAATATTTTACAAAAATTAAATTTCATACGTATAACTTAAAACTTCCCAATCGTACTCTTTGAAATCGCCCTTGTGATATATATTCATGTTTGATTTTATAGCTATGTCCTCTATTTTTTTTAATCGAAATCTATCCACATCACATTTTAATGAACCATCTTTTATAGTAAATGTGATACAAAACATATCATCATCAACGTGCGAATCCTTTCTATTTATATCAATCAAATTGGACAACTGGCATTGAATACTATATTTCTTTGGATTACTGTTACCGTGACTATCGTGACTATCGTCGTTATTATCGTCATTATCGTCATTTCTATAATTAAATGGATTAATAATTTTATTTGTTTTTCGACAAGTATATTTTTCCAAAAATTTATATTTATCAAAATCTATTAATTTTATAAATGCACCCTTGTGAAATCGATATCTTTTTAGACATTTGGTATAAATATGTATAACAATGTCATCTGGCAATCTGTTAATTATGTTCATTCTATTTACAAGCGTAATGCAATTTATATTATATACTATATTAATAATTCATTTTAATTAATTATTTTATAAATTATTAATATTTATAAAATAATATATTTATTAATTTATATTCATAAACTGATATAAACAACTGTCAATATAATTATTAGCAATAAATATAGCTACGTTTTTATTATAAAAAAGTTAATAAAAATGACAAAGACAACATCAAGACAGTACACGCTGCAAGATTTCAATGATATTATATCCGCCGGATTTTCATATGATTTTAAAGACAGCAATGTAATTGAATTGATATCGTCACTTGCAAATAAAGTGGGGGCTCCCACCTATATAAAGACACCGGTTTTCCCAAAACGAGACAAGCCAATTATAGGCGGGTCAGTAGCAATAGTGGGACCAAATTTGTCACAAGATTTTTCAAATACTGCCACTGCCACAGGAAATCGTCGTCCTAGAAATAATAAACCGTCACAAATAACGGATGACGATTGGAATATGATTCGAACGTTTCAAAAAACGGAAATGAAAAAAACGGAAGGTATTGAAAAACGAATTGATACCGTTCGTTCGTTACTTAATAAATTGACCGATTCAACTTATAATGCGGTTGAAGCGGAAATATTGGCCGAAGTAAAAGACATCATTCATTCCGATGACGGCGGCATCGATGAAGAGAATATCACAAATATCACAAAGATTGCAAACTCTATATTTAATACTGCGAGCACAAACACGTTTTATTCCGCCCTGTATTCAAAACTGTTTAAACAACTTGTAAACTGTCACGAAATATTTTCAAAAGTATTTGAAAAAAGTTTCTCTGAATTTGTGGGATGTTTTAAAAAGGTGGAATACATTGATCCGAGCGTTGATTATAATAAATTTTGCGACAATACAAAATTGAACGACAAGCGAAAGGCAATGAGCATGTTTATTGTTAATTTGATGAAGGAAACAATGCTGGATTCGGACAGCGTGGTCGATATTATTACGGAGCTGCAAGAAATGGTGAATTCTTATATTAAACAGGCAAACAAAATGAACGAGCTGGAAGAACTAAATGAGAATATTTTTATTTTAGTGACGAATGGAAAAGATATTTTATCAAAACATGAAAAATGGGAGAGTATTATTTCAAAAATTAAATTTTTATCGATTCTTAAAGTGAAGATGAAGGAGTATCCAAGTGTAAACAATAAACTTATTTTTAAAAATATGGATATTTTGGAAGAATTGAATCTAAATTAAGTTTTACTAAATAGAATTTTAATAAATAGAATTTTAATAAATAGAATTTTAATAAATAGAAAACTAAAAAAAAATATACAAATTGAATTTTTTATTTGTATATTTAGTGGCTGTTAAAAACGACGACGACGAAACACAATGTACAGGTGGCATGAAGATATAGAAGAAATTGACCGTTTAGATGAAGAGAGGTTAAGATTATTGGTGGAAAATAGAGAATTGAAAAAGAAGTTGGAAAGAAAAAAATACAAAATACAATGTTTGAAAGAAAATCTGGCGACGGCGCTTATGAGCATCAATGATGTTGAACGAATTCAGTATGAGAAGGAGCAACAACAGCTGCAGCATGCCGCGCTACAGAATGTGCGATTGGCGCCATTTTGCGATCTGAAAAAGGAAGAAGAATCATCGATCCCATTTGACGATGTTGGTGAGCGCATTATTGTGCGAGATGGAAAAAAAATCAAACAGGTCAGACATCATCGCGGGTTGGATAGTAACGGCGAGGAGATCTTATTGTATCAAGAATGTGAAATGACGAAATGGGAAATTGAAGAAATGGAAAAAGAAACGGAAAAAAGAAAGCTTTCAGAAGCGGAAAAGAAACATATCGAAGACCAAATTCGGATCAGTGAAGAAGAACCTTCAATTCCGTACGATTATAATAACGAGCGCATCATTTTCCGAGATGGAAAAAAATATAAGCAGTGGTTCCAGATTGGATTTGGTTCTGACATTTGGTATGGAGAAGAAGAAATTTCATGAAGAGAATGTCGTTGAGTTGTAATAAATCATAATCGTATTAGGGGTTTAACTCGCATGTTTTCCGAGAATACTTGTTTTTTCATCGAGCCGGTAATAAATTGTTTTGTTGGATGAAATGAAGACAGTTTTTCAGTAATTATGCTTCCATTTTGGTCGGAGTAAATTATATTTTTTAGACCGACCGTTTTTAATTTTTGAATGCAGTCGCTACACGGAACGCTATTCACGCAGCAAATTTCATTGTTTTCAGAAATGATACTCCTTACAACACACAAGGAAAACTTTGCCAGTTTTCTTTTTATTTTTTCTGGATCTTTGGAATGCGAATGTATTTTAATATAGCTATTTAAAAACTTTGTCACCACTCCCATTTCTGCGTGAATGCTGCAACAAATATTTTGTCGATAGGACGTTCTTGTATCGATATTGTGACCACAACATATTTTTTTCCCACCCTTGCACAAAACGGCTCCGTGTTTGAATTGTTGAATGGAGTGTCGGCTTTCATCGGCTGCAAACCCGATTAGCCGTGCAACTCTATTAGAATGCGTATGCGGTGTTGCCGTCGTTATATTTGCATTCTTCATTGGTATAATGTATATAAGAGTATAATATATAGTTTTTATTATCAATTTTTAAAATAATAATAACAACACAATAATAACAATACTTAGTTATTTCTTTATCTTACGCAATGTTTTACGCGTGCGTTTTCCTCTTTTTCTTTTTGTTTTTCTGTTTATTTTTCTTTTTCTTTTTCCTCCCGTATGAGTGTGTATTCTTTTTGTTTTAGTTGTCTTTGTTACTTTTTTTTCTTTTACCACGTCATTCTTTACCACGTCATTCTTTACCACGTCATTTTTTACAGAGCCATTGATCCATTCAATGATGTCGTCTGATTCGCGAGGAACGGTCGGCGGTAAATCAAATGACGTCATCGGTTTACCCTGCTGATTAAACCGAATGTATCGAACGGTGGGATATCCGTCAACTTCACCAAACGATTTTTTAGCGGCATCGTCATACTCTGATTCTTCAATGGATCCAAGCGTAAGTAATCCTTCAAGCTCTTGATTAAAATCGCTAGATTCAACAATTTCATTTTCAAATTTTGGCATGAGCGTTTTGCAATGACCACACCAATTTGCGTGTATAACAACTACGCACGGACCTTTCGGTTGCTTTATATCTTTCTTATAAACAAGTTTAACCATTTTTTAAAATAAAAAATAAAATAATTAAAATATAGAAAAAATTAAATAATTAAAATAATTTTTTATTTTATATATATAAACATATTTATTTTATTCTTTACTTATAATATTAATAATAATAAATTAATAATATAACAAATATTATAGCAATAACACAATAAATAAAATGTTTACAGTGCCACAAATTTCGAAACAAATTTCAAATACTTTACTGTTTACAATTGTAGTATTCATTCTTGGACTCTACTTTGTTGTAAATTATTCTGCCGCGCACACAGCAGAAGGATTTGTTGGAACGGAACAGCACCGTTGCCCCAACATTTTAATCCAAAAAGGAACTGAAATCTACTTGTACAATTCGCGAGTTGCTAAAGTTCCAGGAGTAAATCCCATAAAATTTAATAATTTAGAAGATTATGTTGAATTCATGGATTGGCAACGAAGTCAGGGAATTATATGTCCCGTTTTGTTTTTACAGCACACGAATGACGCGCAAGGAAAAGACGTTTACAAGATAAGACCGTCGCCCGTTGATTTGCAAGGCGGCTTGCCCCCGATGATAGATACAACAACTGATGCTGCAAAAAATAACTTGCCTCCCATTACCAAACTCATGGATTCAAATCGCAATGATCCGCCATTTAATACAAACAGTTATCCCGGATTCGACGCATCCGGCTTCAACATGGGCGACATTACACCTCTAGACGCGCTCAATTACATTCAACAAGATTCTGGATTGAGCCCAAATCCGATGGATCCGAATTGGGGCGGTCCAAAATTCACGCAACACTTGGTTGATGCGGGTTATTATGAGGACGATCAAGTCAGTTTATACGTTCCTTAAGATGATGATGAATACGGAAGGCAATGAGGGGAATAAACAAATAACAATGAATAATCGATAATTTTATATAACAATAACAATAACTTTATCAAGCGTACGCAATAAAATGATCTTTCTTTGTTTGAAATTGTAACATGTAATCTATAATATATGGTACTGGTGTTACAAAAGGTAATAATTCATCATCTTTAAAACCACTTTTTGTTATACACAACTGACAAATTTTAATTTTCACATTTTTTTGTCTCATATCCGTTAAAAATGATGCATACGGGTTCAGCTCTTTATATCTTTCTTGATAAGCCGAATTCGTGAGACCGTATTTCAAACATCCTCCGTGTAATAAAATTGTTATTTTATATTTAGATTTATAAGGAGGTTCGCTTAGAATTTTAGCCATAAAAAAACCTTCTGGAAGAGTGTTTGAATCTTCAGTTGAACTTATTCCCACACTAATTTTTCTGCATTTTGAAGGCATTTCCTTTAATATACCTAAATATTTTATTTTATTTAAATAATTTAAAAATAATGCTACATTTTCTTACATTTTTTTGTATATATTCTATTCTCTATATCATGAAGATGATGTTGACGTTAAATAACTTCGAATATTTTCAATGCAATTCGATGCTATTTTGCGCTGTTTTCCGTTTGTTTCAATGCAAATGTTATTCAAACAGTGAGGATTTAGATCGAATGATTTTATGAGTTTTCCAATTGTCTTGAATTCGTTCATAATCGCAATCGCTGTTTTCGAACTTATACCCGGTATTGTGCACAGCATAATCACTCCGATATTATCAGGAGTCACATTGCCATTTTTTTCCTTTTTTATTTTTAGCGTCTTGCAATAATCGTATTGTTGTGACTGTTCTTTGTCTTGTTCTTTGTCTTCTTCTTTGTCTTCTTCTTTGTCCCGTGTATCGTTTTCTTCCGTAATTACTTTATTTGCAGCACAATAGTACTGTTTTTTTGTATCGGACGTTTTTTCACGTTCGCGTTCAAGTTTATCTGCCCAACTTGAAATTAAATCGCAGGTTTCTAAAGCATTCATGGTTCTTACCACTGAAAATCCCTTGTAATAAAGAATAGAAAACATGGATGATAAAAGCGTTTTTTTTGTTACCCGATTATATTTACTCTCTTTAAATTTCGAGAGGTCACCTTCAATCAGATAAACAATATTATGATTTGGAATTGCTTCGTATCCATCTAGGCGAAACGATTGTTCGGCGTATCTGCCGTCCTTTATACTGGATGCCAAATCGGTCAAGCTCTTTCTTTCAAACAGCATCAACTCTACTCCGATTCCGGTTCCGATTTCGTTATTGTCTTTATCAATATTAAAAAATGCAATATCGCCCAGTTTCAAATTATCCACTTTTAGTTTTATATTTGTATTTATTTCACTTATTTTTAATTGCAATAATTCAATTAATTCCTTTTCTCTAAAATCAACTTTGATAAGAAGCATTTTCTATTTTCTATTTCCTGCTTGTTTTACTTTAACTACTATTTATGAAAAAAATCTCTCTATTATTTTTTCATAAATATTTTACGGCGCGCATTGTTATTGTTATTTGTTTTAATTATACAAGATTGGTTTTTTTTCTTTTCTTTAGGAAATATATAACAAGTAATAAAATAATATGGCTAAGAATAGTAAAACTCGTGGACGTTCTCGTCGTGGGCGTGGTTCTCGTCGTGGGCGTGGTTCTCGTCGTGGACGAACTTATCGGCAACGGGGTCAGCAACGGAGTCAACAACGGGGGGGGGTGAAAGATAGTCCAGAGGCACTAGCTTACATTAAAAAGCTTTCAGAGGAGGATAGACCGAGATTTACGATACCATATACCGTTTTGAAAAACAAAATGGGCAGTAGTGAAAAAGCATTTAAATCAATGATGTCACTAAAAGATGCACCAACCAACATGCAAGACGAGGTTTATTATGATTCGAAAGCAGAAAATTTTATGCACGCTCAGGATTCTCCAGAAGATAAAAAAGAGTTTAATAAGGAATATACCGAATTAAAACAAATGTTAGGCAGTAGTGCAGCAGCATATCAGGCAATGCTGAGTGATGAGAATAGTATTATAAATCGAATACAACGCAAGAATATGAGCGATACTACACCAGTATCTGCGAATGCAGTCCCCTCTAGCCCCTCTAGTCAGGATAGTGTTACTGGTTGGATTGATTCGCAGCATCAACCAACTTTTGCGCCGAGTCAAACTATTACGAAACCATATACTAGTAGTCAGAATAGTGGTTGGAATGAATCGCATCAACGAACTTCTGCGCCGAGTCAATATACAACCGCACAGCCGAATGATATTACGACCACAGGAGATTATTTTCGCCAAAATAATTACTAATTCATCACTTTTAATTTGTATATATTTTATCCGAGATTTGTCCCGTATGCGCGCCTGCCTGCATCAATGTATGGCGTCCAATTGAACAAATAGTTGGCATTTAATGCCGGAACTGCAATCATGTGACGACGACCAAATGGAATCATAAATCCGGTGGCAGACGGTTGCGCGCCGCCCTTTCTCATGCCACCCCCGTTGTCCGTATTCGTGTACATGCCGTCGGTTTTTCCAGTAGCGCTAAATATTGCTCTGCGGGCAATTGCCGATCTGCCATTTTGACTTCTGGGAGTATTGCGTGCCATATTATTTTTATTATATTATTATATTATACCATGATATAATAATTATTTATTCATTCATTATTCATTATTACTAAATATTACTAAATACTTAAATTTATAAAATTATTTAAAAATTATAATTTCTATAAAATATAAATTATAAAAATTATAATTTGTGAATTTAAGTATTTAAAGAATATATTAATGTTATTAATATAAATATAGAGTAATAAAATGAGTCAAAATTCTGGTAAACCCAATTCTTCAGATAACAACGGTAACAGCAGCGGCAATAGCGGTAACAACAGCGGCAACAGCAGCAGCAACAACAGCAGCAACAACAGCGTTCGTTTGCCATCAAATACGTGCATGCAACATGCATCAAAACTGGCAATTGCAGATGATCGACCAATTATGCTCGATTATTGGATGCTTTCTCTCGAAAAGAAGGTCATCATCGGTGTAAAAGAAAACGGAGAGAAACTCTTGGTAAAAAGTGAAGACGAGTACACGAGTCCAATCGGAAAAATATTTAAGATTGAGTCCGAGTACATTATCCTCACCGAAAACTCAATTTACGTTGTATCTTCCGACATTCAATCCAACAGAATTAATTAAACGTTTTTATAAATATTAATTTTTATTTTTGTTTAATATTTATTAATAATTAAATATTAAATATTATTTTGTACTATTTTATTATGTTTGTTCTGTGGACTGCTCATATATATCCTGACCCCCATAAAACCTTTGTTTGGCAGATTTCAACATGGACATTGCTCTAGCTCTCCCCTTTCCTCTCCCTTTTCTCCTCGTCATTTTGCTTTTTCGCGAAACGCTCTTATTGCGATGATGACGACGACGATTTCTAGTAGCGTGACTTCCACCTCGAATGCGTTTCTCATTTTTTACTTCTTTCATTATACCCAAATAAGCGGCAAATTCGTACATTGATTGTGTTTCACTCCTACTCAAATTCATTCCGTCTATCCTTGCTTTTTCTGTGGCAACAGCTTGTTGAGCGGCCAACATATAATCAGAAGGGGGGGCAGTAGTACTTTGTTTAAAAAATGTACCTGTTGGAGCAACGGGAAACTGCGCTTGCATTACGCCTGCTGGCGATTTATATAATATAATTCCATCTGGATAACGAGCATACGCTTTCCACCCTGACGGAATTATAAAATTACTAGTGTCAAATGGAATCTCTAATACAGCATTGTTTTGTGAAGTAGAACCAACCTTGTTAAAATAATAAACATACACATCATTATGCGTATCTACGGCATTGTTTCTATTTGTTACAATGTATCCCTTTTTTAGTTTAAGACGTCGAAAGTCCATAAAGTTATCTGGTGTTCGCCACGGATTTCCTTCTTTGTTCCAAGAAAATGTCATACCGAGCGTTGTAGGAAATCTTGATAAATTTGCTCTATCAACAGGATCTAAACCAGCAAGATTTGCACTGGGAGTTTTTATACCGGTTTGAACCGGTCCTGCAACACCATTCGTTTCAATATATCGTGACATTGCATACCGTATCTTTGGAACATCGGCTGCACCAGGTTCCATATATATTCGTCTCATTGTATCTTCATCAAATGTTTGCAACAAATTGTCTAAATCGACCAAACGTCCATTTGTATGATCAAATAATACCGGATCTTTGTGAAACAATTCTGTGATTGTCATTTCTTTTGCAACGGGTCCATTTGCATCCCTTCCTAAATATTCTACCAGTGGTGCATCTTCTGCCATCGCGGCTTGTTGTTGTTGTGCTTGTGGTGGTGCAAGTTGTGCTTGTTGTTGTAGTAGTTGCATGCCTGCTACCGCGGCTTGTGGTGGTTGTGGTGCAGCATCTACAATTGCTTGTGCCAAATTTTGATCAGTAGCAATTCCGCCGGCAATTGCTTGTGTAGCTTGTTGATCAGCAGCAATTCCGCCGGCAATTGCTTGTGTAGCTTGTTGATCAGCAGCAATTCCGCCGGCAATTGCTTGTGTAGCTTGTCGATCAGCAGCAATTCCGCCGGCAATTCCACCAATTAAAGGAACAAATAAGGCCTGAGCCGATTGCTGACTTCCACTAAGTGCTGTTGCTAATCCTACTAAGTCATTTTGTGATGCTGTAAATAGTTGTAATATGTCCGCTGCCGTTTGTGCTTGTGCCATATTCGTATGAAAATTATTTTATATTACTATTTTATTTATTATATACTATTATTAGAAATAAAAATTTATATTATATTAATATATTAATAATATTAATATATACCATAATACTTTTTAATAAAATATAATAGTAATAGCTATAAAATACCTAAATAAATAAATAACTTTAATATTTATTATTTATTCCTTAATATATAAATAAAATATTAAATATTAAAATATTATTTTATGAATTTGAATAAAGTAAATATTTTCCAATGAGCGTATTGGATTCAAGCACTTGTTCGGGCGACATGCGAACAAACCATCCAAATGCCGTTCGCCTTAATAATTCGCGTTCAGGAATGTACAATCCGAGAGCATTTTTATCCAAATCAATGTCTTGATCGCCAATCAAATCGTCGATTAAAATCGCATTTCCACCCGATGCCGTTTGAATTCCAAACATGGTGGAAGTAATTGCGCTCATATTTCCATTGAGAATTTCAGAATAGCACCATCGACCGCACTGTCCTAGAAAATCCATTTCATTGGTGTAATCTTTCGAAATCAGCACTTCTAAATATGAAATGTATTTTTGAATGACGGGGCTGTTTCGTTTACAGCCCATAATTTCGGTGCTCGGGAAAAACTCTGCAACGGCAGAAACAGAAGAAGTTGCCAGCATTTCTCCTACAAAAGCGGACGCAGGAAGCAATGCGTTATTATAAACGCTGATCAAATCCCGAAAACAAATGAATGAAGGAGGAATGCGCATGCCGCCATACATTTCCAGCAATTTTGCAAATGCGAGCTCTCTCAAGTGCGGGCGAAGGGGAGACGGCAAATTTTGCGCACTGATTGTCCATCCGGGCATCAATTTATTAAAAGATGCATCGTCGATGAGACACACGTGAAAAGATTCGCTGCATTTTTGTATTATGCTTCGAATCGTCAAATATAAATACGGCTGATTTAAATCGGTAGTGTTTCTCGAACCGTAGTTCAACCAGCGTCGCGAATTTACATCATACTCAATATGAATCCACAGAATCGGTTTTGCATTCTTCTTGTTGAAAATTGTGTCGTAGTGTTCATCGTTCAATAAATACTTTCGAATTAAATCATTTTCGTCTAAAATCTCTCCGTTTCGGGAAGATTTTTTATATTGTGTGCACATGAATGCGATGAAAAATACCGCAATGTAAAAAAGAATATTGTTAATGTAATCCGACATTTATTCTTAATAATTTTTTTATAATGATTATTTTTTTATGAAATACTTAATAACCTTAATTTATATATTGTATATAATAAAATTTATTATTTAATTTTATTATTTATTTTTATAATTTCTTTATCATTAAAATAAATAAATAATATCACTTCAAGAATTGGGATTGGGATAACCACCGGTTATATATTGTTCTTGGTTCAGCGACGGCGCCATCATTCGACTTTGCAGCTCGTAGCGCGACAAATATAAATTCTTCAAATCGCTTGATTCGTATCCAAATGGCTGACTTTGGTCCCACGGGGAAGAAAACAGAAATGGTTTTGGATAATTGCCACCATTATTGTTGTTATTTTCATTACTTATTAAATTCAAATTGAACCCGCAAGAGTCGCATGCGCCAATAAGATTGGCTTGCATGACTTCGTCGGCATTGTGCGTTAAATATTGACGATAATCTGAATTACTGGTAATATTATTTTTTTGTCGTATCATTTCATTCACAACAGCTCCAGGTTGCCATGTGGCATAATTGCGCCCATCATCCATAATGGGTGGAAAATTAAAATGAATATTGTTTGATCCCGAATAGCAAGTTCCCCAGCTCATCTTGTTTTTACTTTACTTTATTATTTTGAAATAAGTATTATAATAATATATATATAATATAATAATTATTTAATTTAAAATTATTATATAGAAGTAATTATTTTATAAAATAATTTTAAATTAAATAATTATTATATTTTTATTTTATTTTTAATTTAATGAATACGTTTATATTTCATATAACCTACTCCTAAAATTTGTGATGGATTTGTTTTTAAAATTCCCGCCTCAATAGAAATACCTTCTAATTCTTTAACATAATTTTTACTTGTAGTTTTTGTCGGTGTAAAAATAAATGTATTGTTATCATCTTTAGCAATGCTCAAATATAATTGCCACCCACCCGATAATGTATTGTGCCAAACACCTAAACACTCGTTGTTATTTTCATCAACTGTTTGAACAAACCGTCCTTTTTGTTTAAAATGAACCGTATATGTTTTATATTCAGGGGAATCAATCGTATTTATACCACCATCAATAAACCATTCTTTTACTTTATATTTTTGTCCATTAACGTTTGGAATGTTTTCGTTATTATATTTTTCCATTTTAATATATTATTATGTTATTTATATAATAATTATTTAATTTAAAATTATTTTTTTAATGTATTAATTAAATAATAATTTAATTCTAACATTTTTTATGAATTAAATGCTTTTAAAATCTCTTTTTTTGACATTTTATTAATCGTGGGCGTATCAACATTATTCAGTTTTTTTTTTGCTAAATTCCTCAACGTGTTTACCGGCATGTTTTTCATTTTATCTAAAGATAGTATATTATTAGAATCTTCTTCTAATGTTACATCTTCTTCAATAACAATGCTTTTTAAATTCCTGTTGCTATTTCCGATATTTATGTTACTTTTATTATTTGCATCTGCATTATCATTTTGATCATCTGCATTATCATTATCATCTTCGCTTTGATTATCACTTTGATTATCACTTTGATTATCACTTTGGTCATCACTTTGGTCATCACTTTGGTCATCGCTTTGGTCATCGCTTTCATCATCACTATCATCATTCAAGTTAATGTTAGATTTTAGTTCGATAATTTTAACATCATCGGATTTAGTAAGAGGAAGAAATGACATGGAAGAAGAAGATGTAATTGTGGATAAATCAATTATTTTAGAACCGCCATTGCTGTTACTATTACCACTAGTATAATAAAGTTTATTATCATTATCATTATCGTTATCACTATCACTGTCATCATCGTCGCTATCATCATCATCGCTCAATTCGCTGTCGTCAGATACTTCGATCAATTTGATACTTTCAGAAGCAGGACACCTTTCCATATTTTGCTCTTGGTCTTGTTGCTCTTGTTGCTCTTGTTGCTGTTGTTGTTGCGACCGTTGTTGTTGCTGTAATCCCATTTGTCTAAACTGTGACGATTTTATAGATGTAACCACTTGTTGCAACAGTTGCGCTTGATCCATAACCGATTGTTCTAGCATGTTTATACGGGTGCGAAGGTAATAGAAAATAATCCCTGACAACAACATACAAATTACTAAACTCGCCATAGTGAATAAATCTGAAATATTGCTTAACATGTTTTTTATTTTTTAATGTTTTAATTTATAAAACCATTATAAATTAAATTGGAATAATAAACGAAAAATGGAAAATTTCAACATTCAACATCAATATTAATTATTCTTTTAGTATCATTTATAATTTCAATGGGGTAATCTAAATCTTGCAGAACTTTTATACCCCCCTTCACAGAAGAAATTCCTTTACCCAATTTATACAAGTATTTCATAGAATTTGAATTACCAAAAGCGATTTCTTTTTCAATTTTCATGTGCATGTTTTGGATGTTTTCAGCTTCTAAAAGCTTGCACAACTTACAATAGTGCGTCGTCAATAATAAATCCACGTTCTCATAAGTATTCAAATATTTAATAAATCCAAATGCGCTGGCGACGGCTTCATACGGGTTTGTTCCAGAATACAGTTCGTCAAAAATGCAAAAATGCCTTTTGGTTTTATTTTCAATAAGACACGTGATGATTTCCCGGCACCTGCGCGACTCGGCCTGAAACAAGCTGTCTCTTCCCGATGTATCTGGAATATTAAGATAGCTGTGTACATACTCGTACGGCACCAGTTTCGCTTTTTTATAAAAGCCGTACCCGAATTGTTGAGAGAATATAATATTCAGCAGTGTGGATTTAATGAGCGTTGTTTTTCCGGCAGCATTCGGCCCTGTAATTGTGGTTTTTTTATTTAAAATGATATTATTTTTCACAGGATGATCATTCATGAGTGGTGCATAATAGGATGATTTAAAATACGTTTTCTTTTTACTTCTTGGCGACGTTGAATTAATAAATGTGCAAGGAGCCATTTTCTTATTTATAATCAGCGTTTTGAGACCAGAGAGATGTTCAATATACGAATTAAATCCAAAACTGTAGCTAATTGCATTCTTTATGTTTTCGTCGCAATAAAAGTAGTAATACAGTTTCATAATGGTTCCAATATTTGATATGTTTGAAAGCGTGACTTTGAACGGCATGACATTTTTAATGTTCTCGTGTAATTCATTCAACGTGCGCGCATGCTTAACATTCTCTTCTCGAAATGCTTGGTAGGATGTCAGGTTTTCATTTTCTATAATTGCATTGATATAAGTAATATTCTCTATGCTGCCGTGTATATATCTTGCAAATTTATGAATGTTGTTGTGAATCAAAAACATGTTTTTATAAAACCGGTAGCAGGATACAATATTTTGGTAGATTTGAAGCAGGTAAAATGCAATCGATACAAAAATGTATATTTTTTTATCCCACGGCACCGATCCAAAATCCTCAAATATTTTGCCGATGGGGTGATACTGCGCGATTTTTTTCAGCGATGATATATACATGGATAAATCAATCGGCAGCTTCTGAAATCGCAGTATAAAAAACGGTATTATAAGTATGACCAGCGGAGTCAGCAGCGAAATGACAGGAGATGCCAGATTCTGTAAAGAAAGTATTTGAAGAAAAAATGATGATGAATTGAGCGGTTCCAGCATGGCAATGTCAATGTATCCGAACTTGTCTTTGAAATGTTTGTCGCCTTGTATCGATTTCCATATATTATTAATTTCTAAATACGTCTTCGTCTTGCAATTATCGTTACTATCATTATCCTTATTATCATCGAATTTTCCAAGTAACGTTTGCGACTGTTTTAAAAAGGTTACATCCGATGTATAATATTTCGCCCAACTGTCTAGAAATTGTTTGCCGTAAATTGTTTTAGGATCAAACACGTGCTCGTACATGGTTTTTTGTTTTGGTTTAGGTGTATCATTGTCATTGTTATTGTTATCTGCAACTACTTCAGTTTCAATCAACTCTAAATCCGTCATTACGTGAGCGTCGATTTCATGCAATTTATCTTTATTTATAAATGCTATAGGTAGCTTAAATGTAGTGACTGGATCATGTTCATTATTTTTTTCACTGTTTGTAGTATTATTATTATTATTATTATTATTATGCATAGTAGTATAATTATTGTTAAAGTATTATTTAGTTATTATTTAGTTATTAGTATTCGTAAAGAATAATAATAACAATTTGATACGAATCAAGTTTTAATCATTCCATAGCCCCCCATCCTATCCTCCCCCCTCCCCTCATAGTCCTTCGTTTTCTGCCTCCACACGTCATACCGGTACAACGCGCCGCGCTAAAACCACCTCTCATAGTCCTTCGTTTTCTGCCGCCATCAGAAAATTTAGTCATACTCATGAATTGTCCACCTCTCATATTCCTTCGTCTTTTGCCTCCTTCTCTTGTCAAGATACCAACTTGACCGTAACTACCAAATCGATCGTATCCACCCCTCATGGTCATTCTCTTTCTCCTTACGATACGACTCCGATGTGTCATAATAATATAATAATGTTATATAATAGTATAATATTATTTTTTTTTATAATATAGTAGAAATTACATATTTCCTAAAGTAAAATATTTATTATATTATATAATGGATAACGGCCGTCTCTAAGAAGAAACATTAAACGTCGCCGGCATTTCCGTAATCGCCGTGTTGTAATACACTTCAAATTCTTTAATCTTCTTGATGTCCCACCGAGTCACAAAATTAACTGCAACACCCTTGCGCCCCCATCGCCCAGACCGACCAATGCGGTGCAAATACGTGTGAACATCTTTGGGCACATCGAAATTAATAACAACGCCCACATTCTGCACATCAATTCCGCGCGCGGTAACATTGGATGAAATGAGCACGCGATGTTTTCCGCATTTAAAATCTCGAAATGCCGCATCTCGTTCCGATTTTTCCATTCCAGAATGAATGCAGCACACGGGAAAATTATCTTGAAGCATGGCCTCGTGCAAATCGGTAACCCGTTTAATGCTATTGCAATAAATAATACTCTGCGTCACCGAAATCATATGAAAAATGTCCTTCAGCGTATTATATTTATGCGAATCGTCTTCCAGCGCAATCAAGTGCTGCACAATGCCTTCAAGCGTCAGCTGTTCCGATTTCACAAGAATTTTCACCGGACTTCTCAAAAATTTATCAGACAGCGTGTGCAGCTCTTCGGGCATCGTTGCGCTAAAAAGACACACTTGAACGCTCGAACTAAGAAAATTAAAAATATTATAAACTTGCTCCTTGAATCCAACCGAAAGCATTTCATCCGCCTCGTCTAGAACAATCATCTTGATGTCGCTGCCGCGAATATGATTGCGACGAATCATGTCATGCACGCGACCCGGACACCCAACAATAATATGCGGCGTGTCATTCTTCAAGGCCGAAATATCTTGTTCTGTGGACGTTCCGCCAACGAGAAGTTGAACTTTGAGTGTCTTCATAAACGAACCCAGCCCTGTTACCACATCGTGAATTTGTTTGGCCAGTTCTCGAGTTGGTGCAAGAATAATTCCCTGCACCTTTTTAACAGCGGTGTCAATATTTTGCAAAACACCAACCGAAAAAGCACCCGTTTTCCCAGTCCCGGATTGAGCTTGCGCAATCATGTCTTTTCTGTCAAATAGGGATAAAATAGATTTTTGCTGAATAATGCTGGGTTTGTCGAAACCATATGCATAAATTCCGCGCAGCAAATTAGGATCCAGTTGTTCAACGTCTTCCCATTTATTAAATTCTTTTATTGTATATGATGATGATAAAGCATCACCGGCATCAGTATTATTTTCACTTGTATTTGTCGTTGTTGTCGTTGTCATACGAAATTTTTGTATATTGTATTTATTATTAATTTCTATTTAAGCTATTTACAAAATTATATGTAAATCTCTACGATTACAAAATATAAAATACAGAAATTATAAAGATAATAAAGACAATAAAATATTTCAAAATATAAGATATAATTAAAATGTACATTTGCGATTTTATTTGTACTTATAAAATGATGGACAACGATGATGATCGAAACGACTTGTATAGAATTCAAATATTGCAAGCGTTTGGATTGCATTGTTACGATGATGCAGGATTAAATAAAAAAATATCGGAACTTTATTTTCATATGAAAGAAAAAGATCAAGAACAATTAAAAGAAATTATTGACGAATGTTACAAAGTGAATCAACACATATGTGTGTGCGACATGTTGGTATTTACATTTTTATTTTCGTATGACTATTTCGAGTTGTTTCATAAATGTTTAATTGATTTTTTTACGAATGGCCACATTTTAGAAGAAACAAAAAACAATCTAATTGATAAAATAAAAAATGATTAAAATAACTATAAAAATAAATAATATATTTTAATAATTAAAGAAAAAGAAAATAAATAATATATTAAAATAAATAATATATTAAAATAAATAATATACAATAATATATTATAACAAAAAAATAAAAAGACATCATGGCATCTACGCGAAATAAAAATACAACATCCGACTATTGTTTAGAACAAAAACAAAATACACGCATATTCGGTTATACGGAATATAACAATTCGCAATACGGCAATGCATATTACAACGCGCTACCAACCGTAGGAATTACACCAAGTCACATGCCACGACAAGCATTTTCTAAAAATTCGGTCGACATTGAGTCGGCGCTGCTTGGAATTAATTCGACAAATTTAGTAACTCCTCAAGCACCGGTTGTTCCGAATTTGGTTCAACTTCCAGAAGTTGCATATTTCGAGAGGTTGCCATTTATTTTGCCAAATCCGCTCGTTGTTGAAAATAATCAACGCCCGTTTCCTATTCCTTAAACCAACAAGTGTGTATATTAGAACCAAGGATTTAATTCCAGCGTCTTTCCCTTCATGGTTGAAAGCGTGGGCGGAGGAATGAGCGTGTACATGTTTGACACATCGCGCTTATAGTTGATGTAGGCACGCGCTTCGCCAATCAGGCGGGGAATGCACCAATTGCAGACCAGGTTATTCAGAGATTCAATTTGTTCGGTTATATTCGTCGGCTGATTCATTGCACTCTCTAAATATATGGCGCGCATAATCATTTTCAAATTGTCACAATCTTGCGGGCCAATGTCATATTTGCCACCACTTTGATTGTAAACGCCTGCTCGAATTCCATTTTGTATAATTTGCATATTTTTATCGCTAAAAAAAGCCATTGACATTGGAGTGTCATTCCAATTTCCAGTCATGGCATCTGTAAATGAGGTGCACTGAGATGAAACGGGAATTTTATCAAATAAAGCGAATTGGGCCGATGGAGAAGGACCTTCGATGTCAATACGTCCGTTTGAAAATTGTTTAGGAAAATTGGTATGATTTGGATTCATTATTATTTTCAGAAGTAAATACTAAATACTAAATATTATATTTAATTATATATAATATTTTTATTTTTTAATTTAATAATATTATATAACAATATTTTAATAATATTAATATATAATAATATTTCATATTATCACTATTCATTAATTAATTAATTCATCATGTCTTTCCAAATGACTGTTTTGTGGATAGCGGTGTTTGTTTTTCTTGCACTGCTGGCATTCATAGGATATAACATTTATTCTTCACAGTATAGCACTGTTAGCTGGCCGCCTAATACACCCGACTGTCCCGATTACTGGCTTTCCGATGGAACAAACTGTAAATCTGGTTCATATAATTTATGCTCTGGAACGACCAGTTTCAAAATGTCAGATTATCCCAACTTGTGTGACAAATTTGATTTTGCTAAAAAAAATAAATGTGGATCGCAATTTAATTGGTCCGGCGTTTCAAACAGCTTACAATGTAACTCATGAAAATAATGAAAATAATTCAATTCATAATGCTATAATAATTTCTCAGTTCGCGCATATATTGATAATAATCGTGATCGTCCGTATCCGTAACATTTTTTAGACACTTTACATTATTGTAGAATTCGGCAGTCGCGTACAATGATGGAGCAAGCAACGCCGTTTTAGACACAGAATCGTATATCTCGTTTATTTTTGCGCGCGCCTGTTCGTGTTTATATGTAAATTGCCCCTCGTACAATGACACGTTTAGATAATTCAACATATTTGCCATTGTGATTACGATTTTATTTATATTGACATTACCGTTGACATTACCGTCGACATTGCCGTCATTACCGTCACCTTTATTGTCGTCAACACCATTATTTGCCATTTTTTGATATTATAATATTATATATATATGTATCATTGCTTTAAATATTTAATTAAAATTTAAATATTTAAATATACTATAAAATGATCCAAATAAATAAATATTTTTCACGTATTATGAAAATTGCAAGAAAGGATGATACAGAATCACGCATGAATTCATCCGCCAATGCAAATGTAACAGAAAATTTAACATATTGTAGGTGTCTAGGAAAAAAAAGGTGTCTGGGAAAAAAACCAAAAAAATTATTAAACAGCGTCTTAATAAAGAACGGTTTCAAACGCGATAATAAAAAATGTGATTTATACTTGCCGTATAAATACAGTCGTGTAGATGAAGAATTAAAAAGTATTGACAAACATGTTTCTAAATACATATTCGGGTTAATGGGATGTGGTCCAATCAATAGAAAGAACGACCTCTGGAACATTCTTGAAAAAGCGTATGGTCGAGATGGTGCGAAACAAATCATGCCCGAGACATTCATCATAAACGACTCCCGACAATTCGACGTCGCTCTTAAAGAAGTCCAACGCGGGACCGTTCTCATTTGTAAAAAAAATATAGAGCGAAAAAGAGGACTTGCTCTCACATTTACGGAAGGTGACCTCATAAAATCAAAGAATAGCGGTTTCAAGGTCGCGCAACGCTTTATGACGAATACGATGCAAATACACGAACGGAAAATGAATATGAGATTATACTATGTGATTCGTAAATACAAGGGGAGAATACAGTTTTTTGTGAATATCAACGGGAAACTTTTATATACAAAAGTTAAAACGGGCAATACTATTACGTTTGACACACACATCACGAGTTTTATGGAGACGGAAATGTATGAAAAAGAAAACATGCCTCACGACTTCAAGGAATTGAAGAAATTAATCGGGAAAGAAACTTACGAGCGTATATGGAATAAAATAATCGATAAGATAAAACTATTATCAAAGGCGATAGCTCCAATATTAAACAAAGATAAACACGAGAACAATGTGTGCTTTGAACTTTTCGGTATGGATATCATAGTGGAGAATGAAGACCCCTACGTTTTAGAGATAAATAAAGGACCTGATATGAAAGCAAAATGCAAAAAAGATGAGAAATTAAAAGAAAATATATACGAGTCAACATTCCGAGTGGCCGGACTTCTTAAAAATAAATCGAAACCGTCAAATTATGTTAAAGTTTATGAAACCAGTGTACATTACGGGAAAAAATCTAATGAAATAAATCAATAATCATTTTTTAAATTCGGTTTTATCAACACTTGACATTATGCGCTGGTAATCAGTGTACCTTTTTTCAATGTCGCTGTAGTCGGGTTTTTGAACGACAATAATTGGAATTAGCAGCATCCATCTATCTTGTTTTTGAAGCTGCAGCCAATATTTATCAATTGCGAAATAATAATGATGTTCCGGCTCCCTCATTAATTTCGTGATGCCTTCTTTGATATTTGAAATCAGCGTGTCGTAGTAGTGGCGTTTCACAATGTATCCGGTGGTTGTCTGGCAATGCGTAACTTGAATACTTAATCCATCAGCATTCGTTGTAAATGGCGGCAAATTATTTCCTGCAAGAAGAAGCACATCCCATTTATTCTTTTTATTCAAAAAGAAATTATTTGCATTTTCAATTGATTCGTCTGGCAATAAAAATAAAATGTCATCCTCTAAAATCATAACGGACTCCCAATTTGCTTCTTTTGCCAATTGAATGCATTTTAAGTGACTTAAACTGCATCCTATACGCCCATTTGCATTTTTAATCGCATTAAATCTTGTAATATTTCCCGCCATTCGAATGTATTCCAATTGACTTTCCATATGCCGCTTCCTGTCGGTTCTATGATCAAGATTAATGTAAAATCCTTTTATTTCGAACAACCCGTTGATATCAACATCATCATTTTCATATTTCCATTTTGGATCGTTATAGATTGAACACATATTTTACTAATTAATTCGTTTTATTAAATTCCTTGTTACTAATTCGTTGTTTTCCTTGTTTTCGTTATATTTACTTTATCATTATTTTTATATTCATTTCATTAATTAATTATTTCGGCGTCCTCTTTTATACGATTTTTTCCTATGCGAATTCTTTTTTTGCCTTCTATATGATTTAGTATTATTTTTAGTATTATTATTAACCTTATTCATTTTCGTCGTATCACCTTGAGGTGGTTGCCCCCTATGACCGCCCGCCCCTGTCGAAGGATCTAGTTGTCTTGGCAAATTGAAAGGTGGCGGTGGCGGGTGCGGGAATTCACGTTGCGATTGCTGTTGTGGTGGTCGCCGCACTGTTGGTGGTGTTGCTGGCGCTTGCTGTAACTGTATTAGTTGCTGTTGCAGTTGCTGGTTCTGTTGCTGTAGTGCGGCTAATTGCTGTTGAAAATTTGCTTCTTGTTGCATAGCACGTTGTTCTAATTCCGCAAGTTCTCGTTGCCGTTGTTCTCGTAATTGTCGAGCTTCTGCTTCCAAAGCCAACAATCGCGCTTCTTCTCGTGCTTGTTGTTCCTGTAGAACCACTTGTCGTTGTTCATCTTCACGTCTTAGTTCTTGTACATACGCTATTAGTTCATCTAATGTTAAATTTTGTAGAATTTCATCGCTCTGATTCATTTAATAATGTAAAATAATAATATATAATATATAATAATATATTATATATAATAATATAAATATTTTTATTATTTTTGTCTCATTTTTATTACACCAACAACCGAAAATAAAAATGAGACAACAATAATACAAAGAGATATATTACTTAATATAATTACGTAATATTGAAATATAATTACGTAATATTGAATTATAATTAAGTAATACTGAAATGTGGTTAATCTAATCAAACCCCACAATTGTCATTCGCAGCGTGGTAACAAGTTCTTTATCGCGACTAGAATGCGACGAAATTGCTTTCTGATAATCTCTCGCCACTTTTTTTTCAGTTTCTACAATTTTTTGCAATAGTTCATTTTTTTTATAACACGATTCAATCAATTCGATAAACTCGGATTGCGTTGTTTTTACTCTAAACATGTTGAGTCCCGGTCCGTTATGTTTCACGCACCACGATAAGAACGCGTCGTGATTATTTAATAATACAGATGTTAAAACGTAATATGCAAACACGTTTGTATTCTCTCTATAAAACGAACGAATCATTTTTTTAGAATGATCTGAATCGTCAATTAGAAGCTGATAATTGACTCCCATGAAATCTAATATTTTAATGCACTGGTAGAGAGAAAATATACTCTCTAAATGAAGATAAAATTCAACATTCTTTTTAAATTGCAATGCGCTTCTAGATTCAAGTGATGGCGGATTTTTAAAATACGTTTGAAACACGACATTCATAATTCGGGCCCATGTCTCCGAATACGTTTCTGACATTCGAATACTTATTCCGGGTGGTAAAGAGAACAGCTCTTTTATTGCACTGCTGGAACCTTCGTCCGTACTAAAATCATTACCAAACGCGTGCATTGTTTCGTGAAGAACCACCTTGAACCACTCTTCTTCTCTATAAATTACAATTTCATTTTTTTTTTCGCATCGATACGTGTAGCCAGTATTTGCATGCACAGTGCCAATGGATTCGCTTTTATTCGCGGGAAGCTGTTTTTTAAATGGGGTTAAATATACGTATATAGTAAGCGTTTCAACGCACGTGGATTTTTTAGAGATCATGGACAGCCACATGTATACGCGATGCGCATACGTTTTATAGTATGAAATCCTTTCAAAATTATTATTTTTGAAAATGATAAAAATCAAATGGATGGTTCGATTATTAATTGTACATTCGAATGTTAGAATTTTTTTTGATTCCGTTTTTATGTAGTCGGTCATTTCTCTCGTAAGATATGTGTTGGACAATGATTCGGGACGAGGCACTTGCGACTGAACATCAACGACGGTTTCTTGATATTTAAAACATCCGGCATTTTTTTGAGTATTCATTTCAAGATTGGCAGCATTCATTTTTTCGTACAATGTGGATATTGCATGGTGGTGAGATTTACGTTTTTTATGAGATTTTTTTTCTTTATCGTTTTCTTCTGAGTCATTTTGTTCTTGTTGTTCATATGCGCTCGCACTTGTGCTTATTGTACTTAATTCAGAAATATCGGGAATACTTGACGTCGTTAAAACTTTTGGTGTTACATCCGTTAATAATGACTGTATTGTTTTTTGAATTATATTCGAATCTAAATTCATATAATGTAAATTAAATTATTAATTATTAATTATTTATTATTTATTATAATAATTTATATATTATAAATAATTATTTATATATTATTATAAATTTAATAAATTATTATTTATGAATTTTATATTATTTTATTATAGTATATAAATAATTTATTAAATTTATAATAATATATAAATAATTATAAAAATGAAAATTAATTATTTTGGGATATTGCTCGTTACATTGATGGTATTATTTGGAATTAAAATATATAAGGATTCGGATTCCTTCAATTTAAGGTGCATTATTTCAAAGGTGGATGGAAACACGTATTGCGTAAGAGAGCGAAGCAAGGTTGAATTGGCGGCAGATTTGCTAGCGGAAGCGACAAAAAAAATGAAACGTTTAGTCGACCACATGAATTCAAAGCACGCATCCAATCCTGCAGTGAAGCGCTTGGTTGAAAATTTTAACCCATATAAAATAAGCGAAACGCTTCCCACCAGCGAACACACCGCATATAGCGAAAACAAGGGGGAAAAAATGGCATTTTGTTTGAATGAAGATAAAGAAGGTACGCGGCTAATCGACTTGAGCACGCTCACATTTGTAGCCATTCACGAACTTGCGCATTTGATGACTGCGAGCATTGGTCACAAGGAAGAATTCTGGGACAATTTTAAATTCTTGCTTGAATCTGCAAAGAAATCGGGAATTTATGAACCGGTTGATTATGCAAAATCTCCGGTTCAGTACTGCGGAACGCGCATTGACGAAAATCCGTTTTATAAATGATTGGAATTAATTATTATAAATAATAATTAAAAAAAGTAATTAAACAATAAAACGAATATAAATATATTTTTTCATAACTAAATAGATAGTTATGAAAAAATATTTATTACAAAGCGGCACTAATAATACCGCTACTGCCATTGGTATATTTTTATTGTCTGCCGGCACTTCATATTATGTGTATTATGTTTACAAAAAGTTTTTAAATTCAAGCGCAAATATACAAATATGGAATAAAATTCCATTTATAAAAAATAAAATGGAGAATGAAATACAAAAAATGAAAGAAAAAGAGGATGAAGATACAAAAAAGTATTATGTTAAAATTGTCGATAATTTGAAAGAAAATGGTATCACCACGATAAATGTAAAAAATATAAATACAATTCAAACAACTGGATACAGCAATGAAACATTGGTAAAATATTTGCACACATTAAAAGAACTGGATCCCGTTCCCAAGCTTTTAAGCGGCACTATTTATGATGAAGATGACAATAAACACAAAGAGATCATGAAGACGGCATATAATTTATACGCGTACACGAATCCAATGCACGCCGATTTGTTTCATTCGGTTGTATTTATGGAAAAGAATTTAATTGTAATGATAAGCAAGCTTTTTTTAAACGATGAAACTCAGTGCGGCTCTATTACAAATGGCGGCACTGAAAGTTTATTTTTGGCGCTAAAAACGTACAGAGATTTAAAATGTAAATGTGCGACGATGGCTGTCAATTCAAATATGAATAAAATAAATGTGGTAGCGCCCGATACGGTGCACTGCAGCGTGGATAAAATATGCCATTATCTCAATATACGGTTAATTAAAATGAAATCGAATGATCAACACCGAATAACCGTTTGTGATGTTCTTAAAACAATCAATGAATACACAGCATGCGTCGTATTGTCAGCACCGTCGTACGGGTTTGGCATAATGGACGATGTTCTACATATTGCTCCAGCCATGAAAGAAAAAGGCATTCCTTTACACGTGGATGCCTGTTTAGGCGGATTCATTTGGATGTTTCAAGAACAAGAAATGAAATCTAAATGTTCATTTCGCGTGGACGGCGTAACAAGCATATCAGCATGTTTTCACAAATACGGTTACTCGCAAAAAGGGGTTTCTTGCATACTGTATAAAAATGAGAGTTATTTAAAATATCAATATTTTGTAACCGCAGATTGGGATGGCGGATTGTATGTGTCTCCAACCATTTTAGGATCAAGAAGCGGCGGTTTAGTTGCGCAAGCATGGGCTGGATTTTTATCGCGCGGATATAAAGAATACGAAGACAGCTCGAATAAAATAATTGCAATGGCGAAATACGCGCATGACAAATTAAAAATGGTGCGCTCATGCAACGTGTATCCGCTGGATTTGCACATTGTTTGTTTTGACGTTCAAAAAGACACGTACAAGCTGTATGACTATCTTTCTAGCAAAGGATACAGCTTAAACGCGCTTCAAAATTCGCCCGCAATCCATTTATGCGTTACGAAAAACCACGACGAAAAAATCATAGATGCGATGATAGAAGAAGTGGAAACATTTATAACAAATAAAAATGATTTGGAATATAAAGACGACATGGCTCCGATTTACGGAATGAAATCTTCAATACCCGTTTACAAAAATGAAATTATGAATGAGTGTATTTTATCATATTTAATAAATAAATATTCGACTTGAATATAAATATTTATAATTATTGTTTGTTATTTATCATAAAATATAATTAAATGTAATTATTTATGATTAAATTATATTTAATATATATATCTACTAAAAATTAAGTAATTGTATTAATTCAAATAATTAAAATAATTCAAATAAATATTTATTATGTCTAAAAAAACGAATCCAAATCCAATTGAAGAGATCTATAAATGCAGTATATTAAATGGAAATAGTGCCGTGCCTGGCGGTGTTCCCAAGTGCATTCTTGTTTTTTATGGTTCTAATGAACTTATAATATCAAAAAAGGAAACATCTTTAACACAGTTGTACAATGAATATATTGAAAATGGTTCAAATTCGAAATTATTTGAAAACATTTTTAGCAAAATGGAATTGAAAAATATTGCAACATATAACATTCAAGTGCACATTATTGATTTCAAAATATATTCGGATGATACGATTGATGTTGTCAAACGGAAAATCATGATGGCAATCAAATCACTTCTTGAACGCGGGCCTGAATCTGAATCTGAATTAGCTGATTACGCATACGATGAAATGTATTTATTTTCAAAAACGCCGATTACATTTGATTCAAATGAAATATACCATAAAATGACCGAATTGGCCGAACAGGGCGAACAGGGCGAAAAACAAGGTAAAGATTCGGAATTTTTAAAGAATTATTTGATGGGATATAGCAATGACGGCGGAGAACCCATAGATCCAAACGCTGTAAAAGATGTTTTTATAACACTGAAGAAATTAAATGCAAGCGCGCTATTTAAAGACGTTTCGATTGGGCAGAGCATACATGCAAGCGCATATGTAAATCCATTTTTTAAAACTAGCGAAAGAGAGATTTCAAAAATAAAATCAAAAATGAACAGTTTAGAACTACTATTGAATACACGAAATATAGTTCACAACACATTATTTGCGTGTTTTGCGAGGGATGTATTACAAGCAGAAGCGGAAGCAGAAGCGGAAGAAGAAGAAGCGCTTATCAAAACGTATTATCCGCTGCTATACGCCGAAGGAATAAAATCGTTGAGCGATTTGGAATCAGAATCTTCGAAAATAAAATTGGATGAAAGAACTGCAGAATTATTAAATTCGGCAGAATTTAAAATGAATATCAACCAAATACGATTATTTTATGATATTTTCGAACAGTCAAGCAAACCTAAATTGAAGAGCGAAGAGGCGGGCATTATTGGCGTAGACCTTGAATTGTTGCCTGAAAGTGATTTTAATTTTCCGCTGGAAATGCTATTCAAGTTATTTCATGCAACCGAACAGTGTCAGCTCGTCAAATACAATCCGCCGTTTCAGGACGCAATCTTGAGAATGTACACGAAAAATCAGACAAAGGGCGGTAAAAAAATACCCTACTTGCTGATTCAGTATCAGTCCGATTCAAATAAGATTTATGACATTCAACAAATATCAAAAAAAATGGCGACGTTTGCAAACATGAAGAAACAAAAGAAACAGCAACAACGGCAACAGCAACAGCAACAACACCATTCGAACACGCGTGTAAGCATATACATTATATATGATAAGTTGGAGAGACAATATGGTATAAGAAACAGTGAAAAAATTGCATTTATATGCGAATTCGATGAACTGGGACACATTTTTATTCACGCAACATTTAAAAATGCGTATGCGGAAGACGCAATTGATGAGATGATCCGCGCCGCAGTTTCGCCGCATTTGAGGTTGGTAATTGACTTTTTAAATCAAAACGGTTACAAGATGCGCGATTTTTATTCCATGTATGATGATAATGTGGTAATACAAAATATGGAATATTTGCTCATATCCAAACTCAATAATACGGAACCGCTGGTTTGGAGTCGTTTCTACGGATGCATGTCCAGCGTAATGAAAGTAACAGAAAATAATTGGAATTCGGAAGAAAAGGGTGTAAGCATGCAATACGTTCGCGTGCCAAATTTCGACGAAGGTGTCATGCGATTAGCGTACATTGAGTCGCTTTATAATATGGGGTTTCGTGAAAAAAAACAGGTTGTTGGTTTACTTGTTAAAAATTTACTGGTCACGAAACGGGTGGCGGAACAAAGTTACGACGAATTCAAAACGAATTTTGAAGGCAAGTATAGCAAAGTATTGCAAAAAAAACAAATGCCGAAAAAGATATATGTTAGAAAATTTCCCGGATTTAAAACTCACATGATTAAAGGTTTGGGCGATGCGAAGAATAAAATAACGATCAAAATAACTGGCATTAATAATATATACACCCTAAATCCGATTCGAATATACATTGATTCGCTACTTCACATTTTTGGAAATGATGAAAAATACATGCCTGCGCAGTTGGTAAAACAGTTGTGTGATATCTCATCTTCGTCTTCGTCTTCTTCTAGTTCCGTTTCAAAAGCGGCAATAGTAGCAGCAACAGAAAAGAAAGAAGAAGTAGAAGTAGCTAGAAAGGTAGATGAGAAGAAAGAAGAAGTAGAAGTAATAGCAGACGAGAAGAAAGAAGAAGAAGCAGTAATAGCAGCAGAGAAGAAAGTAGAAGAAGAAGAAGCAACTAGAAAAGCAACAGAAGAAGAAGAAGAACCAGCTATAAAAGCAGTAGAAGAACCAGCTATAAAAGCAACAGAAGAACCAGCTATAAAAGCACTAAAAGAAGAGGCGGCTATAAAAGAAGCAGCAGCAGTAGAAGAAGAAGAAGAAGAAGACATTGGAAATTTTGATTTATTGGGTGGTGACGGAGAAGAAGAAGACATTGATTTATTGGATAACGAAGAAGAAGAAGATGAAGAAGACGACAATGAATATTTTGGCGGAGCATTCGAATCCAACCCAGTTTATAAACGCTTGAAAAATATGGAACCTTCGCTATTCAAAGAAACCGCAGGATATGCCACGAAATGTGGGTGGAGCGCAAGACGCCAGCCAATTATTTTGACAAAGGAAGAATTGGATAAAATAAATACGTATGATGAAAAAATTGGACAGCCATCTTATTATGGTGTGCCTTTAGAATACAGCAGCGAAAATAATGAGGACGATCCCGAGCTGGAAGGTCAAAATAAACATTATTATATTTGCCCGCGCTATTGGAACGTTCCCGAAGAGCGGTCCGTCTCACAAAAAGAAATTGACGAGAAAAAACTGCATAAAAATATTGTCACCAAAGAAGATGCGTATAATCCTGATAATAAAGAAAAATTCATTATTGATCTCACGTCGCCTTTAGAACATTTTAAAACGGGAAAATATACACCTTATTTGCCAGGATTTTTAAAAACACTCAAGACAAAATCTGGAAAATGTTTACCATGCTGTTTTACAGGAATTAAAGGCAAAGATAGCGACGATTTGAAAGATTACCATCTCTTTGATAAAGAAGAGGGGGTCATTGAAGAGTGCAAAAAAGGAAAAGTAAAAACAACGGCTCCGCCCGCACTTCCAGTTAAAGCTAAAATGCAAACAGCACAAACACAATCAGAAAAAGTGGAACAATTGGAATCAGCAAGTAATGTAGAAGAAGTGGAAAAAGTGGAAGAAGAACCCGCAAAACAAAAAAAGAAGAAATCAAAAACAAATTTATACGTCTCGAAGCCAGATTCTGCATTTCCTCTTCAGCAAAATAATCTCGGTTTTTTACCGCTTTCTCTCCAGCTCTTCTTGTTTGAAGATGAAAATTACAGCAGGAAATGCAAATCAACAAAGGGTGACATGTTGGTCGAAGATGAAATATGCGTGCTGCGCATGGGCGTTCTCGAAAATAAAGATTCGAATTATAACCAATGTTTTATTTCTTGCATTGCAAACGTCTATAATTCTCTCTCAAATCAGTCACTGTCTGCAACTGAATTCAAGCATCAAGTGCTAATTCCGCGCCTTTCACTTGACCGGTTTGCGTCCTACCAAAACGGAACTCTCGTGGAAACATTTAAAAAATTTAAATACATTGATAAAGACCACTTGCTCAAATATCGCGACACACGCTTGTTCAAACAAATATTTCCAAATGATGACTTTGGCAACGAGGGCGACGACGACGAAGACAAAAGAGTAGTATTTTTTAAAACGCTGATCATGTCCTTCGAGAATTTTATACACTATTTATCAAACGACGACGTTGCAATTGACTACACGTACTTGTGGGATTATATTACCGATTCGGTTTTATGGTCAGAATACAAAAAGGGCGAACAACAAGAAAAGCGTCAACCACCCATTTACGAAGAAGGGCTGAATTTAATTATTTTAGAGCTTACCGATAATAAAGATGAAGTCAGCATTATATGCCCCACAAATCACTATTCCAATTCCACTTTTGAATCCAGAAGGGTAAACGTAATTATTGTAAAATATGAAGGTTATTATGAACCGCTTTACACCTACTTGTACACGTCGAAACGCGACATTGTAAGCACCGTTTTATTTTCATCTGTAAATTCTTCGAAAATGGACAAGACGCTGAAAACGGCCCTTAAAAAAATTCAAACATTTTTTGAATCCACGTGTAAGCCGGCCCAACTCGTAAAATCCATCGTTCAAAATAAACCATTCGACGAAATTGTTCAAATACTTAAAAGTAAAGCCACACCTTCCGCTCAAATTCGAGATGAAGATATAAAACAAATTGTGGATTTTTCGGGGAAGACCATTGGAATGCAAATTACTTTTAATATAATGTACAATGAAAAAATGCGCTCAATTACCGGGAACATTCTTTGCAATCCGTCAGCAATCAACCGCCGATTCGAAATGCTGTTTGTAAATCAGACACCCACCATTTGGAAAACATACAAGCACACAAAAGAATTCGCACTCCTCGTTCATAAAAAATCAAAAGGCGATTTGCCGTGCGCTTTTAAATTAAAGGTTGTCGAGAATGAACGCGTGATTGGTTTCATGACAGAAACCAACCAATTCATGCCAATCAGCGATCCGGTCCCTTTCAAAAACGACGGGGACAATTTAAAACATGTTGAATTTGGCAACAGTGTAAACATTGACATGTCCCTGATTCCGCAAATGAATCGCTCGGGATTTGTTTTCAAGAGGGACGAAGAGAGAATAAATGATGTCGAAAAAATTCGTCTTGAAACTAATTTTTATAATGCATTTCGAAATATTATCCGAATTCAGCTGAACGGCTTTGAAAATATGGAAGTCAGAAATTCGATTGAAGCGCTCATTTACAACAGGCGCCGAGCCGACGGACAAAAAAACAATATTCAACAACAATATAACGCATACATCAAAAAACTGGCAGAAATGAAAAAAATGTTAATCGCGCTGGGACGACGCCACATTCAATTTGCTGAAATGGATCCTTCCGTATTAAAAACCATTTACGAACAGAAATCCGCTTTGAGTTGTGTTACCGAACGCGGGTCATCGTGCAAAAAACTCGCTTATTGTTTTTCCATCGATGACGCCGCCGTGTGTGGGCTTTATATTCCCAAACGCAACTTGGTCGACGATTCCGATAACGAAAACAATTATTATATTCGACTCGCAGACGAACTGCTGCGTTACAGGCGCATACGCGCGTACATGTTGCATCCGAATAAGTATTTGACATTCGATTCTATTAGCTATAATTTAAAAGATAACGAAATGTTGTTATTGGATGCGGATGTGCTGAACTATATTTCTGAAAATAAACGCGCAATCACGACGAATGACTACATTGAATACAAGAGTTACTATACCAGCGAAGGCGAGGAATTTATAGATACTGATGATGATGACGAAGAACTAAGCGAAGCGGTAGAACATGTTGATTAAATTATTATACCATATAGTTATTTTGTTATCTAAATAAATAAAAAATTTGAAATATTTTTATTTATTTTTTTTACACTTTATCAAAATTTATCAAAATTTATCAAAAATTATCAAATGTATTACTTACACGATTCTTTATTATATTCTTTATTACATTCTTTATTAAAATCCCATGTCATAATCCGGATCAACAGAACCGAGATTCGATCCCTGTACTTTATCCAGCGTGCTTTGTATCGTCAACTTGTTCTTGCTGCACGGATTCAGCGGATCTTCCGCCGCAATCTTGTCCATAAACCCTTGCAGCACGGCTTCCTTCTCTTCTTCCACCGTTTTATCCGCCGTGGCAACCTGTCCCATCTTCATAATTTGGCCCATATCCAGCATCACCTTGAACGCATTCGTTCCGTAAAACCCTTCTTGACCGCACATTACATTCGCAGAAACACCGCGCATCTGGTCAAGCTCTGCATGTCGCGCCGCCTTTAAAAACATCTCCGGCGTCTCCTCAAACGACGCTTTGGCAATCGGTCCAATATCGTCATTATTAATTCCGTGCCTGAATATAGAAACCATATCCGATTTGCACGTCATTCGATCGCACAGTAAACTAATGTGATGGTGATTAATATACGTGGTATCAAATGCTTCATACAGCTCATTAAACAGCGCCTGTCTCGCAGCTTCAATTCCAAGCACCCGGTTAATCTCCTGAATGTCATTGCTAATCGTTCGTTTAGCGTCAATATTCTGCAGCGATAGAATCTCCATAAAATTCGAGCCCACCGCATCTAGTACCCACGTCTCCTTCTTTCGAAACGTGTTGTTTTCCTTCGCAACCAAATCCACAACTTTTCGAGCAAGCACCGTTTTAATCCCCTTGATCCCCCTCAATATAATATTCTTCATTAGCGCATCCTGAAACGTCTTCAGCTGGTAAATCTTATCCGTCTGGTCCAGCGTCTTTGGATCTTTCTCCTTCTTCTGGAAATCCAACCTTATCCGAAAGACCAAATTGTCGGTATTATAATCCGAATAAATGCACGACACTTCGCTCTTGTCGTTTTTCGAATACACCGCCTTGATCGCAAAATGCACGTCATCCATCGTAACCCGCTTCTCATACATGGATTCGCGATCCATCTCCATTCGCAAAATCCATTTCGACCGCTCCCGCTCACATTCTGTCTCATCTTCGCCCCCAACCTCTTTCAACATTTTTTGAAACTCCGCGTATTGCGCCAAAATCAACTTGTCTGCCGTAATCTTCGTCTCATTCGGACTATCGCTCGGGTCAAAACAAATCTCCACGCTCTTCACAATATCCTCCAATCGCGTCAGCTCGATAAACGGGATCATTTCCGCAGCCGCATCCTTGTTCGACTCGTCGCTCGGCTTCAAATAAATGGTAGTCGAAGGATTCTTCGTATTCTCCGATAATGACAGCAGCTCCTCAATTCGCGGAAGACCGCGAGTAACTTGTGACTTGGAAGCGTCACCTGATAAATGAAAAGTATCGTTAAAAATTGCACCATTTAATACCGAAAATGTCCTTGTAATTTCTACAGTTAGGTCATAGACCCATTCTGTCGGATTTGGTATTTCTTCAATGGTTACAATTTCATCAAAACGAACATCTTTGAATGGAACATTAAATTTTTCAAGAAGTTTACTGCGATTTATTTTAGTATGAACATCTCCGTATTTATCTGTAAATTTTGGAATTATATCACTTGTTTCTGTTGACAGTGACTGTAATTCTAAATATTGTAATTTAAACTGGTCAAGTCGTTCTTGTTTGTATCCAATCAACATTGGAATTTCATTTGCAAATATTTTTGCACCATCGGATTTTATACTCAAAGCGTATCCTTGCAAAATATTTTTGGATCCAATATTATTAGTTAGTTGAAGCTTATTTGTTTTGATTTTCGTATATATTCCAAACCAGTAACATAGAATTGACTGAATATTTTCTAATAAAGTTCTTGATACACTGTATGCAGTTATTCCACAAGATTTTTTACTTATACATCCATCCCCTGCAAAGTATGCACTGATTAGACCCCTCATAAATTCTTTATTGCTGTTAAACAGGAGATAATTCACGCATTTATTTGGCGATCCCTTTCCGCATAGAATATTCAGAATGTCGGTGAGAACGATGGAATAGATTCTCAGATCAGACGATGTCCACCCTTCGCCGTTTTTATTATTTTGAATGTAAAACTTGGTTGTAATTTTCCATTTTTCCATCAAACGTTCAATCGGTGCAAAGAATTCGCGACAATTGTTTGCAATTGAAATTTGCGTGCGCGTGGTGCACCCTTCTGCGCAATACGCTCCAATCAAGTATCCGAAATCGAAATCAAGCGGAATATGTTCTGGGATATTGCCTCCACCGATGAACCGCTTTTTCGGGTAAATAATTCCGTTAATGAATACTTGGCGCGCAGATGCAACATTACCGGTCTTCTTGTCAACATGTGGTTCTGTCTTCATCGCTTCCAAGAATGTGTCGCTTCTATTATACGGAACCGTAAAATCGATATTTGCATGTTTTGACCACCAGTAACGTTCGCCAGAGTACGAAAGCGCTTTATGCATTTCGCTTCCAAACGCGTATTCCGATTTTTTAAGAATGGTAGACAAGTCGAAATCACGCACGCTTTCCGGCATTTCAAATGCGCGAATATTCACAGGAAGATAATCTCCAACTTTGAGCTCCGAACCATTGGTCGCCACCAGTTTATTATTATCATCAATTGTCAAAAATGACTTGGCTTTGGTGGCAATGACTGAACGACCGTCTTTGGTAGTCACACGCAACACTGTATTTGTTCCATCCAAATTTACAACCGGGTGGCGTGTGAGTGCCTCTACACGCTTCCAGCTCGTGATTCCATCTTCGTCAACCGATGGAACATACACTTCCTCGTCATCATTCACATATACCAATTTTGTATTATTCGGATGATCCTCGCTTTTAGCCGCTTTCGGAATATAATTATCAATATACTCGCCGATTTTAACAACTTGAATGGCATTATTTACGCGCAGTAATAGCTCGGTATCATATGCCACGCTGTTCAGGGTAAGCTGTGTTGTCGGTTCACCAATACTCTGAGCAGCAATCATGCCAACCATTTCACCCGGCGCAACAATTGCGCGCTTGTACATGAGAACCATCATTTCCGCCAAAGCTACAAGCGCCTTCCGATTGAACCGCTTCACCATCAGCAAATCGCGTGGTGTAAGCGAATAATAATACATGACTTTGAACAGCTCGGTGGGCGGGGCATATTCGAGTTGCTCGAGTCGCGCATACGTTTCTTCCAGAATAATAAACGCTTCCAAAGGAGTCACGTCGACTTCCGAATTCTTATTGATTTTTTGCATCCCCGCAACATTCGCAACAATGTGTGAAAAGGACAGAGGCAAATAAGCGTCCTTCGTATTCTTATTTTTGAATACTTTCACGACAATGTCTTCCCGCATTTTCATCAAATATTCCGTGTATTTCTTGGATTTTTCATCGCACAACTTTTGCTGCTTCTTCATACGGCTGAATGCGGTCTTTGAAAAGATGGCTTTGAGTTCGCTGTTGGTCTCAGAGTCGCCGCTGACCGGAACGTAAAAGTGCGCGTACAATTCGTCGGGCGACATTCCAATGAAATTCATAGTCGAGTGTTCAATTTTCACCGTGTCAATGCCGTCCTCGCCGTAACTGAACTGAACAATGCGATTCTTATTGTTTCGAACCGTCATATCATATTCTACCTTGATGTCTTCCATACCCTTGATCAAGCGGCGCTGAATATATCCTGTTTGGCTCGTATCTCGCACTTGAAGGCCGTTTGCTAAACCAAAGTTCAGCGTTTTAGGAATTGTCAAGTCATACATCTTGGGATGATTTACAGGATCGACATGTTCAATTGAAATAATTTCATCAAGTACAACGTCATTGATGGTTTTCACTTTGTCCAATTTAGTTGTCCAAACTATAGATTTCATCTTGTTATTTTTCTCGGGATGAAGGAGTGTAATTTGTTCAGCAAATTGACGACCATTGGTTGCGCGAATTGACAAACGATATGATGGCTGGATATTTTTTGTTCCTAAGTTATTTTTCTTTAATTGAGATACTGCTATTTTTGCATGAACTCCAACTCGAGAACATAATAGTGAAATATCTTCACTTAGACGCCTACAACAAGATGATGAATTGATTGAATTTTTCGAAATATAACCATCTCCTGATATATAACCACTCAGTATTCCTTTTACAAAATCAATATTTGAAATATATGCTTCATTTGGAACATGTTTGTTTTTAGCACCATGTCCTACCATCATTGTAATCAGTTTTGATAATATACACGATGAACCACAAATAGTTGTGGTTGTTCCACCTATTTTATTCTTTCTTATAGTTTCAGTAAATACAATATTATACTTTGAAAACCACCCCTTTACAAATGCTCTTACGGTTTCGTCATTATTTGTGATATAAATTTTTGAGTTATTAATATTTCCTTCTGCAATAAACAGTCCAATAAATACACCATTATCATAACTAAGTGAAAATGTTTCTGGAATAATAGAATGTTGACGTGTTCCATTGGATGTGTATATTCCATTATGTGAAATACTTTCAAGTTTAGAACGAACAATCGCACGTTGAAATCTTGCTTTAGAGACAAAAGGTAGTGTAAAGTTGTTATTGTTATTTTCGTTCCACCAATTTTCTTGAATTTTTTTTCTATTTTTCATTGCCTCTTTTATAAGAATATTGGCTTTATGAATTTCCGACCCATAAATATATTCAGAACGTGGGAAATACCCATCCAATTGAAATTCATGTTTCTGAATTTGACTTGATTCTTGAAAATCACAAACGTTCTTCGCAACCGGAACAAAGTCGCCAACCTTGACATCTTCTGTGTATTCTTCACGAAATTGATTTAGTTCTGCATTCCAAATAAGAAGCGACTTGTTTGCGGTAACAGTTACATGACGACCTGCCTTTGTTGAAATCTTAAATAATTTTTCGCCAGGATCGTGTCGTGTTACTGCCGTGATGCTTTCCCATGACACGCGTCCTTCATAGTCCATTGTTACAATTTTAACCGGATGCATCAATTCAAGGTATTCCATATTTTGTTCTTCCATATATTGGACTCTTGTCATATTCAAATATTCGTCCATGTGCTCATCAATCCATTGGCCAATCTTAACATATTTTGGAACATCATTTTCAACAATAATTATCGGCGTTTCCCATGTAACCGATTTAACGGCGGTATCAATCAAACCAACACGACCACCCATAGCGTGAAAGAACACCTCCGATGGTGTCAGACCGGCAATAAACGAATTCTCGACGAAGCCGCGCGCTGCAGGGCTGTCATCGTATTTGGAATAGTGCGGCAGCGTTCGGCTGTCGAATCCATACGGTACACGCTTACCATCAATGGTCTGCTGACCCACCAGGCAAATCATTTGAGCAATATTCACCTTGCTGCCTTTTGAACCCGCATTCACCATTGTAATAAAGCGGTTGGTCTTGCTCAAACTCTTGAGACCAATGTCACCAGCTTCGCCGTTTGCCTTGTTCAAAATATTCGTAACCTGCAATTCGAATTCTTCCTCGTTTGTGCGCCCAGATTTGTTTTCAAATGTTCCAATGTGAATGTTGTCCATAATGGTCTTCACTTCCAGCTTTTTCGTCTTGATCGAATCGATGATTTTCTCGGTCGTCTTCTTATCCGAAATCAAGTCGCTGATTCCAACACTGTACGCAGATGTCTTCATGTATTCCGTAATAATGTTTTGCAGGTCGTCGATGAAATTCGCAGATGCAAGGTTTCCAAAATCGTTGCAAATGCGCTGAATCATGCCACTCGTACTCGATGCCAAAACGCCGCTATCCATTTGCCCGCGCAGCATTTCTCCGTCTTGAATTTCAAGCACGTTATTCGACGTCGTATAATCGTCCTTATCTCCAAATTGTTTGGTTTTATATTTCATGCTGAGCGGCGGCAGAATCTGAGACAAGATTTCAAAATTCGTGATTTTTTTTGTTGGGTCACTAAACAGCGACGGGTTCACATTCTTGTATCCCATCAGCAGATTCATCGCCATGCGCGCATCAAATCCCGGAAGTCCGCCTCGCGTAAACTGGTACACTCCAAGCAGCGAGTCCTGAAAAATACCGATGATTGAATTGTTCTTTGCGGGACTGATGATTTGATAAGGAACGGCAGCAAGCCCTTTGAGCTCAGCTTCCGCCTCATCGTCTTGCGGCATGTGCAAGTTCATCTCATCACCATCAAAATCGGCATTGTACGGCTTCGTATCACCAATATTCATGCGAAATGTGTCGCCCTGCTGCATGACCCGGACAATGTGACACATCATGCTCATTCTGTGAAGAGTGGGTTGACGGTTAAACAGGATGCCGTCGCCGTCCATCATGTGACGGTGCACCACGTCGCCATTTTCAAGAACAATTGTGCTTCGATCCATGTACCTCAGCGAAATGTCTCCGCCGGTTTTCTTCTCCAAAATATTCGCACCAGGATACACATCGGGTCCGTTTAAAACCAGTTGCTGCAGAAAGTCGCGATTCCGATTATTCACAACAACCGGTTTGGTAATATTCATGGCGATTTTTTTAGGCACTCCGAGTTCTCGAATCGACAAATTGGGATCAGGTGTAATGACGGACCTGGCCGAAAAGTCAACACGTTTTCCCATGAGATTCCCTCTTACGCGCCCCATCTTTCCATTCAGCCGTTCTTTAATCGATTTTAAAGGACGACCAGACCGCTGCGCAACGGGAGCACACGATGGAATATTATTATCAACTTGAGTCGCGATAAAGTATTGCAGTAAACTTTGCCAGTCATCGATAATTGTGGCATTCACAGACGGCTCATTCATTTTTTCAAGCAGCGTTTTGTTCGCCTTGATAATATTCACAATGGTGTGACTGATGTCGTCTTCGCTGCGCTGATTGCCGTCCATTTTAATGGAAGGGCGAACGGCGGGCGGAGGAATTGCGAGCACTTGGCAAATGAACCAATCCGGTCTTGAAAATTTCGGACTGAATCCCATGAATGCAACATCCTGGTCAGAGATTCTTTTAAATATTTTCAAGACAACCTCCGGCGTCATCTTCATATTTAGTTTTTCTTTTGATCCAGATTCAGTAGTAGTAGTAGTAGTACCCTCATCTGCGTCGCCATCCCATTCTGCATAAAGTGTGGCCAGATTTTCTTTTTTGATTTTTTTAGGGACGAGACAGCCGCATCCATCTTGTGTGTCGTCGCCGCAGCGTTTGACTTTACTTGCCAAATGGTGAACGTAGCTCCATCGTTCATCGGGTTTCATGTCCATGCATTCTTTATTTGATTCCTTGTTAATGAGCAGCTTGCTGCACTTGATGCATACACATTTCAACATTTTGATAATAGTGGGAAGGTATTGATAGTAAAATACGGGTTTTGCCAATTCAATGTGTCCGAAATATCCGGGCGTTTTAATATAATCCAAACCGTCCGTAGGACATTTGAGACCGGGCTCCAAAACTCCTAGACGCGGATCAAACATTCCACCGATTACCGGTATATTATTCGAATACGTATCTCGACTCGTTATTTCTGCAACTGAACATTTTCGGATTTCTTCGGGTGATAGTACGCTAAATTGAATACCAACAATCTTTGATGCCGCCTTCTTCGTCCAATTCGGTTGTTGCGTCATTAGAAGCGATCAGAGCTAACTATTAATTATTATGTTATTATATCTATATTGTTTTATTTCAATTTTTATAATAATAATAATACTTTTATAAAAAATATATTATTATTATTAAATATGTTTTTATTTTTTATTTTACTTTTTTTTATTCAACGAATGAATGTTATAGTTAGTATAGAAAGGGAATAGGCGCGCAAATTACCCAATCCCGACACGGGGATATAGTGACAAAAAATAACAATGTCTGGCCCTATGGGCTAGGTTTTTTTTGGAATGGGTACAATTTATGTCCTTTAACGAGGATTAATTAGGCAACTGCCCTACAATAGGTGAGCCAAACACCCATCTACCTCCTCTTTGAGTGCGTCTTTGAGCGCGTCTTTGAGTGCGTCTTTTAGTGCGTTTACTACCACGTCTTTGTCCGCGACTTCGACGAGAAGTTTTACTATACTTGGCCATATTTAATTATTTATTTATATATTTGCTAAAGAAAATAAACTAAATAAATATTATAATATATTATTCATTTTATTGAAACATTTACATTTTATTAAAACTTTTACATTTTATTAAAATATATTATTATAAAAATTGAAATAAAAACATGATACGATTACATGTAACAAAGACCATTCACAAGACCAATTACAAGTTCACATGTCACAGAATCAGAATAATAAATTACCGACGGCGACAGCGACAGCGGCAAAAAAAAAGGATAAAACTGCCAACGATTTGAAAAAGGCAGAAAAACCAATTCTTCAATATCGACGTTCAAAAGATGATGGAACTAGTGATAGTGAGGATCAAGGTAGCAGTTGTGACAACAACTCATCATTTTCATCCTCGCCGTCATCACCAGCATCAAAAAAATCGTCGCCCAAAAAATGCAAGACGGAACATTTTGACAAGGCGGAGTATGCCAAACTTCTTGCAGAATTGTTTCCTTCGAAATATGCGACAACTAAGGCAAGCTTATTGTCCAACGAATACAAACAATCCAACGAAAATAAAAAAAATAAGAATCCATCTCCTCCCAAAACAAGAAGGAGCGCAAGGTTAAATTCGAAACCTGCAGACCTGGAAGAGTTACCAAAGCCACCTAATAATCAGAACAAGCGACGAAAGTACATTCACGATGAGGAGGAGGAGGATCAGGAAGTAGTGACTAAGACAAAGACAAAGGAAAAAGAAAAGGAGGAGCCAAAAGGTAATTATAATATTGTAATTAATCTTCAGGAACCGTTTGAAAATCTGTCGGATGAGTATGATGACGACTCTGCGCTAGATGATTCCGTTTATGACGACGAATCCATTTCGTCTGATCAAGAAGGTTCGAGCGGTAGTGATGAGACGTATAGAGAAAGTGGTGAAGATGAGAGTGATGATGAGAGTGATGACGAAGGCGAAGACAACGACGACAAATATAAAATGAATGAAAAACTAAACAAAGAGAAACTGGATTCTAAATCTGACTTTGCTTCTGCTGTTGACAATATTAGCTTTACATTGAATGGGAAATCTGTGTATAATTCATCAAAGGAAAAGGAGAGCAAAGACAAGAAGGAAGAAAAAGACAAGAAGGAAGAAAAAGACAAAGAAGAAGAATTTGGTACCGAAGATGAAGCAACAATTCAGACAATAAAGGCGCAAATGGAGGCGATACTTGCGAAAGACAAGAACAATAAGATTGCAAGGACGACGCTGGATCAAATGATTGAAAGGGAGGAAAAGATCAAGCGTTCCAGGAAAGAGAAGAGCGTTAAAAAGATGCGAAGCAATACAAGGAAATTTGGGCGTTTGCTACAGCAAAAGAATTCAGCCAACGATCTCAAGTATTTCAAAAAATATTTGTCCAGCGAAAAACAGGTTGAAGTATTAACGGAATTGAGCGAACTAAACAAATTAATGTTGGTTGACAAACCATATCGCCTGACTTTGCTGGAGTCAAAAATCCCTCAGCAATACAAGGCAATCGCGCTAAAACGTATTCAAAATTTGCGCTACATGGACACGTGTTCCGGCGAGTACTTCAAGGTGAAGAATTGGGTCGACACGTTTATGACAATTCCGTTTGGAGTGCACAGGGCGCTCCCGATTACGATGGATGTTGGTGTTGAACAATGTAATGCATTCATGGAGTCGGCAAAGGATATCCTGGATTCGGCAGTGTACGGTCTTAATGATGCCAAGATGCAAATTATGCAAATGGTGGGTCAGTGGATCTCGAATCCGAATGCGCTTGGTTCGGCAATTGCAATCAAGGGTCCGCCCGGAACCGGTAAAACGACGCTGGTAAAGGAAGGAATTAGCAAGATTTTGGGCAGGGATTTCGCATTCATCGCGCTGGGTGGTGCAACGGACAGCAGTTTCATGGAGGGACACTCGTACACGTATGAGGGCAGCACGTGGGGCAAAATTGTTGATATTTTGATTCGTTGCAAATCGATGAATCCGGTGATCTTCTTTGACGAGTTGGATAAGCTGAGCAACACGCCAAAGGGTGAAGAGATTACGGGAATTCTGACACATTTGACGGATACGTCTCAGAACAGTCAATTCCACGACAAGTATTTTTCGGAAATTCCGTTTGATTTGAGCAAGTGTCTCTTCATTTTCAGCTACAATGACGAATCAAAAGTCAACCCAATTCTCCTTGACAGAATGTACCGCATTCACACCAACGGGTATGCCAAGAAGGACAAGACGCACATTGCGCAAAAGTATTTGATTCCGAAAATTCAGTCGGAGGTGGCATTCAAGCCGGACCAAATTATTATTCCGGATGAGACGATTGAGTACATGGTTGAGCATCACACGGATAAGGAGGATGGTGTACGCAATTTGAAACGCTGTTTGGAGATTATCTTTACAAAGCTGAATTTGTACCGCTTGATGAAACCGGGAAGCAAGTTGTTCGACAAGGATTCCAGTTCCATCGATGTGACATTTCCATTCACGGTTACCAGCAGCGTTGTGGACATTATGATTAAAAAGGCGGAAACGAACAGTCCTCCTATGTTCATGTACACGTAAATGTATAATTAATTGTAACTTATGAACATGGGAATTTAGTACACACATTACAATAGGAATCGCAACTACACGTTTGATAATTAGAACAACCGGAATAACAGTTTCTACATTCTTGACAATATGTTGATCGGGGGTAAGATTCGTTTGGTCCATTCACAGTACAAGTTTGCCAATCTTTTACGGCATCAATATCAAACCGCACCCCATCATGATGTCCGCGTGGAAAGTTCAATATTTTTTTGTCTGATGACTTGATTTCTTTAGTGGACACCTTGAACACAATATGACCTTTTCCGTTTAATTTCACTTTATTAAGTACAAACAAGTATTTTTTTGAACCAATTTCCATTACGACCGTGGGTGTAAACAAGGGTTTATTGAATGCTTTTAATGAGTCATTTAACAAATTATAATTTTCTATCCATAATTTCACATTTTGATAAAACGCTTTACGATTTTCATTTAATTGTTGAGAACTATCCAACCAAACTTGATATAAAAGAAATTTTCTAATTTCGCTAAATGTAATTTTATATTTTTTTCTGCTTAATTTTTTAATATCAACATTTCCTTGAACGACTTGGTCGAATTTGGGAGAAATGGGTACAGGGGCAGGAGGAGGTATAGGAATAATAACATTGGTATCATACGCATTCTCTTTTATAAAATTATTTAATGCTTCCACCAATCCCTTGCTTTTTGTCCTTGTAGAAAAAGAATATGGTTCACTTCCAGTTTCCCCCGAAGGCAAAAGTAAATCGTGCCTCCACGCGACCTCAAGGTTTGTATAAATTGTAGTCAAATATTGATTGGTTGTAAAACCAGTACCAGCTGCAAATACCGTTCCTTCTGATGCCAATTGAGCCAATGTAATTTCATTTGTAGTATATTCTATGGTAACTTGATTTATATCTAAATTGGCTTTTTTGAACTGATCTTCTAAATCTTGAGTTGTATTTGGATCTAAACTTATTGCGCAAAGAGCAATTTTTTTACCGACTAAATCTTTTGGTCCAGTTAAAGTATTACTTTTTTGTGTTATAAAACTTCTCGTTTCATAATAGTATGGATTACACCATGTTGTACCCGGACTTTCCTCTACTCTATTTTTTAAAAAACTTATTCCTGCAGCAGCCATGTCGCATATATTATTTTGTCCTGGTAATTTCCACATATTATCAAATTGTTCTAAGACAATAAGTTTTATTTCTAAATTATATTGTTTTGCAAATTTTTTCCAAATATTGAATATCTGTTCCAATAATGGAACCATTTTTGTCTAAAAATAAAAATGCAAATGGTGCAAACCCTAAATATGTTGCCACTGTTAAAACTCCAGGTGTAATTGTTTCTATTTTCATTCGTTTCATTTTATTTTATAATAATCACATAAAATAAAAATAGTAAAATTTTTTATTCAACACTTATTTTATGAAATATAACGGCACTATATTATTATCGGCTGTATTACTCTTATATTTACATTATCTTTAGTAATTAATGTCGAATACAAAAATACATTTGATGCAATATCAAAACGCACCCTCAATATCAAAACGCGCCCTCAATATCAAAACGCGCCCTCAATATCAAAACGCACCCTCAATATCAAAACGCACTCTGTCATGGCGACCGAGTGGAAGTTTCAACCTTTTTTTGTCTGATGACTCAATTTCTTTAGTGGACACCTTGAAAACAACGTGACAATTTCCATTTAATTTCACTTTATCGATCACAAACAAGTATTTATTGTTACAGATTTCCATGACAACGGTGGGATTAAATGATGTGTTTTTAGCTTTTAATAAATATTCATTAAAACGAAAAAACGCTTGTACCCATTGTTTTGCTTTTAAGTAATTCAACACACGATATTTATTGAATAGTTGAGAAAATGATTGAGAATTTGACCAATTTTGATACTCTAAAAATTTACCAATTTTGTTAAATGTAATTTTATATTTTTTTTCGCTTAATTGCTTAATATCTACATTTCCTTTAACAACTGAATCGTATTTGCGTAAAACGGGAGGGGGATCAGGATATTTTATATATTGATTTGTTTTTATAAATGTATTTAATGCATCAACTAACCCCGTGCTTGCTTCTCTTACAGGATATTCATATCCTTCTGCTATTTGTTTTCCATCTGACAACAATTGGTTGTGAACCCATGCAAGTTTTAAACCCTCAAATTCTGGCAAACTGGCTAAATATCGATTAATTAAATATCCAGCACCAGTCGCAAATGATTTTCCATCTAAAACCATCTGAGCAGATACTTTTTCATCTTTTGCATATATTATGTTTACGTCTTTAATATCATATTTTGTAATCCATGCTTCCAAATCTTCAACGGTCAGAAACTCTTCATCTGCCAGGTCTGCTGCGGTAACAGAAACGGTTTTATTGGTAAGATCTTCAGGTCCGTTTAAGGTATCGTTTTTTCTTATGAGAAAACTTCTAGGATTATAAAAATAAACGGACGACCAAACAGTTCCCGTGTTTTTTCGATTTTGAAAATAAGTTATTCCCCCAACAGCCATGTCACATTTACCTTCTCCTGGAAGTCGCCATATATTATCAAATTTTGATTGTTCTAAAAAATTTATTTTTAAACCATTTTCTTGTGCAAATTGTCTTATATATGTAATATCGCTTCCACTGTTACTGTTTTCGGCGAAAGGACCAAATTCGTAATAAACGGCCACTGTTAAAACTCCGGGTACTAAAGTTGTTATTGGCATTTTATTCTTATATATATATAAAGTAAAAATAATAAAAATTAAAATTTTAATGATTAAAATTCTTAAACAATTAAAATTCTTAAACAATTAAAATTTTCAACAGTTATTTATACAGCTCTCGCTATACGCGATTCCCCATTTAATAAATTTCGCATTGTTAACAACTTTCGCATTATTCGGATTCGGACTGGTTCGTATAACAGATTTGCCTTTCAAACGAGCTAAATAGCGATCATACGAACCGTGTTTCATATCGACGCCTTTACCAGGAGCAGACGTACTTCCTGGACGCAACCGCGTGAGCGAATGTTTGGTCGAGTTTCCATGTGACGGAACAACCGATCTTGATACGCCGGGAACAGCTCTATCGCTCATTTGGTTCCAGTTTACATATGCGAATTGACTTTTTGGGGGCGTGTACACATTCAATGCGGATTTGTTCATGGTGTATTCGGAGGACGGCACTCGCACCGTGTTTTCAATTCGTTTCATATTGTATATATTGTTTTGATTGCTAAATGGAGGTCCGGTATACTCTTGGTAGCTGGGAAAAGCGCCGCATGTTCTGCACCCAACGGGTTTTGTTGTTGACATTCGTTTTACTTTATTTAAGTTTTACTTTACTACAGTATACATATAATAAATTAATTTATTATGAATTAATTTATTATATTTATTATTATATTTATTATTATTTTTTAAATTTATGTTATATAATTCACTAAACTAAAACTAAATTAATCATGTACATATTATTTTTTTCTAAAATTCGGTGGGACCGAGCGTTCGATTGCCGCCCCGTTGGTTAATATATGTCACTTGATCCTGGCTCAAACAAGCGCATCCCATGCTGTCGGAATACGTGGAGGGGCAGCATTCCGGCTTGAATTTATTATCGGCAAAGAAGAAGAGTTCGCCTTCAGGTAAAGGAACCGGTGTTCCGACGTTGTCTTTGTAACTGTTTAACTTGTTCTTGTAACCCATTCCAGACGCATATTGTTTTGCTGTTTGAACCCACCCCATCGTGTATGAATCATCAATGTGCAAATCGTTATTGTTTAAATTAGTAAATCCTTCTTTTCTTGAATCCGATTTACTGGTTTTTCCCGTCCCCATCATTTTTTCTTTGCCTCTTACGGATGATGATTGCATTCCTTCTAAAATGCTGTATTGAAAACAATCGCAAAACATAAAGAGACCCGCAACCATACCAATAATTATGCAAGCAATCACAATTTCAAGTCGCACTTCATACCCAAATACTTTTATTTCCATTTTATTATATATATGTATATTTATTTATACATATATAAAAGATAAAAATAATTAAATAATTTATTTTCATTCATTCATCCTTTATTTACTTTTAATTTCTCCTAAAATAAAAAAAATAATAATATAAACTTGGAATTTTTTGTTAACCCGGAACTCCAGGAATACTTCTTGATGAGTGAACATTGAGTACATTATTCGAAAACCCGATTAAATATCCCATCGGAATGGAAATTGCAATAAAAAATATAATTCCTGCAGCTGCCAAAATATCGCCCACAATTGGTATAAAGAATAACAATATAATTGCCGCCGCCATAGCAATTAAAATAAGAATAACAATTTCAAGAATGGAACCAATTACACTTTTTATTGCTAAATATACGCCAAAAAGAGTATAAATTATAGCCGTCATAACGCCATTCGATTTTCCCATTAGAGATTTCACAGTAATAATAGTTTCTGTGAGCGGCGTCATAATATTTAATATTCGGGACATGATGTCTGATGTGATATCGGAAACTGAATTTCGTATTTTATTTACTAGTTCGCGCATGTCATTAATAATGCTTGAAATTTCGCCGACGGTGGCGGTTACGATGCTTATTGTGTAATGGACCGGTATGAGCGCAATATCCGAAATGTCTGTTAAAATGTTTTGAGTGCATTCTGCAAAATTCTTTTCAGCGTATTCCATTTTTGACATATTATCGGGCGCATTAATCATTCCAGCAAACGGCATAATATTTGGTTTGCATTTCTGATTATTCCAATCTGCTCGTATTTGTTCAATATTAATTTTAATGTGAATATATGTTATAACTAATATAAACGAAATACATATGATGATTGCTATGAAGACATACTCACCATATCGTTCTAAAAATGTTTGATTATCATACATATCAGAAACTTTATCGAGTATGTTGAAAGAAAATGAAGGCGATGACGAAGGCGAAGACATGAATATGTGACTAATATAAAATATTTTAATTAATTTATTTAATAATGTTGTTATATTATTTGTTGATTAGTTATTATTACACAATATTTTAATAAATTTATTAATTTGTGTAAAATTTGTAAAATTTGTAAAATTTGTAAATAATTAATAATTAGTATTTGAATTTGTAAGTCGGTATTTTTACTAAATTACATTTACATTTTCATTTTAATTAATTAATAATAGTAATGATAATAAATATATAATAATAGGAAGGATAGAATTGGGTAATATGATTATTCTAAGTTTTGATGTTGGCATTAAAAATCTTGCATATTGTTTAATATCCATAAATTTAGAAAAACAACCAGAGAAACAAGAGCAACAACACGATCACGATATTTTTTTACAAATATTAAAATGGGATGTTATTGACTTATCGACAACAGCAACAGCACTAACAACAGCATCGGCAACAATTTTAAAACAGTGTTGCAAATGCAAAAAGATCGCGAGTTTGTGCACACATTCAAATGTAATGTTGCCCGAAGATGTAAAAAAATATTGTAAAAAACACGCAGAAGAGACACAACTTCCGATGCATACACGACTCCTTAAAACCAATTCGAAAAATGGACAAAATCCGTATTTAGTTCCGCTTTCCATAATCAATAAAAAGATTTCGTGTAATAAAATTGACATTGTTGATCTCGGTATAAATTTAAAAAGTCATTTTGATTCCATTTTTAAAGAATATATTGATAAAATCGATGCAATCATTATCGAAAATCAAATTGGTAATTTGGCGGGAAGAATGAATGTTTTACAAGGAATGATTTCACAATACTTTATTATGCGGGATATAACAAAAATAGAATTTATTTCTGCAACAAATAAACTGAAATTATTTAAAAGCGTAATTCAAAATCAAACCCACAACAGTGATTTGGAAAATGTTATAGAAACTGAAAAAAAATTATATAAAATGAGAAAGAATGCAGGTAAAAAAGTATGCAGGTCTCTTTTAATGTTTTACCAGAGCTTACATATTTGGATAACAGATTATGATAAACATAAAAAACGAGATGATTTGGCGGATTGTTTTCTTCAAGGGTATTACTACATGCACTTGAAATATAATCAAAGCGGGGGGTTTGATTTGGATACCTTTTTACAAAATTATTCGTCATATCAATAATTACAAAATTATTCGTCATATCAATAATTACAAAATTATTCGTCATATCAATAATTACAAAATTATTCGTCATATCAATAATTACAAAATTATTCGAAACCAAATATTATTAATTTTTTCTGTCAAATATTATAATATAATTAATATGCGTATGACTTAAAAATAAAAGTTATAATTTAAATATTAATAATAATGGAACCCGAAATTATAGATTTAGGATCTTTGGACATTGGAAATGGCGGAAATGGCGGAAATAAAATTGGCGGAGTAAAATCTTCAAATTTTGGAGGAGGTTTAGAGCTACTCATGAACGATCGATTTAAATCGGGAGGAGATAAAGGTAGTTCAACGAATATTCATTTAGATGATATAACAAGTTTGGAGGATGATTTGCGCGATATGGACTCTTCTTTATCTTCGAGAAATGTTAAAGAGATGCGATCTGACTTGTTTGGATCAGGATCATCGTCATCATCATCTTCATCCGCATTTAATGTTCACAAACACGACTCGCTTTCGGGCAGCATCGGCGGCAATACTAATAATGGAGGGGATGATTTTTCGGGATTGGGTAACGGCAATTCTGGTGGCGTGGGCGCATCAACGGCACTGTTTGACGATGATAAACCGACGTGGGACGGATTTGGAAAATTCAGCAATATTCCGATTCATCCGGATGTGCCGATTGATTCTCAGCCGCAGCTAACAAAGGAGGAACTGCTTCGAGAGAAATTCAAATATATTAAAAAACTGGAAGATTTGGAAAAAAAGGGAATTCGATTGACGAAGAAGTATGACATGGAGTCGTCGCTATCGGAAATGAAGGGAGAATATGAGACGCACGTGGAGGAACGAGAGCGCAGAAATAGTGTGAAATTTCAGGGGAAAATGTTGATGGCGTGCATTACCGGAATCGAGTTTTTGAATAATAAGTTCGATCCATTTGATTTGAAGTTGGATGGTTGGTCAGAACAAGTGAATGAGAATATTGACGATTACGATGAAATTTTTGGAGAGCTGCACGAGAAATACAAGTCGAAGGCAAAAATGGCACCGGAACTCAAGCTGTTGTTTCAGCTGGGTGGAAGCGCGATTATGCTGCACATGACAAATACCATGTTTAAATCTGCAATGCCGGGAATGGATGATATTATGCGCCAAAACCCGGAGCTAATGCAGCAGTTCACTCAGGCCGCGGTGTCGTCCATGTCAAACTCGAATCGCGGTCCCAATAGTGGTCCCAATAATAATAATAGTAGCGGGTTTGGCAATTTCATGAATGATATTGCAGGTCTGTCATCATCACGATCAAATGCCAATGCGCCGTTTTCGCATCAACCTCAATATAATCCGGCACAGCAAATGAATATGCCAATGCCGATGCCAACAGTTCCGCAGCACGCTCCGCCTCCGCCAATTCAAACCAAAGGTGATGGTGCACCTCCGCCACCCAGACGTCCGGGAGATTTGACAAATACCAGGCCGGATATTTTAATGGGTCGCGGTAATATGTCGCAAACGATACAGCAAAGTTTGCGACCTGAAATGAAGGGTCCTTCTGATATTTCGTCGCTTTTGTCGGGACTAAAAACCAAGACGGTGTCGGTTGACAGTAACAATGCGGCGATAAACACCGTTATCAAGGATAAAGAAAAAGATAGAAATTCAGGTGGAAGCACGATTAGCGCGTCTGATTTGAATGAAATGAAAAATGATAATTTTCCGAGTAAGAGTAAACGCAAACAAAAATCAGAGAGAACATCCATTAGTTTAGATATTTAGGCGCACGCATTATTGATTATATTATATAAATTAAAATATTATATAAATTAAAATATTATATAAATTAAAATATTATATAAATTAAAATATTATATAAATTAAAATTAAAATTATATAATATAAATTTATCACCTATAACCTATATCACCTTCTACTTTTCGTTCTATTTCTTTTTTTAAACATAGTACTTGTCCTTGTTTTCGTAGGCGTTCTTGACGTTTTAGTTTTATTACTTTTCATATGGGAATTTGTATGAGTCGCAGCGGATGTTGTAGTTGTTGCGGTTGTTTGGATAGGAAGAATTCCATTTAGTACTCTTTTTTTTATTTTTGTATTTAAATCCTTGTTATTCTTGACATAATCAACCGCTTCATTTAATATTTCTTGCGCTTGAGAATCAAAGTCATTGTCCAAATTTAAAAAACTATTTCGGTCTTTGGATTCATAAAAATCTCCGCTGTGCACAATCTCATTTAGTTTTTTACGCAGCACACTATTATGAGGCGTAGATGAACGAAGTTGAGCAGCAAGACCTTTTTGTTCATACGAAGAACCACCCACAACATGTTTTTTATGTTTACTGTTTCGTTTTTTTACATTTATTCTGTATTGTTTTTTGGTTTTATTGTTTCTACTTTTTATAATTTTTATAATTTTCATATTAAGTTTTACTAGAATTAGAATTAATAAATTACTAAATGAAACAGAATGTTATATATATTATACTAAAATAAAATATATAAAAGTATATTATTTATTAGATTAAATTAATAAATAATAGTACAATGATAACTATATTTTCATTTATACCGAATCATTTTATTAAATGTAATAATAATAATGGTAATAATAATAATGGTAATAATAATAATGGTAATAATAATAATGGTAATAATAATAATGGTAATAATAATAATGGTAATAATACAATCTCTCTATTTTCATCTATCAAAACATCTATTTTAAATCAAACGTACACTGATTGGGAGTTATTACTTGTTACAAATGTTGAAAATGTTTCATTTGATCATGATCACAGTGAAGATCCGAGAATAAAAATCGTTTACACTTCCGATTCTTACTTGAATTTAAATACTTTATTCGCACTAAATAAGAATAACGATAATGATAATAATAATAATATAATTTGTCCCGAATGTAAATATATATCTATTTTTGACCTTGAACATGATATATGGAATGCGAATAAATTGCAAATACAGCATAATATCATGCAGTCGAATAATTATGACATTATCGGGTGCGATTGCACCCCTTCAAATGAGCGCATACTCGCCACAAATGTGCGGACAGTAAAAAAAATAGAATCGTCTTTATTTAACTCGTGCCCATTCGTGTTTTCTACAATTTTAATAAAGAGAGAATTATTTAAACATTACGATGAAACTATCTTTCAAAAGGAATGCTCGCAATGCAATGATAAAAACTTCCGCATAATACATTATGAAAATAATACAATAATGGCACAGTTTCACTCGCTATTGCTTTTTATGACACTAATAGAATCTAATATTTATTGCATTCATTATTCACCTTTGAATCAAAATAATAATAATAATAATAATAATAATAATAATAATAATGGAAATATTAATAATAGTCGCGTTTTTAATTACGCTCTCGTGGAAACGTCCCTGCAAAGTAAGCTAACATTTATGCACGAACACAAAACGTGCGATCATTCATTTTTCATAGATTCTAAAAATTATTTTGAAGAAAGATATATGCGCATCAAATTCTTCTCTGATTTTTGCAGTTCCGAATGGTGTAAACACCAATACGAAGAAATGTGCAGAGTGAATAGAATGGACAGTTATGGGCCGAATAAGTATTTGTACATTACGATAAATGAAACATATACTCACGCCATCTTGCTGAACTGCCCAATCGTTTCCAATATTTCAGTACCTCCGGATCGCGTTCTTGGATTAGCATTTGAACCCATTCCATACTTGCGACTCTCGTATGATTTTATTCGATTTGCAGAAAAGCGCATTGGTCTCTATTATATAGGACACAAACATCCAAACCTTACCAGTGCGCTTTTTAAAGAGCATCATGGATTCATGTGGCACACTACGCATCCATTAAAACAATGTATAAAAAATGCAAAAAATCCGATTTCAATCATCGTATCAAATAAAATTCAAGCGCCAGGTAACGCATATCGTCACAAACTCGCAACCTTTATTTTAATTAATAATTTGCCAATTGATATTTGGGGAAATGGGACCGCATTACATTCGAATCGTTTCCCGAATCATGCAAACATTAAAGGACCGTTCAAAGACAAGGAGCCGTACGAATCTTACGCATTAAGTATTTGCATTGAAAATTACCAGCATCCGCATTACTTTTCGGAAAAAATAACCAATTGTTTCATTTGCGATACAACTCCGATTTATTTAGGGTGTGTCGAAATCGATACATACTTTCCTGGACAAGTGGTTCATTTGAGCGGAAATCTTAAACAAGATTGCGCTTTATTAGTCGAGATTTCAAAAGATCCGACAAAATATGTTAGAGAGATAAAACATAATGAGAATGAGAAGGTTTTGAATGTATTGACGAATTTGCCGTGGAAATAGATAAAGAGAACCTTTAACCTCTCCCTATAAAGAAGAAAGGGAAACAATGTTCCCCTGATATGATGTAGTTTTTTATTGTTTTTTTATTTATTTATCTTTAGTTTTTAGTATTTTCTCTCTAATCTCTCTAAAAAAAGAATGATAACCTTTTATAAAAATTGGACACAATTCGATTATGAGGATTTATTTTTATAAATAGTTACACGTCTATTTTTTAGAGAGATTAGAGAGAAATAATAAATAAAAGATAAATAAAAATTTTTCATAAATAAAAAATATATACGTAATATATAGTACTTATATATATAATATAATGGCTGACGATGATTCAATGGCTAAGCTAAAAATGAGTTATGCAATAAATTTTTTTACAAGTAAACTCGAAAAGGTTGGGCGCATAAGTAATAAAGATAAATTGACATGTGTTGAAAATATAAAAAAACTATTTGGACAAAAACTTGCAAGTAATCAAATACCATTTGTAATAATAGATATTTCCAAAAAACAATTTATGGATAAGAATATTTCAAAATCAAAACTACTTATTCAGGAAAGAATAGAGGAATATGGTATAAAAGTTTTAGGACAAACCTTATCTGAAATAGTTGATACACCGGAACTAGCAAACAAAACATATGCGGGTAGTACTGTAACTGCTGGAGCTTATGCTGACGCATTAATTAAATCTACATATACTAGAGTGCTATCAGGTCAAAAAATACCTAAAAGCAAGTTCGAAATAGTTGCAAACATTGACGGGCCGTCATTTATTCATCCAATACTCGGAGAAATAAAGAATGGAATAGTAGTTAAAACTGGTGTATCAATACGTGGAACATCGGTTTTTATTTATTATCATACTTGTAAAGATAAATTGCGAGTTATGCATTTATTTCACTTGTTGCCTCAAGCATTTTCTAGTATGAATTATGGTCAGTGACTTTAAAGCGACAGTACAATTAAATAGATTTTATATTTCAGTTAAGAATAATGATTAAAATTTTTTATTTATTTGTATTCATATATTTTATTATTAAATATTATTTTATTAATAATATTTAATAATTATAATTATATTAATAACATATATATGAATGAATGCAATTCATTAAAAGTGCTATAACTTTTATTTTTATTGTGATTACGCTTTATTGCATTGGGTACCTTTGTATTTTATATAAGCATGCATTTCTCAATTTATCTTCTGAAGCGAAACTCAATATTTTTAAAAATTCCAGGGTCATGTATTTGTTAACACCATTACTATTTTGGGTTGCATCCAGGACATTTCTATTTAAAAACGCAAATGGTCCACTTTATTCAAATATACACAACCTATTTAAAAATTTGGATTACCCCAATTATTTCAAAAAAGATTTTCCGTTCCATTCTCTCTTGGCAATCGTTGCAGGCAGTTTGGTTGCCATATATGCCGGCGGAGCTCTTGGTCCCGAGACGCCCATTATTTATATGTCAATGATACTATTACTATATGCTTACAACCTTTTTAAAGGCGTTTTTAAAAATTTCAGTTTAGAATTAAATTTTGAAAGTTTACTATATTTAGGATATATTTTTGGAATTACTATACTTTTTCACTCACCCCTAGCTTCACTCGTATTAGTATTAGAAAAATCGATACGGGACGGGTCTGCAAACATCGCATCGAATGTCATATATTGCTGTGTTGGAATTCTTGTCGCATATTCATTGGTCGATATAAGCAATAATTTGTTTCAAGATCCTCCGATATCATTTGCTTATAGTGTATCACATACGATACAGTATTTAATTTTAGCCATAATTTGTGGACTGGCTGCATCCATTTTAATGGCGATCATGACGTCCCTTTTTTACGGAGTGAATTCGCTTGTTAACAAGAGTAAGGTGCTGTTGAATATTCTTCCCATTATTTTTGGGTTTTGTGTTGCTGCGCTGATTAATACATCTGAACACGGAGACGAAATAACGGGCAGCGGAATAAAACTTCTGAATTGTGAATTTTATGACACGTGTGTATACAATTTCAAGATTTTATTTGGAATTATTATGAATGTAATTTTGACATTTATTGCAGGGTGTCCAGGTGGACAAAAATTTATTTTCATGTCGATTGGAGGTGGAATTGGAAGTGTGTATGATAACTATACATCTGTTCCTCACACGCAATCTATTATTGTAGGTATTACAGCATTCTTTAGTACCATTTTTGGAAATCCGATAGCGTCCGCATTTATTGTGTTAAAAACTGCAAGTTTACCGTATGAAACTCTGCCAATGATATTATCAATATCACTCATTGCGTATTACGCGTTCAAGTATTCAAATGCATATTTAGAATAATTGTAATTATTTTTAAAAAATATACACTCATAATTTATTATAATTCAGTCATTTCACACTTTTTTCGTTTTAGGTTAATGATGAATGTGCATTATAAAATAGAAGCAGAAGTTCTTTTGAAGATATTGTCTTTCTAAAATATCACTGATTGTAACGGAGTATTCTTTTATTATTGAATCGACGGCGAATTTAAATGACTTGGCATAAGTCCATTCACTTGTTTGAATGATCATTTCATAATTTGTTTCCAGTAATTGCTGTAATAGAGGCCATAAATTAATATGAAGATCATCAGTTGCGATATTCAAAGATGCGACATCTGGAGAAGTGATGTATGCGTCTGCTGCTGAAAAATTCATGATTTTATTTGTTTTATTGCGTTATGTTCTGATATGAAGAGTATGTCTATTTTTATAAATATATTTAAATGTTCAATTTTTTAAATATTTTAAATTTAAAATAAATAATATAATATATGAATAAACAAATAATATATATAAATGAGTATAAATATAAAATAATATTTATATATAATAGTAGATAACAAATTTAAATTAATAAAAATATGATTGGAATCGGATGGGCAACTTTATATCATTCAATGATTGAAAAATATAGTAAACAACAGAATATTAATATTAATAACAATAATAATAATGCAAACAATTAATTTATAATATTATATTATGTTTAATAAATATAAAAAGATTTTAATTAATTATTATAATTATAATTAATTAAAATGCAAATGCAACAAAATGAAAATGAAGACGAATATAATACAGAGACAACAAAAATAAACACAATGCATACAGGGTCGGCCGATTCGTTAAAAATGTTGAGGGATAACATTGAGTTACTTCCAGAGTTTCATCAGATTGAAATATTGAGAATTTTACATTCAAATCATATAACATTTAGCGAAAATAAAAATGGGGTGTTTGTAAACTTATCATATGTGAATTACGACGTAATACATAAAATAAACGAATATGTAACATTTGTAAATAAACAAGAAACACAACTTTGCGAATTTGAAGAGAAGAAGATACTATTGTCAAATCAATATTTCAAATAATATTAAAGAATGACTTGTATTATATATTAAACATAACATGACGTCTATTCACGATGTAGCGGAACTCGAACAAACGGTTTATTCTCTTCAAAAATATATTATAGGACAAAAAAATGAAGAGAAAGAGAAAGAATTAATTAAAGAGCCAATGAAAGAGCGAATGAAAGAGCCAATGAAAGAGCCAATGAAAGAGAAAGAGAAAGAGAAAGAATTAATGAAAGAGTTGGACTCACCACTTTCCTATTTTCTACAGATACATCCAAAAGACAAAGATAAATTATTCTGGGCATTCTACATCATGCTGCGAGGTGAAGACGACTACAAGTATCTGAAAACCAAATTTGTTGTAGAAAAGGAAATAAAAATCAGTGCAGTTGAAACCATGCATAAAATGTCCAATGTGTTTAAGCAGCACAAGTTGAATAAGGGACGCATTGAAACCGAGCTGTCGGGTGATGCGGCATTAACTCTCGAGGGATTTTTTGGACTTTGCATTATTCATAATGTTTATGCAATGTTTATAAAACGAAACTGTTATTTTGAGTTGTACGGGGTCGGAGACGAGGAATCACCGTACTTAGTAGAAGAAGTAGAAGGTGGATTGGGTATTCATGTTTTTAAAACCGGGGCGGCGTCGAATGAAATGGCCAATGGCATTCGAAAAACGAAATGGCGAATGGAGAATGTTCTTGCGCCAATCAAGTCGATTTCATCTTACACGCACGCAGAACTGCTTGAAATATATAATAAAGTTACATCTGTTACTGCGAATGCGAATGCGAATGCGAATGCGAATGCGAATGCGAATGCGAATGCGAATGCGAATGCGAATGCGAATGCGAATGCGAATGTAAAAGTCACATCAGAAAAAAAAACAAAACAATTTTTATATGATCGTATATGTGAATATTTGAATTAATGAATATAAATTATTATTTATTTGCGTCCATATTTACAGTATTGGCGTTGTGAAAAACCGCGAGGTCGTCTGCAGTTGATACTTTTTTTATATTTTAACGACCACCTTTTTGATCTTTTTGATCTTTTAGTTTTTTTTGTTAAATTAGTTTTTCTTGTTTGGATTCGTTTACGTCGGTTTCCACCACTTGAAGGGTTTAACGGCAGTACACATCGAGCATGTAATCTACTACCTTTTTGTACACTGTTATCGGCCAAAGTGCTTGTAGGGTTCAAAGGATCTTTTTCTGTTATACCTGACTTATAAAGATGCGTGACACCACAATTCGGAACCAATGATGAAATATAATAGTGTTCGTTCATATAATCCAAAACGGACTGAACAGAATTTGCCGTATTTAGTGGTACTGGATATTTAATTCCATTTGGAAGGCGCACCTCAATCGTTGATCTTCCACCCAATTCTTCGCTCTCCCTCGTTAATTGTTCGGCGTGTTGTTGAGCGCGAGCTTCCATACCTTCGCGCAAAAATGATGTGATTCCGCGCAATTGATTCTGCATGGATAGTTGGTTAAAATCAGATACTTCTTTCAAAGTTGCTTGACGGGTTTGTTGAGATTGTCTAGTTAAAGCTGCTTGTTCTTGTTGAGATTGTCTAGTTAAAGTTTTACGATATTCTTCAACAATTTTTGGAAATTGATTTTCAATCAGCTGTAAAACATTCGGAGTTGGTTCAATTATTCTACCCAACGTCTCCAAACGATTACGCTGTAAGTTTAATTCAGTCAAACTAGGCGGAAATTTTACGTCATTAAATGATTTAAGTTGATTGTATCCATATCCACCCCTTTCAACACCCCTTTCTTCGCTATTGCTTAAATCCAACTTAGTTAATCCAGGTGGAAATTGAACTCCGTTCATGTGAATTAAACGGTTATCATTCAACAGTAGTTCTGTTAACCTAGTCGGAAATTGAATTTTGTCTAAATTTTGTATATCATTCCAGCTCAAGTTCAATGTTGTTAATGTTGATGGAAAAATAGCTCCTTCTAAAGAGTTTATACGATTATTATCTAAATGTAATTCTGTCAAATTAGGCGGAAATTGAACTCCATTTAAATTTCGTATATGATTTAAGGTTAAATTTAACTGTGTCAAGTTAGGTGGAAACTGCGCTCCATCTAAATTTTCTATGCGATTCAAGCTCAAGTTCAATGTTGTTAATCTTGATGGAAATTGCACCCCATTTAAATTTTGTATGTCATTCCAGTACAAGTCCAACGTTGTTAATGTTGATGGAAATTGCACTCCTTTAACTTCAAAGTGTGTTAAACCTACATTAATCATTCGTAACTCAGTTAAACTAGGTGAACATCTATCTAAATAACTCTGTAACTTTAAAGGACCAGAACCAAATAACATCACATAATCTTGCAGGGGAGGTTGTCCCAGAGGAATTCTTTGTTCTAAACGTGCCATTAAAAGACAAATTATTACTATTATATTTATATTTATATTCATATTAAAAAAATATTCATATTAAAAAAATAACATTTTTATAATAATTTAATTATTATAAAATTGAACAATATAGAATTATCTAAATAAAGTATATAATAGTGTAGTATAATGTCTTCAGGCAAGCAACATGAAGAGAGTAAAAAAGGTAAAACAACGGCCATAAATAAAGACAAAGAAAAACAAAATGAAGACAAGATAAAATTCGACACGATTGTAAAAACGTATTTAGACGAAGTTACAAAAGTATCAACAAGTGAATTAGAGCCGCCCGAACTTGAAGTTCGTTTTGGAACCATGAAGAATTCCGCGCCTCTAACAAAAGACAATGTTACCAATATTATTAAAAAGCTAAAGTCGCTAAAATTTCAACAATCCGGCGAAGAATACAGTTTAAGAATATTTTTAAATGATTCCGACGCTCGAGTTCAAATTGACGGGTTTTCAAATATACAGAATTTCTGCATTGATAACTCGATTGCAGATAAAAATGCGGCAATGGTGATTAAAAAGAATATGGAACATAAAGTGACGCGCGAAGACGGTTCAGAATTTACATCTGATATTCGCCCCGTCGATAATGCCGACTTCGATTTCAGGGTGTCGCTTCAAACCGAACGCGAAATCGGAAAAGACGAGCGCGAACAAATCATTTCGGGCTGGAAGTCAACCGGTAAAAATTTTAGGTACATTCGCCGAACTGCATTTACACACCCCGATTATCCGGTTAGAATTGATATTAGTATCGTAAAGGATACATTTAGAGCAGCGAAAAAATCGTACGGAGATTTCAAGACGTCGAATGTGATGAGGGGAGAGGACAAGTATGAAGTTGAGATTGAAGTGGATAATTCGGCGATAATAAAGGCAGGAATTAAACCAGATGTCTTGTTGAAGGGGCTAAGAGAATGCATTAAATTAATTCTGTCGGGAATACAGTCCAGCAATTTCCCGATATCCAATGATGAGATGCGTCAAATTCAGGATGAGTACTCGAAATTGATTTACAGCGGAGATGTGAGACCACCGTCACGTGTTGCATTTATTGGCCCCGCATCTGTCACTCTTCAAATTAAAAATATAGCACCTGTCGGAAAATATAAAATGCCGAGTATTCGTAAAAATTATTCCGTTACGGATAAAGCCGACGGTCTTCGAAAACTCCTGTTTGTTTCGAGTAGCGGTAAAATATACTTGATTGACCCGCTTCTAAACGTGCAATTTACCGGACTTGTAACCGAAATAAAAGCGTTTCACAACACGCTGCTTGACGGAGAACATGTTTTGCACGATAAAAATGGCGGCTTCATAAATTTATACTTGGCCTTTGACATTTATTTTATAAAGGGCGAAAGCGTGCGCGAAAGGAGTTTTTACACGAGCAGTAAAGAACACGCAGACAAATCGCGCCATTCAGAAATGCTGAAATATATTGCCAATGTGGACGCGAAACCGATTTTAAAAAGCGCGCAAAATCCGCTGGAATTTAAAGCCAAGCGGTTCTATTTTGACGACGGTGAAAGCAGCGTGAGCGCAATGTTTGGATCAAGTGGCGACGATAATGCATCGGAAAGAATATTCATGTTGTGCAAGCAGTGTTTGGACAGTGAATACAGGTACGTAACCGACGGTCTAATTTTGACTCCTTGTAACACGGGCGTTGGTGGGACTACGCCGGGCCAGGTTGGACCACTCGATCGAAAATTCACGTGGCCGCTTTCATTTAAATGGAAACCTCCGCAGTACAACACGGTTGATTTTCTGGTAAACACGGTAAAGGATGATAAAACAAATCGGGACAAGGTGGTCGATAAGATTGAGGGGGGGACAATCAACGGGACAAATATGCTGTCGAGCAAACAGGTGGAAACGTATAAGGAGCTCGTGCTAAAAGTCGGCTTTGATCCATCCAATCGTTCCAATAAGATTATTCCGAATGCGTGCGCCATGATTTACGAGGGGACAATTGATAAAATGTTTGGCGGGTCGGGCGAATACAAGCCCATACAATTTCTGCCATCCAATCCGTATGATGCAAGCGCGGGACTCTGTCTAATCAAGCTGAATTCTGAAGGCGACATGGTGACCGAAGAGGGTGCGGAAGTGTTTGAAGATTTAACAATCGTGGAATTCAAATATGATAAGCCGGAAAAGAGATGGGTTCCGCTGCGCGTTCGTTACGATAAAACGGCCGATTTGAGAAAAAATGGTAAAAATTTCGGAAATGATTACAAGACGGCGGACAGCGTTTGGTATTCCATTCATTATCCGGTTACCGAAGACATCATTAAGGGGGTGGATAAAAATATAAATTATGATGAATCCAGCGGTGCTGCTGACTCATCTTCATCTGTTTCTGATGTGTATTACAAATCGGGTGGTCAAGAAAAGCTGACGGAAGGGCTGCGCGATTTTCATAATAAGTTTGTTAAATCTGCGCTAATATATGAAATGACCAAATCGGGCGACACACTCATTGATTTCGCGGTTGGGAAAGCGGGCGATTTGCATAAATGGAAAGAATCGGGACTCTCGTTCATTTACGGGATCGATATTTCAAGGGACAATATTGAGAACCCGGCAAACGGGGCGTGTGCGCGGTATGTGAATTTTGCTAGAGAAAATGCAGGGAAAATGGATGCAATGTTTGTTGTTGGAAACAGCAGCAGGAATGTGAAAGACGGTGTCGCATTTTCGAGTTCCAGCCAGCTTACGCGCGAAATTTCAAATTCGGTATTTGGAAAGGGAAGCGTGGACGCTCTAAAAAAGCTGGGATTAAATGGCGTAGTTGCAAATTATGGAAAGGGTGAGCGCGGATTTGACGTGTCGTCGATCCAATTTGCGGTGCATTACATGTTTGAAAATGAAGACACGCTAAATGGATTTCTGAGAAATGTGTGCGAGTGCACAAAAGTGGGCGGCGTATTTATCGGCACCACATTCAACGGGAAAAAAGTATTCGACTTGTTGAAAAAAAACGGGGTGAAAAAGAATGAGAGTTATATATTATTCAAGGGTACAAGCGGCTCAAGCAGTGCAAGTGCAAGCTTAGACAATTCCAAGAAGATAATCGAGATTGTGAAAAAATACGATGATGATTTGCGGTTTCCTCCGGATGAATTCAGTTTGGGATACGAAATCCAGGTGTGGCAGGAATCCATTAATAATTACATTTCCGAATATTTGGTAAATTTCGAATATCTCGACAGCGTGATGTCAATGTATGGATTTGAGCCGCATCATTTAGACAAGGGCGATATATTCAGGAAGAGCCGAGCATCATTTGAGGAGCTGTTTAAAATGATGAGGGAACATCATGCTTCCAACCCGCTTTATTCTAAAGCGCTCACAATGTCCAATGAGGAAAAAACGCTCTCGTTTTTGAATGATTATTTCATATATAAAAAGGTGAGGGACGTTGACTGCGCAAATTTGAGGCACTCGGTAGTTGTTCCCAAGACGGAGAAGCAGAAGACGTTTGCAATTCACGACAAGCAAGGATTAAATCATACGCGACTTGTTGATATATTAACGGATCATAAATGGAAGCAAGTGGATATTAAAACGCCGAATGCCGATTTCGCATGGGTGGGCGCAACCGTCGGCACAGATTTCCTGCGTTATGAAGAAAGCATTTATGAAATAAAAACGACGCTGAAGAATTTGCTCAAAGGAAACGGCGTCAAAGGGTACAGCACGTCTGATCCCGATTATCCTTATACCAAGAATGTCATCACGGACAAGGCGCAGCTCTATATTGAACTGAATAAAAAATGTCCCGATATATGTAAAAAATACATGGCGGAATCGTGGTTTTTAAGCGACGAAAAACGTGTGGCGGAATATAGTGAAGCGGGTGACGGCATTCTTATTATAAAACCGTTGGGTGTTGGCGCGGGCGGAGGGGAGGGCATTGTGTACGTTACGAATAAAGAGGAACTGGTGGAGTTTACAAATGCGATGAAAAGGAAAAAGGAAAAAAAAGAAAAGGGTACGAAAGAGTACTTTGTTTCAAAATATATTCGAAATCCCATGTTGATCGAGGGTAAAAAATTCCATTTGCGCATGTACTTTATGGTTTGCATGAGACCTAATAACAAATCCGACTGGTTTTTATTCGAGGAGGGCAAAATCATTACTGCGGAGCTGCCGTATAAGGACGCGGACTATATGAATAAAAAGATACACGACACGCATTTCAAGTCGACGAAAAAGAATCGTCTGTTTCCGGATTCAAGGGAACTAGGAATCAGCGATAAAGAGGCCAAAAGCATTATGCAGCAAATGCGCGAAGTGTTGCGATGTGCGTATGATGTTTATAAACCGCATATTGCGAGCACGCGCGAATCAAAATACGGGTTTGAAGTGTTTGGGTGCGATTTCATGGTTACGAGCGACGGCGGAGTAAAACTTTTGGAGATTAATGCGCGCCACGACTATGGCGTGAATGATGTCAAAAAAGAAAGCCCGGAAGTTTATGAGCGATTTTGCGGTGATTTTTGGGATTGGATTTATAAGAATGCAATCGACCCCATATTCAGCGTTGATATTGAAAAGGCGGAAAAGTATGAATCGGAGCATGATCGTGTAGTTGCAATCATTGAAAAGGGATTCCCATTTGTTGAGCGGTTTTGGACTAAGGATGATGTGCAGGCAGCTTATGCGCTGATCAAAAACAAGGTCGCGGATGTTTCAATAGCGACGCTAACCAAAGAGCATTACATACAGAATACACCGTATGATATTTTAACGGGGAAAAAAGAGACGGAAGAGGTGAACAAGTTTATAAGGCAATACATTGGCGCGAATGACAATTTGAAATTTAAGAACGGGATAAAAGGAAAGGGCGAATTCATTTCGATCAAGTCGCCGGATGAAAACGTGCTGGATAAGGACTATTTACTGGTGGATTATTTCACGGAACCTTCAAAAATAACGGTGCGTTTGGCAAAGGGGGAGCCGTCATTGGAAGAGCATTTCATAAAAGGAACGCTGGTTGAAAAGGCGGTTCGATTGTTGCGACGCAAGTCCGTTGAAATAACAGACGAGAGTTTGCACGGCGCAATTATGAATCAATCGTCGGATGGCAGTAGCGGTAGCGGTAGCGGTAGCCGAGAATTTAATATGAAGTCGTCAATTGTAGACGGTAAAGAGAAGAAGGTGTATCTGTCGAGTGCAGAAAACGTATTTGTTTACGTGATTATATGGAAATTGTTGTTTCCGGAAATGTCAGAATCAGACGATTTTTCAAATATGAAAATATTGGATGGAGCGGGAGGATACGGCAGCCGTTTAATGGCGGCAATCATGCTGAATGCAAATTATGTTGGAGTAGAACCCAATCCGCTATCGACACCCGGTTTCAATAAAATGATTGAAATGTTCGGTTCATCAGAAAAACAGAAAATGTTGGAGGATGGTCTTCCAAACGCAGCGGGTATCAATGCGTTGCCGCCAGGATGGGCCGACGTTGTAATGTTCAGCCCTCCAATGTGGGGGAAAGAAGTGTACAATGATGAAACGGTTGCAAAGCAGTCGATCAATATGTTTAGTAATGAAAAAATGTGGCTGGGCCAATTCTTGCACGCATCCATTGAGGAATTATGGAGTCATCTGCGGGTGGGCGGATTCATCGTATTCCAAAGTGTTCGGTACGACTACATTGGCGAATACATGTTGAAAGAACACGCGGAAAAACGAAAAGATGCGGTTTTCAGGGGAATTTTGTCACGCGTCACTACTGCTGGAAGATATAAACCGAATTGGGTATGGCAAAAAATAAATCCGGACGACATTGGCATAGAGGGAGAGGGTGAGGAGGAAGTAAAAGAACGAAATGTGGCGATTGAGGAATCTGTCGAAGAAGAAGAAGAGAAGAAAGAAGAAGGCGAAGTAAAAGTACCTAAAAAAAAAGTTATATTTGTTAAAAGAAAAACTCTTAAAAAAACATCAACGCCACCCGAATAAATGATATTTATTAACTATTAAAATAAAACTATTAATAATATTTACTCATAAAAAGACATATATTATGATTCTCATTGAATCGTTGCGTTTATAAACTATAAATCGCTATAATCATAGTCATTATTTCATTTCACATTTTTTTCATTTCACATTTTTTTCATTTCACATTTTTTTCATTTCACATTTTTTTCATTTAACAATATTATATTTATTAAAAAACATATTTTATAATATTTTTTTTTATAAAAAATAAATTATTATAATATATTATAATACTTAAAATGTCTACTACTACTCATACTTCACCTGTTCCTACCCCCCCCCCCAATCCCAGTTTCGACCAAGTTGTCAAAGGAAATGTATATATTAAGCAATTAAGTAAAAAAAAATATAAAATTACATTTAGCGAAATTAGAAAATTTCTTTTATATCAGACGTGGTCAGATTCTTCTAAAAAATTGAATGATGATCGTTCAGTATATTATCAAAAAGCAAAACTATGGATCAACAATTTTAATTATTTAAATGACTCATTAAAAGCATCCAATAAACCATTGTTTACATCCCCCACCACCGTAATGGAAATCGGTAACCATAAATATGTATTTGTAATTAATAAAGCGAAATTAAACGGAAAAGGTCACGTTGTTTTCAAAGTATCCACTAAAGAAATCAAGTCATCAGACAAAAAAATGTTGAAACTTCCACGCGGACACCATGACGGCGTGCGGTTTGATATTGATCCATTCCAAGATAGGTCTTATAGTTGTAGTATTCAATACTCGATTATGCAGAGTTACGGTGTTAATTGTGAACAATATAATTGCAGCAACAATTTAGGTACTATACCAATTGGATGTGCATACGCAATAAGGCGAGGGTGTGGAAATCAATACGCATGGAACGACACCAGTATTTTGCCATTCCCACCACAATATATAAACTGTCAATAAGTCATCGCGCGCATATTTGCCTCAGCCAAACTGTTAATTACAATATCTCTAATTATTCACAATGAAAATAAAAATAAATGATATTTATTAACTATTAAAATAAAACTATTAATTACTCATAAAAAGAATATAGATATTATGCTTGATATTATTTAGATTTGAGTATATCTTCTATTAGTATTTTAATATTAGTATTTTAGTATTTTAGTATTTTAGTATATAATTAATTATTTAGATTATTAAAAATATGAGTATTTTTTTATTGCCGAAAACATTTCATATGTTTACAGAAGACGATATTGTGTTTAATATGACAGATTGCGTACCAAACACATTTTTATCCAATTCACTTTATCAAACACTGTGTGAAACAAAAATTCAAATAGAACAAACAGATGGATGGGACAATTATAAAAAATTAACAAATCCATTTGAGTTTATTCACACAGTGGTCCCAAACTGCAAATCTCAAGTAAGTCGATTGGTTCCACTTTCTCGTTCATTTTACAAAATGATTGAAATTTGTACGCATTTTGATTTATTCAATTTAAAATGTAATAATAATGATAATAATAATGAAACATTATGCGACTATATAAATAATATAAATATCGATCGGCGTGACGACGTTGGATGGTATACGCACGATGGTTTTTATAATGTAGTTTATCGTCACAATTGTCAAAATAAAAATTGTTTTGGAAACGATTTTGCCAATAATGGTAACAATCATAATGGTAACAATCATAATGGTAAAAATAGTAACTCTTTTATAGTAAAAAACGATAAAGGCAATGTGGCTTCTACTTCTGAAATTCAAGTGCCATTATCTCCCAATACACAACAATCATATCTACCTTGTTTAGATTTCGAAACATTGAATAAAATTACATCATTTCATCTTGCAGAAGGTCCTGGTGGATTTATAGAGGCGGTTTGTTATATGAGAAACAATCCAAACGATACGTATTATGGCATGACGCTAACAAATAATGATTCCAAATGTCCGGGTTGGAAAAAAAGTAAAAGATTTTTAGACGAACATCCAAATGTGATTATAGAAAAGGGTATTGACGAAACTGGAAATTTATTATCAAAAGACAATTTTGTTTATTGTCATAATAAATATAAAAATACGATTGATCTTGTTACGGGGGACGGAGGAGTTGATTTTTCAGACAATTTTAATAATCAAGAACATGTTGCAACCAAACTAATTATTGCCCAAGTCGTGTATGCATTATCGATGCAAGCAAATAATGGAAATTTTGTATTGAAAGTGTTTGACACATTTTCAATGACAATGGTTGATATTTTGTATTTGTTATCCTGTTTGTATAAAAGTGTATATGTAATGAAACCGCAAACGAGCAGATATGCGAATTCAGAAAGATACATTGTGTGCAAAGGTTTTAATCTAGAAGGAAATGAAACTATGATTAGCACCATTATAGAAGGAATTTATGATAATTTTGATAACCTGAATTCAAAACTGTACATTGAAAGCTTTTTTAGTTTTAAACACGTTCGCGCATTTTTTTCAAAGATCGAAGAAATCAACACAATTATGGGTAAAAATCAAATTGAAAATATAATAAACACGTTAAATTTGATTATAAATAAAAATTTTGAAAAGATTGAATATTTAAAAAAACATAATATACAAAAATGTATAAAATGGTGTGAAACTCATAATATACCTCATAATAAACATATTCAAAATTCAAATGTTTTTTTAACACCGCCAAATAATGTTTTTATATCATCGGTGGCAAAACTTGTTTAAAATTTGATTAAAAGTTATTTTTTTTGAATAATTTTTAATATCTCAATATATCAATACATTAATCAATACATTAATCAATACATTAATCAATACATTAATCACAATATAATATAAATAGTAATAAGTGGTAAATAAATTGTTAAAAATATTATTTAAAAATATATGCTGAATATACTTAGCATGCAAACAACAATTCAACTACTATATAAAACCATCAGTGGAAATAAAAAAAAAGAAAGGTTTGAAACCATTCTCGAACCTTTGCAAGCACTGATTCAAATCGCATTACTATCATATTATCCGATTGGTACAAAATTAACAATACAAAATAATATTTTATATATACAGGCACCGTCATACGGCCAATCTGTCGCGCGCTGGTATAATAACGATACGCAAGAAGATTTGTTTTATTTATTCAATATTTTTTGCAGATTTAAAAAATTTTATATAGATGTAAAAACAGAACACATTCAATTATTCACTTTATTAATTGAGCTGGCTAAACACGGAATAAGTAATCTAATTAGAACTTATAACCAAACAGATAAAACGCACGTTTTACACACGCTTCAAATGTATAAAAATATGTTGGACAGTTCTAGTTCTAATAACTCAATTGCAACAATTCAGTTACTACCCTCTTCCTCTTCTTCTAATCATAACAATTTTGATAATATTCATAATAACAATCATAATAACAATCATAATAAAGTTAATAATGAATCCAACGAAAGAAAAAATAAAATAAATAGAGGTATGTACCGTGCTCCCGCCGCTCCCATAATTTCTCTAACAGAAAAAGAAAAAGAAAATGAAAAAGAAAAAGAAATGACGTCATTTTCTTCATCGGTTCCTGTTCCTGTTCCTGTTCCTGTTCCTGCATCCTCTGCATCCTCTGCATCCTCAGAAATTGATATGGATGATATATTTATTAAAATTTCAGATTTGTACAATGATGAAATGTTTAAAATTATTTATAATATATTTATTGCAATGAAAGGTGACGAAACAAATTACATTGATTATGCAAATGGATTAAACGCGATACTACACCCCATTAATATTAAAATAAAAAAATGGATTGATGAAAATATTGTTTTTTAATACATAATTCATTTTATTAATTACTCCATTTTTTTTATTCTATTTTTTAATTCATCTAGAACGCTATTCATTAAAGGATTTCCATCCATTTTCTTTCTATTTTGAATTAATTGTGTATTAGCGGGAGGAGGTGGAAGAGGAAGCGGAGGAGGAGGAGGAGGCGGATACGTATGAAATGGCTGTTTCATTTCATCTTCATTTTTTATATATTTTTTATTTGGCTCATTATTATTATTATTATTATTATAATTTCCAGAATTATAGAATATTTTTTCATATATTTCTTTTTCTATTTTTAATTTATCTTTTTTACATTTTAATTTTTTATTTTTTTTATATTGAATCTTATTCATTTCTGTTGCCATTTCTAATTTCGTTTTTAAAACTGCATTTTCTGAACGCAATTCGTAACACAATTTCTCCTGAGTTCTAAAAAGTGATTTAAATTCTTCTACATTATTTGTTATAGATGAATTATCATAATCATTATTATCATTAATATTAACATTATTATTGTTGTTACTATTGTTGTTACTATTGTTGTTACTATTGTTGTTACTATTGTTGTTACTATTGTTGTTACTATTATTGTTACTATTATTGTTATTATTGTTTTGTATTTCAGGGTGTTCAATTAATTTTTTAAATCTAAAAAACGAAGAAGGATACATACAACACCACATAAATTAGAAAAAAAATAGTATTTAAATTATAATTCTGTTATTATAATTTAAATCATTATTATAATTTAAATATAGTTAAAGGATATGAAAAAATTATTCTATAAAATGTTATGTTTAAACCTATATTCTCTATTGGCGTTGTATTTTTTTTTTACTATAATACAGTTTCTACCAAATGATACACTTTCTATATAGTTATGATGTAAGATTTGATTAGATAATTGTGTTTTGTCTGCAACGAATTCGCGATTCATAATATCGATTGAATCTTTAAATATTTCAATAATTGATTTACTGTGTTTATAACCATATTCTGTTTTATAATCGTAACAAACACCTTTAATCCAGTACGATGTTTCAATGTCCTCTATTATATAAATGCCGCCTTCCATTAATATTGGAAATAATGTATTAAATGATAACAATTGATGTTCTGGTATATGCGATCCATCATCATTTATAAAAAATATATTTTTATCCATCAACATGGATTTTATTTTTTTTAAATCATTAGCATTACTTTGGTCTGCTTGAATTGTCGTACATTTGTCCTTGTTGCTCACATTTGTTAGTTCTTTGATTACTTTGTCTATGCCATAAACATGTGCATTTTTAAACATACCCGTCCACATGGGTAATGAAAGTCCATCATCAATGCCTATTTCAACCATACCACCATGCGAATTGCGAAATGGTTGTAAGATAGAGTCGTAATATTTATGATATTCGTGATGAAAAACTTTATCTGTATTATTCAATGTTCCATATTGAAACATTACATTTATATCATCATCTATTTTATTCATATTATATCTGTCATCGTCAACGCTATCAACGCTATCAACGCTTGTACTTGTATGACTAGTTTTGTCGTGTGCATACGCAGTTCTCGGATAAGTCATATGAAAATGATTAATATTTGACGAATGTAAATTATAACAATTAGGATTATTTTGAAATAGCCAAAATTCAGGTGCATTTCTATCAGGCGGTTGAACGCACAATTTTGGTAAAGTTTTCAAATAATTAGAATTCGCCCACCAAAAATTACCGCTATAATGAGGAGGAGGAGGATATGGGTGATACCCATCAAAAACTTTTTGATCTAATTCAATGCTGTAATCACAACCAGCCGTATCGTATTTTTCATCTAAAATAGATATACAGTTTCTATATTCTTCTACTAAAAAATAGAGCATATAATTTATCCAATCATTCTCTTTGTCATCTTCTTTCGAATACCTAATGCCTTTGGTATGTAAATATAAAATATAACTATTGGGATTTGTGTTAGAAAAATCATTTATTAAATTAATAGTGGGATTTTCGTATAATTTACTATTTTCAGAGCAATTGATAACTTCGTATTTGTCCCCATAAATGTTCTCAATGGGTAATCCAATATTATTAATAATGATTTTTTCAAATACATTTTCACATTCAGTAAGGCGCAACGTTCTTATCAAGTGCTCTAAACGATGCGTGCCCGCGTTTTCAAGATTACAACTATGAATAAAACAATATTTTTTGGGTTCTTCGCAATTCGTCTCTACCTTCATCATGACGCCATTTATTACATTGATATCAAAAAAATCCTCATATTTGATGACCGTTAGATTATTCTTGTACTTGTTACTATATTCAACATCCAATTCATAACTTGACTCTGACAATACATTGAATCCGCATTCTAATAATCTATCACAGCGAACGTGTTCAAAAATATTAGAACATTCGTCGGCCGAAGGATTCTCATTATTATTGATTTGACCGTGCACATTCAAAATAATTTTACATTTAGACAGTTCTATTTCTCTATCATCGCCGTAACCCGCTACAATATTTACTTTAAATCCGTTTGTTCTTAAAAAGTCAACCACTTTTCTTCTTTTAGGGGGATTAATAATGTGCTGCTGGTCAGCCGGCAAACTTTTCCAATTATAAATAAATCCAAAATCATATATTTTGTTATCTTTGTTTTGATTCAAAAAATGCATCAACGTATTTCGCTCGGCCGATTGTATATTATATGACAAATACTCGCAATTTGTAATATTGTGCTGATTCAATATTTTTATATTCGATTTACTATAGTCGTATATTTTTAAAGACGGATGCTTATTGTGAATCTCTAATACGGCATTCAAGCGCCAAGTCAAATTCAGCGGTTCTGTTTGTAATATGCTAACTTCACAATTCGCATCAAGACGTGCTAAAATAGTTTCGTCAAATAATGCGTATATAAACGATACTTTGCTTGGATTTGATTTTACAATTTCATCTGCATTATCGGTAATAATTATTTCATACGTGTCGCCATTATAGTTGAGTTGATTTTCAATAAACTGGGAAATGGTTTCAATTGTAAAATATCGATGATAAAAGCACCACCGTTTTTTTTTTAAAGATTTATCATTACCATTATTACTATTGTTATTCAAGCGCATTAGCTCCAACCACTGCAACGCTCGATTGTTCCAACTGCAACTCGTCGCATATTCTTTACCAGCTTCTTTTATAGAATTTTTCCTGCTTGTAGACAATTCTAAAATCGCATCTATTTCTTGACCTGGTTGAACCGGAATGCCATAATTTCCGATCGTGTTTACTAGTCCAGCCACCGGATAGTATATGCAAATTACTTCCGACATGAGCATCTCCATTGCCGTAATGCAAGAAGTTTCATTGAAACTTGTCGGATACAACCAGTATTCCGCGCTTGCCATCATTTCATACAGCTCCGCCTTGTTCAAAGAACCCACGTGTTTGACGCCTTCATACTTTTGCATAATGTCGCGAAGTCGCAACTCAAAATCATTCGATGGAAACCGGTTATAAGAACTGATGCACAATTCAGCATCGGGCAATTTTTCAACGATTTGCGGCCATAATTCGAGCAACCGCTCCAATCCTCTTTCACTGCATGAAGTATAGATGAACCGATTTGGGATTTTTACCGGATTACATGTAAATTTATCCAAAATAATTCCATTATTGATTACAAACATTTTATCTTGTAGAACGGGATAATTCGTTACAAACAAATTTTTATGCCATTCCGTTTGACAAACGCAGCCCGTGATTTTATTAGACCATTTTCTCAATATGGATTCGGCATCCATGTTTGAACCGTGCGACAGCAGCACGACATCGTGCGCCCAAATGAATGATTGGTAATACGCCGTTTCAGGAAACATTTCATAAAATCCGACATATCTTGAAACGACAATCGTGTGAAAAGCGTTTGTTTTTACCAAATTGGAGAGATTTTGAACGTTGACATATGTAACATTGCCATTATTAATGTTGTCGATCTTCTCTTCCAAAACGGTGCCTGCAACGTAAATCTCAAAATCTGATGGAAACAACCTGGAAAGATTTGCCAGCGCAGTTTCGGAACCACCCAGCGCATGCTGCGTGCTGTACGTATAATTCCAAGCAAATGGAGCGAAACCGGAATAAAACAATATTTTATTACTTTTTTTGCATTCTTCCTTTGAAAATGCGCATCTGGGCAGAATCGAATTCGGCCTCTTATACTTGATTCCGTATTTATCATAGTGTTTCATAAAATCATAACCGTGCACATTAAAATTATTTGAATCCAACAAATCAATAAATGATTGAAACAACTCGATAAAAGCACTCGAATGTTGGCTGGAATAATCTATGAAAAACTGCAAATTATATAGAAAATTGCGTATATGAAATTCTGAATTTACAAAACATTTGGTAATAAAAACAATTTCGTACATTTTTAAAATTGTATCTCTGGCGGTCGGATCGGTGCCAATCATTTTATCTGCGACGATAATCATGTAATACGGTAAATAAAAATTTCCAACAGATTGATCCACGAACAGTTTCCCGCTGAAATTCGTTTTGAAATGCGTCAAGTAATGCGTTTCATAAAACGATTTCACCATTCCATAATACTGATAAGCAACCCGATTCAAATCAATGATGCAATAGTGCTTAATTAAATTGTAGGCGCATTCCAATCTCTCGGTATCATATCTAAACGATTCCACCAGGTAAAACATACCCTTTTCTTGTTCACCGATCTTACAGTATTCATTATGCATGTATAAACAACTAATGTATTTTTCTTGGTGCCAATTATTATTTTGCAGTGTGGTTTTATACCATTCAATTGCTTTTTCCGACATGCCGGCATCCCTGTAACTGTTTGCACAATAAAACGCGTAGCGCAGATGTAAATCATCATTCGTTTTCTTCGCTTCAAAATACGCTTCTTCCAAAATGCGCGCATCCTTCACGTATTTGTGAGGATCTTGACTTCTGCTTCCGCTTCTTCCTGAAACTACATAATAATCCCCTTCAACTGTTGTTGTTGTATAATCGCCATTATCACGCAAACATGCAATAAATTCATGAATCACCGACTTAAAACACCACCGAATTCTATTATTTACTAGCAAAATCCTTTGATACGTTATTCCGGATCCACCAAAATTAAAAAAATATCCGTCACAATCGACCGTTTTTGGAAGAACCACTTCTCCGCGAATTTCGTCATCGGCATCAAATATAAGCAACAAATCGGATTTGTTGTACGCGCTGTTCAATGCCAGCGTTCTATTATGAGCGAAATTTTTCCACTCGTCTTCGTATAATTCACCCGAAATTTTTTTCTGTTTAAAAAAGTTTTTAATTATGTCACACGTATCATCTGTAGACCCAGTGTCGCAAATTACCCAATACGAAAAACATATTTTTGAACACAGCATTTCAAGCGTTCTTTCAATAATATGTGATTCATTTTTAACAATCATATTCAAACAAACAGATGGGACATTTGTCATTGTTATTTTTATAACTAAACAGTATCATTGTTTTATCTTTAAATAAATATAGTTAATTCATTATATTTATTTATTTTGTAATTTTGTAAATTAATGTAAGTTAATAAATAAATAATCAATCATCAGCAGTCGTCGTCTTATAATATAATTGTTTCAACTTTTGATAATTGTTGATATTTTTTTTAGTTAATTTACAACTCCACATTACACCCATAAAATATATTATGATTATCACCGTTTGAGTAGTAAAATTAAAATTAAAAAAAGATATTTTATGTTGATAGGAAAATGAAAAAAAATGAATAATCCTGAAATAGGAATACCACAACAACTGAATAAATTCTGATGCCGCATTCATTTTCAAGCGGTCATTATATTCTTTGTGTACATGATGCGATACGTACAACATTATATTCGACATTTCAAGAATGTTGTATCCACCCAATAATATTTGTTTACTCTCAATCATAAATGATGCATTTAATATATAAATTGCAATTAGATGATGAATTACATATGGAAAATGTTTTATAAATTCATTTTTTGTTTTCATTTTTAAAATGGATGAAATAATATACATTAGATCATACGCATAGAATCCAATGCTTATGTGGATTGCATAATCTATATTATAGTTATAATTATGATGTAAAATAAATACAAGAGAATGAATCAAATGGACGATATTTTTAGCCGTCGATTCTTGTCTGTATTTTAATGTTTCTTTCAAAATTGAATTCCAAAAACAAATAATGGGAATTATATAACTTATGTTCAGCATGATTATTTATATTATTTATTATTTATGATGATGATGGAAGAGAGTAAGGTATTATACAATTATAATATATCTCTAATTTGATTTTATATTTATATTAAATATTTATAATATTATATATATTAGAAAGTATTAGAACGTGTTTAAAAAAAACAATGGCAACGAATTCAAACGCGAATAACTGTACAACGAGTTGTTGTGTATTCAATTATTACACGAAAAATGCGAATCCAAATCCAACGCGCTTGTGGTCTCGTTTTAATTATGTGTGTCCTTGCCCTCCGGGTCAGCAATCGTGTTCAACCGACTTTGTTAAGCTTGACGAGCGACGAAAAGCCGAAATATTAAAATATAAAGCCAACAGCAGCAATATAACAAAAAAACAACAGTATGCAAATGCAGCTAGCAATCGCTGGCTCACAGGCAGAAAAATGTGCTGGGCGGCGCAAACAGATACGTATACGAATCCGAATACAAGCACGTTGCAGAGAGTGGGTGATGTCCTTGTTTGCAACAATAACAATGTGAGCTGTTCTTTAACGAGCGATTCCGACGTTCCTGGTAAAATTCAAAAACTTTGTTATAATCCGTCAGTTCCGCTGTATAATTATAAAGTGATAAGAACATATAAATCGGGGGGAACAAAGTGGCCGCAATATTATGGACCCGAGCCGCCCCAAACCCAGCCATTTCAAGTATAACGTTTCAATTCAAGTTTAACGAATTAAATTAAATTAGTAGTTAAAAAAATATAAATAATTAGTTTAAAAATCAAGTATAAATTATTTATATTTTATATAAATTTTATAATAATTTTTTACAAAAAAATGGGGAATCAAATGTCTTTAGAAGAAAATGAAAATGAACAAAATCAAAATGAACAAAATGAAATAAAATTAATTGAAAAAAATGATTCTGAAACTATTGAATCAAATCAAAATGGTGGTCAAAGTGGAAACAGTGGAAACAGTGGAAACGTAAACAAAAAAATTAAAAAACGAAGGTCAACTTCTAAAAGTTCGAATTCAAATACTTTAAAAAAAACAAGACATAACAGACGGCGTTGAAAATTTTTAAAAAAATGACGTTTTCATGTTCTTAAATTAGGGTTGATGCAAATATCCATTGTCGGAAAAATATCCCCCGACATGCATTCGTCATTCTCGCCCACCTTGATGCAACTTCTGAATCCGCGATCTTCGCCAATGTAACAATAACCCGATTTTGAACGTCCACCGCTTTGCGTTACACTGGTGGCATCATCTGGCGCAGGTGTCATTTTTTTCAAATTTGATAGGCCAGTGGATAAAACTGCTGACTCTGCTGATTCTGCTGATTCTGTAAGTGAAGGGGGTGAAGGTTGTAATTGACTTTGACCTTTACTTTTTTCTTCAGGTGTTAAATGTAGCCCCTTTTCTAAAATGTTTATACTTCCGGTCACTGCTCCAGCTGCAACATTCGTGCTACTTGTTACACCCGCTGCACCAACATTGGCGGTTGTTTTAATCGTTTCTCCAGTTGAATATCCGAAAAAACTCAAAATGGATTCAATCCAATCTGTAACTTTACCTAAATTAAATAAATTAAAAATTAAAACCCAAATAATCAAAACAATTAAAATACCCGATATAACAGACCAAATGCTGTATCCCGATTCTGAATCTGACGTGGTTGCTGCATCCGTTGCATCTCCGTAAGAATCGCTCATTGGGTCGGTGACAGCGGGCGAGCTTGAACTAAATGCATTTGTTAGCGTTTTTGTTATTCCTGTTTCCTCCATTAAAGCAAGTAAATAATGTTATTAATTAATTTGTCTGTATTATTATATAATTATATATTTTTTATAAAATTATATACACCTACACATTCTTATTCATTATTTTAATAAATTGTACAAATATTGAATTATAAGATTGATTAAATTATGAAGAGCGGGATTGTTATGAAGAGCACGGCTTGGGACCGCAGCCAATCTCAAGAGGAGCACGGAAAGGATCGGGCTCAATTGTTGTGTTCATCCAAGGGCTGACTTGAAGCTGAGGATTGGGGGGCTCAGAGCGAACTTGCAAGTTGGCATTGCGCAAAGAACTGCCAATGGTGTCAACTCCAATCAAGTATCCGGCATTTAAAAGGTTTACACCGAGAAAGTCGCCAGAACCCATGGGTTTCATATTCCAAGAACTGTTGTTATCCTTGGGCAAAAGGTCAGAAGGATTGATGTTGGCTTGACCGGAGCAGTTGGGTGGAAGACCGATAGAGCTAGAAGCAGATGCAGAAACTGAATCAAGCTGGTTGTAAACAGAACTGTCGTCTACAGGCATTGGCCCATTTCGACTTCCCTTATTCCTCCTATTTCCATTCTTAGAATTGGAATTGGAGTTGGTTGACATGTATTCAGGAAACATGGACTTATTTCCTGAATAGTTGTAAATAGCCCAAACTAACACAAGGGATGCTAAAAAGGTGAGCACTTGATGGCTTTTGACGTATCTTTGTAAATTTTCAAGCATGATTATATTATATTATATATTATATAAAATAAATGATAAAATATTTTTATAAATTTATATTTAATTGAAATATATGACTAAATATAAATAGTTGAAATTTAATTAATTGAATTTTATAAGTTTACAATTTTACAATGTGACATTTGTTGATTCTTCTTAATTAATTAATTTATAGTTGGTTTATTTTAAAATGTTTCAAAATCGCCTTATATTTAATTATAATTATTTATATCATTTATTCATTATTGCCACCATTGATATTATTATCATTGTCATTGTCATCATCATGACCATCGCTATCGCTATCGCTGTCACTTTCACTATCGCTTTCATTATCAATTAAATTATATGTAAATCTTATTTCTTCAGCAGCCAAATATGCTTCAACCGCCATTTTTTTTGCAGATTTTGCTTTTTCTTTTGCATCCTTATACATTTTATAATAAACATCATTCGCATCTTGTAATTTAATTTTTTCAAATTTAGAATCCAATTCTGGAGGTATTTCTAAATCAATCTCGATTAGTTGATTATTTTCATTTATTACAATTTCATTAACATGAATATCTTGAACATCATCTAAATCTTTTACCATTTCCGGATTTTTATTACTGTCATTATTAATATCGCCCTTGTCGTTCTTATCGTTCTTATTGACATCTACATTGTTTTCTAAACCTTCTAAAATAATTGGATTCGGATTATTCACAATCAATTTGTCATTCACTACATTATTCGCTAGATCATTCGCTACATCATTATTCGCTAGATCATTCACTACATTATTCGCTAGATTATTTGACACATCATTTGACACATCATTTGACACATCATTTTCGGTTATTTCAGACACGTTCTTTTTTGGTTTTATCAGACATGAATTGAATACCGGTTTTTCATTTATTATCAGTATCTGGCGAGCATTCATCTCAAATTGAAAGCTTTTCGATGTAAATTTTATTCCTTCAAAGTCAATAATGGTGATTAATGACATTTCCGGCTTTATATGATCAAGTGGTAAAGGATTGTTGTTTTCATCAAAAATAAAACAGTTTTGTACACCACCAATGCCGTGTTTTATATTATTATTCGTATTATTCGCATTGTTTATATTTAGTTTCAATAAATGACTTGTTCCATTCTTGTATGATTTTATAATTGACGCAAACGCCATTTCAATGTCGGTTTTTTCTAAATCATCTGTAAACCAAATATGCCTTTTTTCAAAAATAATATCAATGCACGTCTTTTCCAGATTTTCTAAAAACGAAATAAATTCTCCATCTTTTTCATTTGAAATAATTAAATCAATGTATGTCTTTTTACCAACCGTTATAATTCCTTGTTTTGAACTACATGTCGGAGATTGCATGTAAAGCGGGCGTTTCAAATATTGTATTTTTGTAAAATACGACCCTCCTTGAATGCTTGATGGCATGGAAAGAACAATGTTTGATAAATTTATATCTTTGTCGTCATATGATAGTATTGATACATCTGAATTTTCCATTTTAAATAACTTGTAGTTAATAATTACTTTTTAATATATTTTAATAAAGTTTTATTTTTATATATTTTATTTTAAAATTAATTAATAATGTTTTTAACAATCAATAAAAAAAAATTTTAACGACATTACTAATAAAATAAATTGAAAAAAAAATATTCATATTTTGTACATGTAGTTTTCTACCCACAACACAATACCCACAACACAACATAAGATAATGACGAAACTCATTGAAACCCCTGAATCATTTTTGAGTGTGACACCATTCAATGATGACGGACTGTTGGAAAGTTGTGTGGCAGATGTTTCTGGTCTTTTGATTCAAAATCCACCGATTGTCATGTATGGAAAGACCATGTACCAGCATCGCGATGTCGGGTTCTTTTCAAACGAATGCGATGGTTACCGCTACACGGGACAAACTGCAAAACCACAAGCGCTCACGTCGTCGCTTGAAAAGATGTTACAACACGTGAACCGATTGTTTGGTTCAAATTTCAACGGGATACTGGTAACTCGGTACAAAGATGGCAATGATCGCACTGGTGCACACTCTGATCGAAAACGCAATGTTAGTGCTAACAATGGTATTGGCATTGGCGTCGTTTCTGTTTCATATGGCGCTGTTCGCAAGTTTCGCATTCGGGACAAAATTACAAAAAAGGTTGTATCCGACATTCCCACAATTTCAGGACAGATGATTCAGATGGGTGGAAATTTTCAAAAGGAATTTACACATGAGGTTCCAGTTCAAAAAAAAATTAAAGAAGTTCGATACTCATTTACACTTCGCAATTACATTTCGTAAACATAGTAAAATATAAAAAATAAAATATAAAAAATAACCATAATCATTTTTTTTATATTTCTTCTAACCAATATTACGTTTCATTGTATAAATAATAGTATGCAATATAGTTAATAAATATGATTGATTCTAGTAACAATGCATCTAATAACAATGCCAATCAATTCAAAAATAAAGCAATTGATTATTGTTTAGATATAATTAAACGCGAAGATGTGAAAAATGAATTGAAACAATTATTTAAACCAATTATACAATTAATTTTACAAGAAATATACCCATACATTTATTTATCGGTTTTATTTTTATTAATTAGTTTTTTTTTAGTTTTAGGAATATTTATATTATTATTGCGTAACAATTATATTTCACAAGTTTTACAAACAAATTCTTAATTATTTTATTTTTATTTATTAAGGCAAACTTAATAATATTATTATTTTTTTATATGTATATATAATATATACATATAATTATCTTATATTAAATGAGAAAACTTTCTTTACAGAGAGGTGGTCAGAGTTGTTCTTCGGGTATGGGTATGCGGGGTGGTAAGAAACGTAAGATGTGCCAAGCCGGAGGCGCAACAACCGCTTTAAACCCCGCATCATTAAGCGGCGATTCTTTCGACAGGATGGGTGGCGCTCTGGCAAAAACTGCTCACAATTTATATGTCAAACAAAATTATGACCTGGCAGCTTTAAAAAATGTAAATGCAATGAAGGGGGGACGATCAAGAAGAAGAACTGCAAAAAAATATTCACGTTCTAAATCCAGGAGAAGCGGCGGCGGACTTGTGGAAGCGGTGGTTCCTCTCGGTCTTTTAGCAGCCCAGCAAACTTTATTTAAAAGAGGATCATCTAAAAGGTATAATAAATATGGAGGATCTAGGCGCCGGTCTCGTTCTAAACGCAACTAACCAATCGACTTTTTTATACATTTAAAATGTTGTTATTTTAACAATGTGTGCAAATGTATATGCAGCCACCATGATCGGCATGAGGAGCATTGGATTGATGATAAAGCAACGAATTCGTCGTGTGTCCGTGAATGTGAAATTTACTTGAAACCTCGCACAATTTCTCGATTTGATCTTCTTGTCCATTTAGCAATAAATCTTCATGAATGTGCGCAATCATTGCATCGCACAAGTGCCTTTCCAATCGTGAGAATACGGGCGTTTTTTTTTCATGGAAACAAGAATTCGCATTTATATTTATATTATTTGAATTTCTCTCGTCATTTGGCTCGATAAATTCATCCCGATCGATCTTCAAATTCATTTGATACTTCCAAAATGTATTACATGAAACGCGCAAATCTAGTGTCACAGTATTTCCTTTCGCATCATTCTTTATCTTTCTGTCGTTTGCAGAATCCGCATTGGTGGCTTCAGCAGAATAGAATAATGGCAACATTTTATTTTAACCTTGTCTTATCTCTTTGATTTGCTTTAATTTAATTAATCCGAAATAATTTTCAATTTTTTGTTAATTATTATTTTTTACATTAACGTCTTCTATTAATGTCGGCGATAATGCCGACAGCGGATTCACAATCTTGTGTATTTTATTCGAAATATAATGCAACGGCACTTTCACTGTTTCATAAACGTTATTCACAAAATCAATATGGTCGCCCATTTTATCACAATTTTTTATAATACTGTTATCCAGTTTTTGTAATATTATATCGAGTTTTTCTTCTATTCTCTCAACTTGACATTTCAGATTTGTAATTTCATTTCGAATGCAATGTCTTGTATCTCTTGTAATACATTTACAAGATTCGCATTCATCATTCTTATCAGAATCATTCATACTAGTTTATTATTTTAGTATATATACAATATATTAAAATAATTTTATTATGTATAAAACGAAGAAAGGTAGTTATTAAGGGTACCAATTGTAAATATAAATATGTATAAAAATTGAAAACAATTTATTTGAATTTAATATGGATCCAATCTTCGTACATACATAAAATAGTGAAAATGGTGAAATCAAGGTTTAATATATTTCAATTTCTCCAATTGTGGAAACATCAAAATAATGGTACTAATTGTGTCATGATCGGTCGTTGGAATTTGGATTATGACAATACAATACAAACCAGAAAAGTGTACTGGGCAAATATGGATCACTGTGGATGTTGTGATATAGCCAAGTTTGAAACGACTGGTATCGAAAATCATAAACTAAAAATAAAGAAGATACAAGATTCTAAAAAAAATAATATTAATTACAATCACTCTGATGAATACCTTTTGCCATATGTCATATAATCATGTCAATTGTGAATCAATTCAAATACTTTTTACATAATTCGAATGTCATAAAAGCCGTTGCATGCAACGGTACAGCTCGCATGAGCGCATAATGAAATCCCCTGTAAAGCCCGCGATATCCTCCATCTTTTAGTACCTCTTTTAACCCTTCTCCAAAACCCATTTGCCGTTCTTTGCACGCTTGCAAGTGCGTCTTAATTCTGTCCTGCGGATATATGAAAATCCAAGACGCGCATCCAGAAAATGCTCCAATTAAAAATGAATCAAATGGATGTAGTTCCTCTTTTTTTTCTATTTTATCTGTTTTTTCTATTTTTTCTGTAACATATGACGACAGTCGAGGATTTTGTTTCTTATATTCTTCCAATTTTTGTAAATATGTTTTTTCTTGAATTACATTTTTTAAATAATTATATGTTGAAAAATAAATTGCAAATCCGGGAGTTTCCCTGTAAAAAGTTGCACTTAATCCCTGAAATAAAAATTTCCGATTGATCATGTTTTTTTCTATTTTTTGATCGGTTTGAAGCAATATTTTAATTCTCTCGAATGGTGTCACGACAAAACTGGCGGTTAATCCCGCTAAACCCCCGCTAATAAAATCGCTATTGGTGTATTTTCTTGTTGTTTCATACGTCCCAAATACAATCGCCTTTTCTAGGCCCACACCGAACAGCGGAGCTGCTACACCTTTATACAAGTTCCTTATATTATAGTTAATCACTTGTCTTTTTTGAATATTCGTTTTAATCGTATCAAATGGGTGGCTCGCAGCAATTCCCGACATGCCTGCTAGGTAACCATATCCAAAATTATACATATTGAACCCATCATTTATACGATTATTATTATTATTATTATTTACATCGTGTTTATTGTTGTTTTTATTATTATTGTTATTGTTATTAATTTTACAAAGAGCCATCATTTGTTATAATGTTATAGTAGTGTTATAATATTATTTAGTTATATTTATATTTTTCTTTGTCATTATATCATTTATTTACATTGTTAAATATTTTACCAAGTTCAACAATCCAAAACTTAGAGACAGGGAAAACAGAAATGAAAGCGCTCCCCCATTTCCCGCACCCACTTCATTATAAAACGGTTGCAAGTTATTGAAAATATTCATTTTATATATGAAGACGTCCAGCGCGTATCCAATGGCGTATGCCATTACAAAAAATACAAAGTATGTTGAGGGCGCATTTGGCAAGTACACATTAAATATCATTCTATATAAAAGCATTAATGCAAGTGTGGCAATTGCAACAGTGAGTCCAGCATAAATGCCGGCGACGACAATGGATTTATTTTTAAAATAGGGGGCAAGAGAGCTGAATGCTTTTATATTTGAATACTTTGACAAGTCATTCAGCACATTATCTGAAACATATGCGACGCATAAATTGATCAAAACAAACAATATCGCAATTCGATTTTGATTCATAGTAGAAATAATAGAGAGAACGGAGAGAAAATGCTAATCTATAATAATCAATAACAAAATAAAATTTAATATAATTTATTATTATTAATTCCATTATATTAAATTAAATCAATACTTCTAAATGAATAATAACATTCATTCTCTCTGAACCATCGTATATATTCTCCGTATTTATCATTGGAATTCCGCATTTTGTTAGCGTAATCGTTTGATTCGTTTTAAATTGAAGCGTATTCACCGGAATATCAAATGAAACCGAATCCGCTAGCGTGATTGCCAATGTGGTCTGATTAAATAAGTTTTCAACGCGCGTTCTAACGTCAACGTAAATATTATTTGCTTCATCAATGTAGATGTATTCGGGCAGTTTTGGAATGCATTTTACAATAAGCTCTCTCTGATCTTTGTAGTCGTTACTAATACTATAATACAGTTCCGTGTGCCACAGCGGAACATAGTATGTTTTATTTTCGTGCTCAACTACTTGTATGTTATTCATATCAAATAATTCTGAAATAGTGGGACGAATAATTATAACATCATTCATTTGTAATTTATTTTTAATTAAACTGATAATTCGATTCATTCTCTCTCCGCCTATATCTAAAATGGAATCATATTTCATAATCAAATTATATATAAACAGCAGCGATTCTTTATCCATATTGTCAAAAATTGTCGAAGTTAATGATATACACTTGTTCATAAGCACCTGTATAATAACGTTCAGTTCTGTTACCTTTGTTTTTGAGAAATCCTTCATGAGAGAATTTATAAAATTTGAAAATAATTCGGAATAACAATATTCATGTTCATTGTCTTCATATTCCGTCTTTTTATCTGTCTTTTTATCTGTCTTTTTATCTGCGCCTGCATCATACTTTCCGCACAAGAATATATATGCTTCGTTAATCTCTTGAAATTTCGCTTTTGCATCGTCTGAATTGAAATGTTTATCGGGATGATATTTCAGCGCAGCAATTCTATACTTTTTTTTCAATTCATCCAATGTGTATTTCTTATTTGGCGTTAATTCCAGGATGAATCGCGATTTTTTAATTTTTGATTTTTCAAAATCCATGTATCTTTGATATTAAGTTATACATGTAATTTTCTAAATGGTAAATTGGTCTATAATTATTATTAAAATATTGAAGTGACGCATATGTATTTATTAAAATATCAGATAAATCATCCATTTGTAAGTAATTCGTTTTTATTAAATTGTTTAAAATATACCAAATGCACTCTCCCAGATCATAATTGTAAATAAGAATATCATACAGCATGTCTCTAAATGATAAAAATGCCAAATCGTTCGGATTTTTCAAAATTTCAAGTATATCGTTGCATATCTTTTCATATGGATGTGAGAGCGCGACGTTACTATTTATAACATCTTTTTCTTTAACATGCTTTTGTGTTTGTGTTTGTATTATTGTTGCAACAGTTTCAGCAGACGCAGCCGTTGTAGTCGTTGTAGTCGTTGTAGTAGCCGGATTATTTTTTATTCTTAATTTATCAAACTCAATATTTAATGCGCAACATTTATTATAATTCGTCAATGATGGTTTAGGAACATGAATGATCCTACAATTATGCAGTATATTGTCTGGAATAAATCCGACATGTTGTGTCAGGATAATGTACTTTAAACGGACAGAGTTAACACCTTGCATGTAACTATAAAAATTATCAAGTAGCTCACTGTTTATTTTATGAAAATTTGTGCAAATCATTATACCCACCTGGTTGTGAGATGTGGAAGACACAATTACATCAATGATTTGAGCATATATCTCATTCCAAAGCATTTTTGCATTGCACCCCAGCAACGACATGTCGATTTCAAAATGAATGTCGCTCATTTTTATCAAATACTGTTCTTTATCGTAATTCACCGTTAATCTTTTTTCGTATTTTAATTCGCTCGGACTATATTTTTGTATGCATGACAGCACCTGAGTGTATTTCCCCACACCCGCTGTTCCATAAAATATTAAATTTTTTAAATTATGTATTGTGCTCGGGAATTTATTATAAAGCTCCGTTATTTTTGGATGCATCGAATGTTTTTTATGTTTTTGAAGATAATCATCAAAATGACATGTATGCTGCATTTAATTGTAATAGTTAGTTGTGATTTTAATGTAATATATTAGTTTTTTGAATTGTATTTAATATTTATTTTAAATATTTTAAATATATTAAATATTTAAATATTTTAATTATTTTAATTATTTTTTTATTTTTTATAAAATACAAAGTGTAAAAAATATAAAAAATAAATATTTCTATAACTTAATAAAGTAATATAAATATGATCAATATGAATTTGCAGGATGTTGTAACAAATATGGTGGATAACATTCAACAGGATGAAAATTGCATTATTCACCTTGACGTTATTCTAAGTGGCGGAGCATTTAATGCCATTTATTTGGTCGGTTGTTTATATTTCTTGAGAGAAATGCAAAATAAAAATAAAATTGCGATTCATAGAATCTCTTCATGCAGCGCAAGTTCTTTTGTTGCACTGTTATACTTGACCGGCCATGTTGAATTATTTCAAGAAAAGATATATGAAATTGTTATAGAAAGTTTTAAAACAAACAAGAAATTTATTTTTACAGAACCAATTCTTGCAAATATTTTTAAAATGATAGAGACCGCGTTCTACGAGAAAGGCAGTGTAACAGAGTCGGATATTGTTCGCTTAGTTAATTACAAGCTGTACATTACATATTTCGATGTAAAGCGCTGTAAAAGAATCGTCAAAAGAAAATACAAGTCACTGCATGACATATTTGAAACCATAAAAAAATCTTGCTATATTCCATTTATTACAATGAATGACATGTTGTATAAAAATCGATACATGGATGGGTGGCAACCTTATATATTTAAAACACATGATCCTGCGGAGAATAATAAAATTATTAAAAAACAGCTTTTTATTGACTTGCTAGGAAAAGATAAAATAAAAGATTCGATTGTTTTAAAAAACAATAAAAATAGTACGCATAAAATAATAAATGGAATATTGGACACCTATTATTTTTTTTACAATAAAGGAATGCGCGAAACGGCAATGTGCAGTTTTTTTAATAATCAAAGCATGACTTCGTATATTAAATATTTATCTCTTTACACTTTTTCATATTTGCTTTGTATTTTTATATATTTATATGCATTTTTTTTTAAAATTCCTTCATCTCATTTCTTCAACCTTGATATTTTTAAAAGAATTATAAAATTTTTGAAAAAGTTGGTTTATAAATGTATAGATGATTTTATATTCGAATGAATATTGAATGAAATTGAATTGTATTTATAATGAATTGTATATAATTATAATTGTAAAAGTCATATAAAACTATAAAAATTATAATTATAAATAAGGGAAATAAGGATTATTAGCAAATTTAACAATTAGTAAATATGAATTTAGTATTTAAACCAGATATAGATGAAAGAAATAATAATAATAATAATACATTAATTAGTTCGAATCATTTACATTTCGGGGAACCCGTTCAAAATGCGGTCATTAACGACAGCTGTTTTGTTCGAATTATTTATTCAGATGACGATGTTTCATTAACCGGCGTAATGATACCCATGTATTTTAGTTCTGTTACAATTTTCAAATCATTTAATAAAAATATTATCATGTATGATTTACATTCTCACAGGGACATGATTTCAAAAATATGCGAATTAGAACATTGCATTCTTGGGAAATATAATAATTTCTTAAAATCGTGTAATAAAATACAGAAAATTCCAATTTACAATTTAACTACTCAGTTGAGATCGTGCAATATTAAACTGTTTTACGATATCGATAAACACATGGATGACTGCAACATTGTCTTGAAAATTTCAGGAATATGGGAAAATGACAGAGAAATTGGAATTACATTTAAATTTATTTTACTAACTTGAATTCTTTCTTTCACTTTATTAACATATGTAAAATTTAGTCAATATGACTTGAATAATTCCAAGCGCGCAAAAATTTAGCAGCGTTAATATTACATTCAAATACATGATTCCGACACTTGTTAGCTTGTCTTTCTCTGATGTTACGCACCCTCCCGTGAAACACTTCATATTCAAAAATAAATAATAAAATGTAATAAATATTTGCATGAGCGTTAACGAGGTGGATATGGAAGTAAATGTGTCGTATTCGCTGGATGTTATATTTTGCGCATTCGTAGTTACCGTTTGATATATTAGTATTCCAACAACTGCGCATATTAGTAATAGTTGTACTAAACTGGGCAATACTGCGCCGCTAAAGAATGAGTTGGCGGTTCCCGTGCTATAATAAAATTTTAGCACCATTAACATTGCGCCAAATAGCGATAGTCCGACTAATCCCAATCCAACAAGTGAAGCTATATTTGTATTTAAACCGAATTTAATTAATATTCCAACCGTTGATATCGCTGCGCATATTTTTAAAGTGTATGATATATTCGATCCAACGTCCATTAAATGTTTTTTAAATTATCTTTTATATATTATTAATATTATTAATGTAATGAATTATTATTTATTTTATATTTATGATTTATTTAATATTAAGATATTAAATAAAATCGCTAAAATTTAGAATATAAAATATAATTAATTATATAATTGCTATTTATTTTTCACTTAAATAAATATGTCATCGTATAGCAATCTTTATAAATATGTAGAATGTTGCGGTGGTTGCGACTCTCAAGGTTCAATGGGATCTACTGGCGAAACCGGCGCTCAAGGTGCAACTGGTGCAACTGGCGCAACTGGCGCAACTGGCGCAACTGGAGCAACTGGTCATACTGGCGCAACAGGCGCAACAGGCGCAACTGGTCATACTGGCGCAACTGGTCATACGGGAGCAACAGGAGCAACAGGAGCAACTGGCGCAACAGGTCATACTGGAGCAACTGGTCATACTGGCGCAACAGGTCATACTGGCGCAACTGGTCATACTGGCGCAACTGGTCATACAGGCGCAACTGGCGCAACTGGCGCAACTGGTCATACGGGTGCAACTGGTCATACTGGCGCAACAGGTCATACGGGAGCAACAGGTCATACGGGAGCAACAGGAGCAACAGGCGCAACTGGTCATACAGGAGCAACTGGTCATACGGGAGCAACAGGCGCAACTGGTCATACGGGACCCCAAGGAGCAACTGGTCATACGGGAGCAACTGGAGCAACAGGCGCAACTGGTCATACGGGACCCCAAGGAGCAACTGGTCATACGGGAGCAACTGGAGCAACAGGCGCAACTGGCGCAACTGGCGCAACTGGTCATACAGGAGCAACAGGCGCAACTGGCGCAACTGGTCATACGGGAGCAACTGGTCATACTGGCGCTCAAGGAGCAACTGGTCATACGGGAGCAACAGGAGCAACAGGTCATACTGGAGCAACGGGCGCAACAGGCGCAACGGGCGCAACCGGTCCGCAAGGCGCAACGGGCGCAACGGGTGCAACTGGCGCAACAGGACCTGGTTTTATTAGTATTACCGATAGCACAGTTGCTCCAGCTAGTGCGATGTTAACTAAAAACACTAGTAATAGTGCATGGGCATTAACAAATGTTACTGCTACGGGTGCTGGAAATATATACACGACTGATGCTGTTGGGATTGGAACGACCGCTCCTACAGCAGGATATTTGTTGGATGTATCTAAAGCGGGTGGGTCGGGTATTCGCATTACAGATACAACAAATGTTAGTTCATTAAGATTAAATTTTGCAGGTTCTACTGGGACCATTTCATCAGCAAGAGATGACGCTTTTGCAACTACTACAGTATTTCAAACACAAACATCAGGAGGTTCTACAACTAATACATTATCATTATCATCTGGTTCTACAGGTGGCGTTTGTGATATATTTACAGAATTTACTGGAACATCAGATGCTAAAATACTGCGATTAAATTTTGGCGCATCCGTATTCAATAGAAAAATTATATTTGGGTGTAGAACCGGGGGTTATAATTTTATTCAAGGAACTCAAAGTGCAAGTGAAACTCAGTATAGGGATTTATGTTTACAGCCGGATGGCGGGGCTATAATTATTGGAGGACCTACAACAGGTCCTTCTCCAGCAACAACAGAATCATTATTAAATACTTATATAAATAGTTCGGCGGGAGGCGCCCTTACCACATTAGCCGAATTTAGAAATGTTGATTTTACGGCATTAACTAGGTCATTCATTCGTGTTAGACAAGGAGCAACCGCAGGTAGTTCATATAGTTCTTATTTTGGAACAGGACAAGATGGTAACTGTTACATCATTGCAAATGATTCATCGCGCGGTGGAGATATAATAATTTCGCCAACTAGTGGCAACGTCGGCATCGGGACGGCACCTACAGCATTTGCGGCTTTGAAAGTAGCGGGTACTGGAATATTATCTACAACGGGAATAAATGTCTCTGGAAATGGTGGCTTTTATAATGCACCAAATAAATTTGGAGTTGATGTAAATGGAGCAGCCACACGTTTTTATGCAAGTGGGCCTGATGTAACTACTCCTGGGAATTATGAATTTCACATAATCTCATCTAATGGTACTCCAGATAATATTGCAATGCGCATTGCAAATACGGGCCTCGTCACCATTGCGTCGACGATTACACCACCTGGAGCTATTCTTGATGTATCATCTGGACGTAGCTTTTTTTCAGCGAATAGTGAAAAATTTGCTATTGGGGCAAGATATAGTGCATCTGTTGGTGCTGGTGCGGTTTATTTTGGCGCAACAAATGCAACAAACACCCCTGATGTGCAAATATCAGCTGCGGGTGGTGGTGCGCTCATGACCTTAAAAAACAGTGGAGTAATTCAGTTCAATACTGGTTATGGGGCTGGTGCATTAACTAGTGATGCCACCGGCAATATTACATCCGTTAGTGATGAACGACTTAAAACGATTGATGGAAATTTTACTGCCGGACTGAATGAAGTTTTACAAATAAAGCCAATATTATATCACTGGAATGAATCATCACAATTAGATACTGAAAATATGTATGCTGGTTTTTCAGCCCAAAATATACAATCGGTTATACCTATAGCCACAATGGCACAAAAAGACACCGGATATTTATCACTACAAGATAGACCAATAATAGCGGCATTAGTGAATTCCATCAAGGAGTTAGAAGCAAGAATAAAGATTTTAGAACTTAAATAATATATTAGACAGTAAAATATAAAGGTTTATATTTTTTTTATTAATGTAAGGCAAGCATAATAAAAAAATAATTATAGAATCGATATAGAAAAATAATATATATATATATAAATTGACAGCAAAGACATTTAATTTAATAAATATATTATTTCAAAAAATTAATATAATAATGTCATCGGAAATATCAGACAATATAATTACAGTACTAGCCAAACCAAGAAAAATTATAATAAGAAAGGTAAAACCTATAACAAATGTAGATGTAGAAGATCCGGATCTTAATAAAGCATCAGTTACAAAAAATGCGAAATCGGCGAAATCAGTAAAACCGAAACCGAATGAAATTTCATTTCATAATTATAAAATTTTAGAAGATAAAAAAGAAAAAGAAAAAGAAAAAGTAGATTATAAAGCAGCAGAGTTAAAAGAAATGTGCATCATTATTCAGAGAGAATATGATTATAAAAAAATAAAAATAACCGGAGCGAAACAGGAAATGAAACAGAGTGTCTACAATTTTTATAATGATACTATTCACTGCATAAAAATTCAATTGAAATTTAAAAGTTATTTGCGTCGAAAACTGAAAAAGCTAAGAGGACCTGCCCTACGTAATAGAGACGTCTGTATTAATGAAACCGATTTTTATACTCTTGATCCTATACGCGATATTCCCAATAATCAATTCTTTAGCTATGAAGAACATTGTTACATCCATAATAATAATAATCATGATGATGTAAAAAATGTAAAAATGTCGTGTTTTGGATTCGATATCGCATCCATTTTTAATTTGATATTAAGCGATAATGGGGTAGAAAACGAATACGGGTTGAGTCGTCGACTCATATGGAATGAATCCAATAATCCATACAACAGAAATAAAATACCGCATAATGTGATTCGCGATATTTTAAAAATAATTAAATTGGATCGGATTTTAAACAGTAAACGCACCAATAACAATAATAATAATAAAAATAAAAAAGTGAATAGAAAAGGCAATAATAATAATAATAATAATAATAATAATATTAATAATAATTATGAATATGATAACAATCATTACTTTGAAGAAGATGAATTCAATAATAACAATAATAATGCAAATAATGGAAGCATTGTGATTTCACTTCCTCAAGATGTGCTAACACCCCAGCAGCTGTTTCGCCAACACGTGCTGCGATTATTTCAAAATATTAATTCGCTAGGACACTACTCCGACCCCGAATGGTTTATTGCGCTAACATATGAACAGCATATTACTTTTTTGAGAGAACTCATTGACATTTGGAATTACAGGGCCGAACTATCCCACCAGGCAAGAACGGCCATTTATCCGCCTTACGGCGACCCGTTTCCTCATTATGTAATGGGGTGGATTACGCACCAATTTTATCTTTACTTGTCGCCTGAAAATATTATTAATATCAATTTGACGATAATTGAACGATTCATTAGTTCGGCGGTTGCAGAAGCAGATCGGTGTCTTGGATCAAATTTCATATTGTGCGCTTTAACACTTGTAAGCGTTCCTGCGCGCGAAGCTTTGCCGTGGTTGTACCAGTCCGTAATGCACGCCTAACTAATGCACGCCTAACTAATGCACGCCTAACTAATGCACGCCTAACTAATGCACGCCTAAATGAACTTTTTTATAATTTTATTAAAATTAATAATAATTTTATTTATGTAATATTTAGGATTTAGGATTATTAGTTAATAAAATATATTTTGTATATTATATATTTTATTTTTTATAAGAATCATGAATTCGAATACACAGAAGAATAATGTAACAACAGGAACAACGGGAATAACAGCAATATCAGCAACAACACTTTTTGATAAACAGGTTTATAAATGGATCGAGATAGATAATAAGATTAAAAAAATAAATGCGGAATTGAAAACTTTGAGAGAGGGGAAAAATGATATTGAAACATCAATTATGGAAATTGTAAATAATAAAAAATTATTGAATACGTCCCTTGCATTACCTGATGGCAGGTTGCGATTTGTCGAAACTAAAACTACCAATCCAATCTCTCTAACTTTTGTTGAAAAATGTTTGAATGAACTCATACCCAATAAATCACAAGTTCAGCACATTTTAAAATATATGAAGGATAAACGAGAGATCAAAACAAATCCAGAAATTAAAAGATATTACAATAATTAATATTTTATAAAAATAATAAATTTTATAAAATATTAATTATAATAAAAATATTAAATATATATACTTACTATTTTTATAAATAAAAATCATGGCATTTAATGCAGCAAAAGATCTAGTGTATATTCTCGACGGAAAAACGATGACAAGCGGTGGTTACAGGATAAATAAAATACTTAATGGCACTAATACTGCTAAAAAACGGCAAAAAGGCGGTAAAAAACATTCGTCCGAAAAAACGGAATTTTTTAATGAAGATTCAGGTATTCCCGTTGGATTACTATTATTACAAAGTCAACACAAGTATTTAATTCACAGTCCAAATCCAAGTAAAAGTGTCGATAAAAGTGTCGATAAAAGTGTCGATAAAAGTCAAGATAATTTTGTCTACATTGTAAATGAAGATGAACACGAAGACGAAGGAAATAATGAAGAACTTGTAATTATGCCACAATCACAATCATTCATGTCTTCGCCTTTAGAAAATTCAATCCATATATCTTCAAATGAAATCGATGATGATTTATATGATGTTCTTTTAAAAAATGCATCATATTCAGAATCAGAATCAGGATCAGCAGTAAAAAAAAACAAGGGTTCAACAAAGAAACATCATTTCGGCGCACACGTGGAGAAAGTATTTCAAAAAAGAAAAACAAGAAGTAAACGACGTGTATAATTTATTCATTCATTTATTCACTCTGCAGAATCATCCGAATATTCATATTCCTCCGAAGTTAACTCTGATGAGCCATCGCTTCCATTATCGCTTTCATTATCATTGTCATCCGATGATGTTGTATCTTCATTTTCGTATTCCTTTTCATTATCCGAAGTCGCATCATCGCCATCAGAATCCGCGTCACCATCAGCTTCGGCATCGCCATCAGCATCTGGATCGACATCTTCCAACGCATCTTCGATAATAAAACCGTCTTTCAAATAGCCGTCCTTCGTTTTCATACTTGATGGCACATGATCCAGCTCATCCTCCTCGTCTTCGTCCTCGTCTTCATTATCGGCAAGCGTCTCAAATCCGCCAAACAAGTGCTCGTATACCCTATTCCATCTTTCTACCGACAAATCTATAATATTCATATTTGAATCTCTAGCCAATAGAGCACAATTTCCAAAAAATAATTCATTATCTGCAGGTGGAGGAAAATCGTATTTATTTTCTTGATTTGCTTGTCCATCGCTTCGAGCCCACAATTCGACCGTAATCATATTTTCGCCTTTTTTAGAATACGTCCATTCTGAAACCTTTCCGAAACCTTCCGATTTTTTAAATGAACATTTCTTATATAAATCGTCTGTGTTTGTGCTCTTATATTCCAGCGCTTTCAAATCGCCGCCTTTTTCAACAATTACAATTGATGGCATTTTCTATCCTTTTTATTTCCTTGTACTTATAATTTATTTGTTGTTGGGTTTAAATAGTTTATGATTAATTATTTATTTGATTCATAGGTGATTCATAAATAATATTAAAAATAACATAAATAATAATCTACGTTTTTATTGTATTAAACTTATATTTATATAATTTATATAATTGTTTTATTATTTTATTTTTTATTTTATTCTATTTTTATTCTATTTTTTATTCTAATAAAAATGTGGTACTGGATTATTAAAGTATCTATTTTATCATTCATTCTTATTTTTCTTCTTCATTATCTATATTCCTTCTTTATTTCAACTCTTACGGTTCCAAAAGTAAAAGATTTAGTAACTCTTCCACAGCAAAAATATGATGAAATGTTTCATTCTTTACAACAACAACAACAACAACAACAACAACAACAACTTTTAAACATTAATATTAATAATAATGGCAATAATAATGCAACTGGTAATAGTCAATCTATGAAGGACGATCTCATAAATTTTTTAAAAGACATTGGTTCTTCTAGTACAAGTAATACTAATATGAATGAAAATTCAAATAATTTAGAGTATTTGCCTATGAATGCCAATACTATTTCTTCTTATTCGTTTAACAATAACTAATGCATGAGTGTGTCGAATACAATACACAGTTGACAATATATTTTTTATAAATTGGATATAAAAACATGGCCATAATACTATATAACTGGCTCAAAATAGAATGAATTCATTTGTAAAAAATAATAATAATAATAATAATAATAATGGCGATGATCCTCACACTTGTGCAAAATTATTGAAACAATTTCCAAAAATAAAATTTTCTTATGAGTTGAAATCTTATAAGAAAGTTTATACTACTGCTACTACTGATGACAATAACAGCATATATCTTATTATACCCAAAGGAAAAAAATATTTTGTTTGGTTTAAAAATGATGAATGTTTATTTTTAGAACTTGACAGTGACAGACAGGTTGTTGGCGTGACATCAAAAAAAACTTCGCGCATTTTCCCAAATGATACTATATTTTATGGAACGCAATTTTATTATCGGAATAATACAACTATTTCATATTATTTTACAATTGAAAATATTCATTATTATAATGGAATAAACGTAGATGCTTCTCAGACCGTTTTTGAAAAATTAAAAACATTGCATCTTGCATTCAGCACTGTTTCATTGGAAAGGACATTTCAGGTTGAAATTGGTTTGCCTTATATTGACACTTCATTCGAACGCATTTCTAGTATCAAGCCATTTTATTCTGCATATTGCATCCAGAAAAAAAATTTGAAAAATGAATATCAGAATATTTTTTATCCCGATTTAAAATCTGCAGCTGCTATTGTGCCTATTACTTCTATTGCGCCTATTGCGCCTATTACGCCTATTACGTCTGTTAATAAACCCACCCTCGATGTACGCGTAAATACTATCCTTGATAAAGGTTATAATAAAAATCATAATACGTATAATAACGGTAATAACGGTAACAATAATAAATATAAAATTTTTATAGTTTCAGCTGATATTCAAAATGATGTTTATCATCTTGTGGATCCAGATTCAAAACAATCAGATACAGATGTTAAACTTGTTGCATCTATACCCGACTATAAAACCAGCGTTATGATGAATTCATTATTTAGAAAAATTAAAGAAAATAAATCATTGGATGCACTCGAAGAAAGTGATGACGAAGATGAATTTGAAAACACAAATATTGATAAATTTGTCGACTTGTCAAAAAAAATAAAAATGAAATGTGTTTTTAATCATAAATTTAAAAAATGGACGCCAACTGAATGTGTTTAACGCTTTTTTATATTTTTATAAATTATAATTATTATATAATTTTTATATTTTTTATAAATAATTAGATAATTAGATAATTAGATAATTACATATTTAATTATATAAGTATAATAATAGGTAGTAAAACAGTAAGTAAGTAACTATTTATTATAATGTCGTCAATTCCCGAATCAGCACTTGAAATAGTAACAGTGCCCGAAATAGTTGATCACATGTCAAAGTCGGCCATTGATTATATTGAAACCATTTCGCCTCCTATTTTATTCGATGACATGTTGAGAGATGAAGATAAAAGATATGAAAAAGCAAAATGCAGTGAAATTTTTGGATTTACTATCAGGGTGTTAACTCCAGGTGAATGCACAACTTTTAATTTAGATTCATCAAAGGATTATTACATTATAACCAGCATTGAAAACGGAAGCGTTGCATCCATTGTTGGATTAAAAGTTGGAGATGTTTTAATTGGAGTATACAATACAAACGGCAGAATTCGACAAATATTTGATTTCGTCGATGAAGATGCTCTTTATAATATTAATGGTAATCGATTATTTAATGATAGAACCATTCTCTATCTTTGTTTTCGTGTGTTAAGATATATTTATAAAAACTTATTATCTTTTGAGTTAGAATATCTTGATGTGCTTTCACTTTACTTTAAAATATTAAATCATACGGCGCGATTCGCTTTGCCTTATACAAACAATGATGTCAATGATACAATTATCGATTTTGGAAGCGTGTATTTTGAAAAATACATTGACGGGTTAACCGACTACGGACAACAACAGGTGGGAGGGGTAAAAGGAGCGGCAACAGCGGCAACAGCGGCAACAGCGGCAACAGCAGCAACAGCAACAGCGGCAACAGCGTCACCACAAGGGCCTGGAAGACGACCTCAAGCATCACAAGCATCAGCGAGTCGAAATGTAATGGATGAAATTAAACGTTTAATAGAAGCAGAACGAACATTACCACCTGGACCGCAGAAAACAGCGATGCAAAATGAAATACAAAAAATACAAGATATACAACAAAAATTTATTAAAGAAAATCAAGAAAGAGCTTTAGCTTTAAAGGCCAAAAAAAAAACTGTTACACCACAAGTGAAATCACCTAAAGAAGAAGAACCACTTATGTTTTCACAACCATTATTTCAAGCACCCGATATAACAGAAGAAGAATTAGAATCCGAAATTGCAAGAGCAGAAGAAGAGATAAAGCAAGAAGAGGAAGCACGACCTTTATCTCGGTTATCATCACAGTCGTTTAGAACCGCTGATGAATCACAACCGTCATCGCGATCTTCGTCACCTTTATCATTTATGACAGCTGCTGATTCGCAACGACCGTCAAGGTCATCATCACGATCTTCGTTTATGACAGCTGCTTCACTACCGTCATCGCGATCATCCTCACGATCATCATTTATGACTGCTGATTCACTACCGTCATCGCGATCATCCTCACGATCATCATTTATGACTGCTGATTCACAACCGTCGTCAGGGTCATCGTCCTCTGTGAGACAACAAGGACAACCCCCCATTTTTGGTTCACAAGGCATGGGACAAAGTTTGGGAGCTGTTACTGGTCAAGGCATGGGACAAGCTGCAAGTAATGTTGCAGCACAAGGCATGGGACAAAGTTTGCGAGCTGTTACTGGTCAAGGCATGGGACAAAGTTTGCGAGCTGTTGGTTCACAAGGCATGGGGCAATCGTTGGGAGCTGTTGGAGCACAAGGCATGGGGCAATCGTTGGGAGCTGTTGGAACACAAGGCATGGGGCAATCGTTGGGAGCTGTTGGAGCACAAGGCATGGG